GGTGTTTATTTTAAAACTCAAAAAGATGCAAATAAACTTATTGAAGAATATATGTTACTTGCAAATAGATTAGTTGCAAAACTTCTATCAGATGCTAGATACCATAATGTTTATAGAGTACATAATAGTCCTAATCTTGAAAAGTTAGAATCACTTTCTTTAGTTTGTAAAAACTTTGGTTACAGTTTAGATTTATCAACAGATACATCTAATCTTAAAAAATCTATAAATCAGTTAGTTGCTGATATAAAAGATCAACCAGAGGAAAATATGATTGAAACTTTAATCACAAGATGTATGTCTAAGGCAACTTATACAACAATAAATGCAGGACACTATGGATTAGGTTTTACACACTATTCTCACTTTACATCACCAATCAGAAGATACCCTGATTTAATAACTCACAGAATTCTATTTGACTTCTTAAATAAGAAACCTAATGGAAGTCCTCAAAAAATCGAAGGTATGGCAAAATGGTGTTCTGAAAGAGAAATACTAGCAGCAAAAGCTCAAAGAGACTCAATTAAATATAAACAAATTGAATACTTAGAAGATAAAATTGGACAAGTATTTGACGGAATTGTATCAGGAGTAACAGACTGGGGAATGTATGTTGAACTTATTGAAAGTAAATGTGAAGGTATGGTTAGATATAATGGTAATCATAGTGTTGATGCAGAAAACTATACCGTAAACTTGAAGTCCGGTGGATCAATAAGATTAGGAGACGAGGTTAAAGTAACAGTTAAGTCAGTTGACCTAGACAGAAAACAAATTGACTTTGAATTATTCTAATGGAACCAGATTTCTTTTTAGATGTAACATTAGACGATAATGTAAAATTAGAAGATTATGATCAAGCACTTTCAACTTACAATGAATGGAAGTCAGTATATCGAGAAATAAAACTAAATCTTTTACTAGAACAAGGTAAACGTATAGAATTCGATATAAACAATATATCAAAGTTTATTATATTGGATGGTAATACAGAAGATATAATACCTGTAAGAAGTATATGCTGTACCGTAAGTGGTATGACTTTTATTCTAAATGGCAGTAAAATTGAAAAACTTACACTAAAAGCACATTGTATTGAAAATCAAAACGGTGAAATAGTTAAAGCCATATTAAAAGATGGTTTAATTTTAAAAATAAAACAAATACTTAATAAAAATTATCTTTACTTTAATATTACTACAAACTAAAAATCCTTTCATTTGAAAGGATTTTTTTATTATAGGACATTTTAATACATAAATACTATACATAAATGTTTTTATTTCTATATATTAAAATTAAAACTCAAATTCAGAGTTCCCTCCAGCTTCTGGAGCAGGAGGTTCAGGAGCGGCCTGAGGAGCGGCTTGTGCACCACCACCTGTTTGTGCACCACCTTGTGCGGCAGGGGATTCACCACCCATTTCTGGCATTCCACCACCTTGTGCTTCACCACCACCCATTTCTGATGGCATTCCACCACCTCCACCACCTTCTGATGGCATACCTGGTTCACCAGTTGCGTTAGCAGCTGCATTCATTGCATCTTTATCCCAGTATTTTTGATTCTCTGCTTTTTCTTCTGGTGTAAGTTTAAAGATATTATCCATAATCCACTCAATATGGAAATAAGGTTTTTCACCATTCATTACACCAAGCATCGTACCAACAATACCAGCTTTCTTTTCTAAGTTATTTAATTTTTTCCACTCTTCAAATACTTGATTTGAGAAGAAATCTATATCAACACCATTTGTAAAGAACTCATCTTCTGTTAGTTCAGGGAATTCTATCAACATTTGTAGTCTTAATGGTTTAACAATCAATTCTTTAAAGTTTGCTCTTAATCTACTAATAAAGTTGTGAAACTTAATCTCATCTCTTGTCATCTCACCTGCATCAGTGATTAAATTACCACCACCATTCTCACCTTCAAATCTCGACATTGGAATCTTAGAAGCTCTTTTCAAAGCTTTGAAAAACCAATCTAACATTGAATCATCATTTAAGTTATGTCCTTGTGGAGAAACTAATTCCATATTTGGAGTTCCACCATCTCCTTCAGGGAACCAAACTTGTTTATTATAAGGTAAATGTTTAGAACCATTGATTGTCATTGTTCCTAAAGATTCATCCCACTCTACCTCTTCCGAATAATCATGTATCAATTGACCGATTTGTTCCTCTGCTCTTTGACGGGACATACCCTTAATTGGAATAGTAAACTTTTGATAAACAGTAGCATTGATAATGTTAAACATTATTCTTGTTTGTTGTAAGATTTTTAATTGATTATATGGTTTAATTAAACCCTCAATATAAGATGTTTCAGAAAATTCATTTTGAGTCGAGTAAGAAATATAAACCAATTGAGAATCTAAAAATATTCTTCTTAATTGTGGGTCTTCAGGAAACTGAATCCATAAGTGACCAATTGCAGGTTCATATGCAGGAACTACAGTTTCTGGTCTAATTCTATTAAACCCAATAATATTCTTCTTTTTATCATCATAAATAATTTCTAATGCCAAATATCCATCAATTAAGAAGTCTTTCATCATATTCCATGCAGTAATGTTATCAGCAAAACCAAACTTGTTATAAAGTTTCTCAAAATACTCTTGATACTTCTCTTGTATTTCTTGTGAATAAGACGTTGGTAGTGCCGTAGGAGAACAGAAGTCCTTCTCATCATTATACACTATACATTCGTCAGCGATCGTGCTTATAAAGTCTCTAATTTCATCCTTTACAGAATATTCTCTTAAAATCCTTCTTTTGTCAGCATAAGCTTTATCTAAATAAGGAATAGACTTTCTATTTAATACAGACGCAACCGCTCGTTGCGAGAAAAAATCATACATCGAATTTCCTTTAGCAGCATATGGATCTTCATTAATACCAATACCAACTTGATTTCTTACAATCATATCGTCGAAGTTCATACCATATGATGATAGGTTTCTCAAAATTCTACTAAATAAACCTTTGTTTTCAACTCCTGAAGAGTTCATCATTGCAAAGTTTGATCCAATATTATTTTGATTTTCTTGATTAAAGTTATTATAAGAAGCCATGTATTAAATTAATTTTAAATTTATGTATATATTAAATTTTACGTTTTCCTATTTTAGCTCTTTCCATACTTGTTAAGGCTTGTCTGTAGACGTTTTATATGATCTCTCATAACATTATACTTATCTGAGATTTCATTATTTACATCATAAAATTCACTTATAATTGAAGAAATTATTTCTTTATGTCTTTGATTTCTACCCTCAAGTTTAGCCTGCCATATCTCAACAAGTTTTTTTGGATCATATTTATTTATAGGGTGTTGAGAATAAAGGAATCTTGGTAACATTTCTAAACTAATTCTATGTACTAAAACTAATTGTGCAGCGTTAAACTCCATTAGGGAATACTCAAATCCAAATTTTAATAATTGTTTATACATTCCTTCATAATTAACTTTTAAAAAGGTATTTTTATCAAAGTCTTCTGGTAAAATAAAAGGATCGAAAATCTGTGTTCTTATCTCCATTGGTACAAAATTGAAGTTTACTGCAAATAGAATAACTTTATCTTCAAATTTTTTAAAATCAACTATGAATACAGGTGCATATTTCATCCAATTTGAATCATCCTTATAATGAAAGAAGTAAAATCCACCAGGATAAATATCTCTAATATTTATAGATTCAACATCTTTATCAGATTTATTATATTTTTCATAAAAGAATAAAGAGTTGTTTTTAAAGTTTTCCACAATTCCATTTCCATTATAAAGTAAACTTAGTTTTACACGTTCTAATAACTCTGCCATAAGAGAAATATTTTTATTTTATATATAAAATATGATAAATTCAAAACCAAATAATAAAAACTATAATCAAGGGAACTATATCCCTGTGAACAAGGACAAAGTAATGAAACTTAATACCAATGGTGGTGTTTACTACAGAAGTTCTTGGGAGAAAAGAATAATGACTTGGTTAGATAATAAGTCAGATATTTTAATGTGGGGAGCAGAATGTTTAAAAATCCCATATCAAATGACACATTTTGATAATGGTGATATGAGAGTTAAAGAACATTGTTATTATCCAGATTTCTATTATGAAATGCAACTTCCTGATGGAACTAGAAAAAGAGTTGTTGTAGAGGTTAAACCAATGAAAGAATATCAAATGGTAATCGATTTAAAGGAAGGTAAAATGAATGTACCTACAAATGGGTTAAAGAAGTTAAAAAACTTCGAGTATGACCTTAAAATGGCTTATAAGAATAAGAATAAATGGGAAACTATGATTGCTTGGTGTAACAAAAAAGGTTATGAGTTTATTATAATAACCGAACAACACCTAAAAAAGTTTGGAATATAACTGATAGTAAAACAATTATATTCATATAAGGATATAAATTAGAATAGATTTTATATATCTTCTTGTTTATATGATAAATTGGAAACTTGATTAAATATAGTCCAAATAATATAATACAAGTAATATCACCAGTAAACGTACCTAGTAATATAAAAATATAAAAAAATAGGTTTATATAGTAATATAATAACTCAATAACCGTAACACTCAAATTTTCTTTTTCAGAGTATTTTTTTTGTAATCTATCTTTATTTACAATAAAGTACAAAATATTTATTATAAATAATAATGGTGTTATTATTGTTAAAAGTTTCATTACACTAATATATCTTTTAATTGAATTAGATTATTAAATTCATTTTGTAATAATCTAATTGTTTTTTCTTTTTTAATCAATTCATATACATTATCATTGACTAAAACTTCAACTGGTGAACCAACTGCAGAGTCATACTCATTTGGTATTTTCATATTCTCTCTGAATTCATATATAGATCTTAAATATTTCTTATTTGACTCTAAATCTATATGTAAAGAACATCCATCAGGTCTAGTTCCTTGATTAATAATTGACTCTTCCCAGATTTGTAAATAAACTTTGTTCATAATAAATGTTTTAAAAGTATTCTATACTAAAAATTAAATAAGTTTTTAATCTTTTTCTTTCTATATTGTTTTGGAAAAATTGAGATTGTAGTGGCCGAACTAAAGCCAGGATCAGAAACTATATCTAGACTATATAGAGTGTAATCCATTTCCATCATTTGCACTATTTATTGAAATAAGTTTAATTTGATGTTCATTATCACCTTTCTTTTTATAAAGATCATTCCAACCTCTTGCCAAACCTCTTTTGAAAATTTCTGTGAAGTAAGCAAACGCATTAATTGACTTATCTTCGTTGAAGTTATACCAGTTTTGGAACATATCCAACAATCCGCTTTGGTAGCAGTCTAACTTATCATCATTAGACCAGTATCTCATTTTCTTTATTGTTTTTTTCGCTAGTAATTCTAGCATTTTCTCCGCATTTCTCGTTAATCTTCCCTGTGCTTTACTTACGATTATCTCGATATAAAGTTCTTTATTATTTAAGTACATATATAGCATTTATTTTTTTCAGAGTAAAACTCTGTAATGCTATTCATTCATGTTATATATATCTAGTTAAAAAAGTTTAAAAAAAAATACTCAAACTTTCATTTGAGTATTTTTTTATAATAGTTTTAAAGATTATCCTTTAATTCTTTCTTTGTATTGTAATTCTTTAACTGCTTGTAATTCAGTGTTAAGATTAGAGCTTCTTTTCTCTAAATTTTTAAGAGCAGTTGTTAAAACTTCTGATTCACCAATCATTTTTAATGAACCTTTGATTTTTTCAATATTAAATTGAACATCTTCTAATTTAAGAGAGATTTCTCTTTCTTTATCTTCAAGTTTTCTCTTAACAATGATCTCTTTGTTTAATTTATTTTCAAAGAAATAAGTTAAGTCATAGTTTAATTCATTTCTTACTTCATTTACTAATTCTAAAGCAGATTCATATTTAAAGAATGAGTTACCATATCTTTCATCACATCTGTAAACAAATGTATTGTTTTTGTAATTGAAAGCAAATACTTCTAAATAAGGATTTACTAAGTTATTAACTCTTTTTACAACATCTAACTCAACAAATTTATCTAAGTTTTTAGAAGTTTCTAATAAAACTGGATAAAAGTTTTTGTTAACGATAGGAATAATTGGAGAGTTGAATAAACTTTCTAATGTAGTTTCTTCATTTAACTCATCGTCATTGATGTATAAACCACCTTTTTTACCAACTGCTAAACCAATTGTCAAGTATTCAGAAACTCTAAAGTTAATTCTACTTTCAGTAACTGTCGAATATTTCATAGCAGTTTCTAAAGTTCTTAAACTTTTTAAAGTTTCAGCATCTTTAACATGATTTTCTAATAAAGTTTTTTCAATTGTATTTTCAGTTAATAAGAACCAAGAATCTCTAACTAAAGCCACGTGACCTTCTTCAACTTGCTCAACTATTGTAAAAATAGATTCAGCACTTCCACCACTTAAAAGATTAGATCTTTTTTCTGGAGATTTTGTTAAATTGTGCACAAATACTTTAATTTCTGGAACCCAGTCATAAACAGCCAATTCATTAAGAATTTTTGACATTCTATCTTGATCTGTTTCAAGATTAATAGTTTGTAATAATACGTTTATAGGTTGTCTGTAAAGTTCTCCTTGATTTCTAGTATTAAGAACTCCATATAAATTTTTCAATTCATATAATAATTCAAAAGCAGCCATGTCATCATTAAGACTCTCTAATAATAACTTCACACTCTTATCATAAGTATAAGGTTTTAATCTTTCATTAAGAGAAGTAATTATAGTTTTCTCTGAATGTTGATTACAAGCATTCATATGTCCTTCTACAATTGTAGATATTTCTTCTTGGTCAAGAGAAAGATCCTTTTTGAAGTTAAACAATTCAAGTTTAAGATTCTTCATATTTCTAATTTATTATTTTTTTTATATAAACTATATATTAAGGTAAAAAAGCCATTTTTTTCCTTTTTTTGTTTTTATTTGTTTTTATTTGGTGAGTCACCATTAGGGTTATCATATCTCCTTGAACTTTGCTCTCTAGCTCTTAGAATATTGTTAAACCAACGAGTTCTTTTAGGAGTAACAAAGAAACCTTCATTAGAGTTAGGTGGTTGACTAAAGAAGTCTGAATATCCACCCTGAATCGCAAATCCATTTAAGTCTGACATACCGGAATTTTCTTTAGTATAACCTGGAAAATCAGCTCTATCCTTTCTAAATGCAGGATAATATGTTTGAACTTCAAAAGAAACTGTCATTTTTATTGAATTATCCGCACTTAAATTTTTTTCTCTAGTCATCTCAATAGTATTTGAGTCTGGCATTAAAATAACTGCATCAATATTCATAAAATTATGTTCAAAATACATAAATTTATATAACCACAAAGTATCCATAACTGCCTGACTACACTTAAAACTATCAATTTCACTTGAAAGTAATATAGTTAAATCATAACTAACTGTAACAGGTACTGCTCTAATTCTTCCTAAAACTTTTCTAATCTCTGTTTCATTCTCAACAACAGTTCTCAACCAAACATTTGGATTAGCAAACTCATCTGAACGAATTGCAAATGATTTCATTGTTAAATGTCCTCTAGGTATAATATCTGTATTTAATTCAACATATCTACCATTACCAGAAGAATCTCCTGAAACTATATCATCTGTAAAAGAATCTAATAAGAATCTCTCATCTCCTGTCATAGAGTAATAAAAAGGTACTTCCACGAATTTATCACCAGAAGTGAATTTATTTACCCACTTTACCTGTCCTTCTAATGTATCTAACACACATACTGTTAAATCTCTGAAGAATACATCTTCAAAATTAAATCTATCTCCAATCATAAGATATATATTAAAAAATATAACTCTCTAATTTAATATATAGAATTATGAATTATATTAAACTATTTGAAGACTTTACTTTTTCCGATTTATACGATAAGAATAAATGGGTTGAACTTACTATGGAAGATAGAAGCAAACTTAAAAAAGAAATATGGGAGATTGTCGACCTAGCTTATAAGCCACTTGGTGGACACGTTAGAATCTCATCACCAGATGCAGTTGTAAATGATCCTGATTTAACTTTTTGGACGGCAGTTGATATAGATAAAGATCCTAATGTAGATGTTGTAATATTTTCTAGAGAATCACACGGACATAAAATATCTGGTTGGGGACATGATGGTACTAAAGAAGCCAGAAAAGAACTAATGAAACAACTGATTTCTTTACTACATAGAGAAGGTTTTTGGATAGAAGTGTCTGGAAGACCTGCAGAAATACTAATAGGTGCAGATTGCAGATACTGTGATAAACAAATTGTAAGTAAAGTTTTTCCACACTCTGAAATAAACTGGATTGGAAATGGTGTTTATACAAGAACTTTACCGGATGATACAATAACTGAAGAAGAATACTTAATTGGACGTCCAAGAGTATAAACTTTTTTGATAATTTTTGATATACTCATGAATAAATGAGATAAAATATGTCAGTAAATAAATTATTATTATGGGAAAAATGGCGTCCGAAAACTATTGACGACATTATATTACTTCCAAGAATTAGAAAAGAATTAGAAAATGGTGTAAATCAACACTATATATTCCACGGTCACTACGGTAGTGGTAAAACAAGTTTAGCAAGAATTTTAATTGGTAGATACTCAAAAGAAACTCCTTACTTGGAATTAAACTGTTCTATGGACACATCTATTGATGTACTTAGAACTGAAATTGATAACTTCTGTAAGTTTACTCCAATGATGGACACTAATTCAGATATTAAATATGTTTTTTTAGATGAGTTTGAAAGAGTTTCTACAAACTTTCAAGACGCATTTAAAGCTTTCATAGAAAGATATAATAGAAATGTTCGATTTATCATTACAACAAACCATATAAACAAAATATCTGACGGATTAAAATCAAGAATTAAACAAATAGGGTTTGATTGTCAAAATGTTGAAGAAGAAAAGTTTTTAAAACAGGAAATCTATAAAAAGATAATCAATGAAATTCTTCCTAAAGAAGATGCAGAAATACCAAAAGAAGATTTAATCAACATTATTACTAAAAAGTTTCCAGACTTTCGTTCTACATTAGTTGAAGTACAAAGTTATTTAGATACTGGTGCGATAAGTGATGGAACAGGAAATGTTTCTACAAAAGTGAAGTTAGAACTTTATAATACTTTATATGAAGATTTAGATTTTGAAAAAACTTATCACTTTTTAATGTCAAACTTTGGTGCAGAAAAAATTGATGTAATGATTAAATTACTAGGAAAACCCTTTATTGATTGGTGTATCACAGAGAAAAGAGAAAGTGTCAATAAACTATTTGAAACAGCTTATATAATTGCAGATTACTCTTCTAAATTAGAAGGTTCAACTGATCCACTTATATTAGGAATAACAATTATAGGAAAATTTAGAGATATATTAAAAAACCCAGTCTAACTGGGTTTTATTTTTTTATATATAGTTTATGGCAAATTTTAACTTTATCGACTTTTATATCTGTTATCCAGGACACCCAATGTTTAGAAATGCTGAACTTATCGAGGATGATGTAGTAAAAGTTATCGTTCAAAAATATGAAATGATTATCTTTACAAATAAAGGTGAAGTTTTAGGAGAACCTAATTTTGGTGCAGACCTAACTTTACTACTACACGAAACAAGATTATCAGCAGAATCAGTTGAAGGTGATATAAGAGCTCAAATAGCAGATTATATACCTGAAATAGATCAAATTGGTTATGAATTATCAGTAGAGTTTTTTGATGATCCTGAGAGACATCAAGAATATATGGTAATCAACTTTACAATTGCAGACTATGAAGTTTATGCAACCGTTAGCTAAGTCTATAAGAATTGTGTTGCCAATAGTTTTCACCATATTCAACAAATATCTCTTCACCTGCTTCTATATCTCTTGTTGCAACAAGAACAACGTCATCACCATCCATTGAGATTATACAGTTGTTTTTAAATCCAGTATCAGAACCTTCTGCATCATTAGCGTATTTGGCAAAACAATCAGTTTGTTTACAATCTAATATGTCACCATTTGGTAAATTCATAAAGTAATCATCATCTCCTGATTCAGTTCTAGATTTAATTTCTTCATCAGAAATAATTTCTCCTTTAAATACAGATATAACTTCATCTTTCTCAATATCAATTGCTGTAAATAAACCTCTACCAGAATTAGGTATCTGTGAAGTTTCTACATATAAGTAGTCTGACTCGTCAGAGTCAATTCTATCAAAATCAAAATTTTCAAAAGTTTTTAAATATCTCATTATAATTATTTTATTTTATAGGACAGTGATTTGCAGAATAAATATATTTGAAATCTCTTTTTATTTTAACACCAAATGATTTAGCAGCAGTTTCAACATCTAAAAAACATTCTGAGTCAGAACCACCAACCATTACAACTTCTTGTCCTTTTAATTTAGTAAAAAGTTCTTGTAATTTTTTTGGTAAATGATACCATTGATGATTATTCCCAATATAAACTATAAATGTACCTTCTTTAGTATTAAAAGTATCACCTCTTTTTAATTGTTTATTAGTTTCTTTTTGTTTTAAATCAGTATAAACTTCTTTAGATAGAATATTTTTATAAAAATCAACATCTACATCATAGTTATATCGTTTCTCTATCAAATCTTTTTGATTAGGGAAACGATATAAATCTTTATGTACTGGAATATCTGGATTCTCATCATATAGATAATCTTTGTCTACATGTTTCCCGTCAACGTGATTATCCCAAATTTGGTAAACTGATTCAAAATTTTTACAATACTTATTTAATTCATGTAAATACATCTCCGTAAAAAATTTACGGAAACTCTTTTGAACATCAACTATTATCAATGTTTGTTTATTTTGAAAGTTATCGTATATTTTTAAATGTTTCATTAGTCTTCGTCTTCTATTGCTAGTTGTCCTTGTTTTCTTTTTATAACGTTTATCATAACTGTGATACCGTTATTTATATTTCCAAAGTAGTTTCTCTTATCACTAAATGCCGAATATAAATAAACAGTATTATTATAATAACTACCTGGTCTCATTCTATCAAAGAAGTTACTTAAACTACCTAAACCGGTTCTCTCTGATCTAAACATCTGTCTTATTGAATTGATCTCTTGTTGTAAGAATTCAACATCTGATAATGTTTCAACAGTAATGGATGCAATATAACGACTAATTTCCAAAGATAATCTATCTAAATTATCTAGTATCTTAATCTCTTTATTTCTCCATTCTTCAGTAGATTCATCTTCAATTTTATCTTTAAATTGTTTAAGAAGTTTATTAGTATGTTCGTTTGTTTTTATAGACCAATCTAATATACTTTTATACTTTTCATTGATATACTCAACATCATTTTTGAAATCATAATTGTTTTTCAATGCTTCTAATGCAGTAGGAGTAAGTCCTTGTTCTAATAACTTAGCATCTTCTCTTTCTGCAGTTTTAATCTTCTTAATAACTTTAAAAATATTTGTAGCTATATTTCCTAAACCACTACTGATCGTATCACTAGCAGATTGATTTAAGAAATAAGCCGCATTTCTACCTAATAATCTAGCAGCCATTCTATTAAATTTAGAAATATCATCTAATTCACCTTTTAATTTGAAACCTAGTGCAATCTTATCAAAGTATCTTTTAATATTAGCTTTCTTAATATCTTCATCAGACATAAGTGCTAGAGCACCTGATTTCAACTCAGTTCTATCAGAAATAATCTCACTTTTCTTTTTCGCTGGTGCAAAATTCATTAGTTTATTAAAATCTAATATAATTGCAAAATTTGCGTCTTTCACAGAAGAGTTTATCTGAACTGGCCTAATACGGAAATTATCTAAGTCAAATGAAGTATTATATCCATAAGGGTCTAAACCACCAACATTTGCTTTTGGTTTTAATAAATTTATATTATTAACTCTCGAAGGTATAAGTGTCCAGGAATTAGTACCAATCGATCTCCAATCACTAGTCCAAGGAGAAGGATATCTTCCACGTCTATTTTGAATAACAAACATTTTTGTCTCATTATATCTAGTTTCTTTAAAAACATAACCTACCACACCAGATTCAATTGTATATGTTTCACCATTCCATCTTCTTTCAAGCATATCAAATGAGATTATATCACCAGTATCTAACACATTTTTTATTTGTGTCTTAGGAACTCTTCTAACTACATCATAATCATCAACATTTGGTGAAAATGCAGTAGTATTAGCAGCAGATGTTTCTCTATAAACACCATCTACCGCAGTGGTTGCAATAAATTTACCTTCTGAATCAAACCAAAATTTAATCATTGATAAACTAGACTTTTTAGGTTTGATTCCAGTACCTTTACAAGTACCACAATCAACAACTCTAAATCCTCTACCCCAAGGTCTTCTTACCTTACCTTTATCACATTTTTCACCAGCTATAAACTCACCAGTTGCATCACAAGGCTCATCTTCAACGACAACATTATTAAATCTTAATGCTCTATTAAATGGTAAGTATGTAAATAAATCATCACTTAGTTTAGATTCAGGTACATCAAACTTATTACATATCTTTTTTAAAGAGTTTAAAAAGTTACTTTTATCAGATTTTGATTTTATGTGGTTTAAAGTTGCATTTAATGTTCTTGCATCAAATGCTTCAAATAATTTTATATATTTTAAATTTTTCATATTACTGGTCCTACTATTTCTATTTTTACTCCTTTAGATCTTAATTCACCTAAGATTGATTTAGATTCTTTTGTTGCTAAATCACCAGAGATTACTAATTTTTTCAAGTTCTCAGGTACAATTGTTTTTAAATCTTCTACAGAATCTAAAGTATATATTACTTGAAGTTCTTCTAATGCTTTAAAATCAGAGAAGTCAAATGAACCAACATTATCACAACTAACAATTTGTAATTTTGTAATACCTGGGTTAGAAGCATTTATATCTTGTAAAACGGTATTAGACAATCTACATTTATCAAATGCAATATTTGTTGTTTTGATTCTATCAAAATCCTTTAAAGTATGAATTTCAATAAACTTAAATTTAATCCAATCTAAAGTAAGATTGATTGTCAATAATGATTCTGGAATCTCAGTTGTTTCAATTATCAACTCTTTAATTTTCGCATTTGGATCTACTCTAACATTTGTCCAGTTTCCAATTTGACTTAAATATAAAGTTTTTATATTTTTACCAATCATTCTTCCTGTAGTTAAAGATAATCTATCTTGATATGGTGCATCTAAACTATCATTAAAGTCAATATCAGGAGTATATAAATATCTGTCATTTCTATCCGCATTAGAAGCATTACCACTATATTTAGTAACCATTTCTTGAATCTTATTCTGCATTCTATCTGGATAAGCTCTATCAAAATATAATTTTTTAGGTCCTGTTCCATCAAATGTCTCAATATTTCTAATAATCATTCTCGATAAAGGTAAATGTTCAGAAATCTTCTCATCTTCCCAGAAGATAGGAGTTTCAAAAATTAAGAAAGCAGGTATACTATTTGGATCAAATACATTACCTAAAACTTTACCACTATAACCACCACTATATAAATGTTGACATGAAGAGTAAAACTTAGAAATTGACATATTTAAAATATCTTGTGGATTGTGAGTAATCTTCAAGAAAATATCTTTATTGAAAATCTCAAAGTCTAATTTATATTGTGGATTCTCATTAGTAGATGCAAAGTTTATAAAATTTGATAAATTTCTATTATCAGAGAATAGTGTTGATGATGCAATTTTATCTGATTCAGACCAACCTTCTAAATTAGCGTCAGTACATTTATCAACTAAATCATTATAATCCGAAATAAATGTGTTTATATTAATTAAGTTGTTACTAAATATCAAATCTCCAGCTTTCTTCTCTGTTCTAATCATATTACCTTGTTCATCTCTGATAGGTCTATTATTAGCATCCTTAGAAATAACTGAAGTTGCCATAGTATCCGGAATAGATAATTTTCTAAAAACTGAACTAAACATAGCCAATATTTGATCTAACTTAGGTTTTCTAATATCAAAACTTTCAAAAATTCTAGTATAAGTATCTTTATTCTCTCTAAAAAGTTCAACATTTATTGATTGATTTAAAACATTTCCAAATTGTTCTGGTAAACTAGAGAACAACTCAAATAACTCAACCATATTAGTTTGACAAAAAACACCAAGTACCTCATTCTTATCTTCTTCAGATAACTTCCAACTTCCTTGTACAATTTTATCAGTTGGGGTAACCTCTTCATAGTCAAGGTATTTCTCGCCCCATTTACTTGTTACTGCCTTTGCTTGTCTAGGTAAGATAACATCACGTAGCTTTGCTTCTAAAAAAAGATTTCTTGTTTTAATCCATTTCATATAATATATTATAATTTTATTTGTGATTTATATATTAAAAATAATATGTTAAAAATATAATTTTTTGTATATTTGTATGATTAATAAACAAATTGACAAAAAAACTATATAGTTAAAAAAGAATTTTAATATGGCAAACGAAATTAGAACTTCATTTAATGAATTTTCTTTCACTCACTTATGTAAAAGTGGTGTAATAACACATGGTACAGGATATACCAGAACAGATGTTTACTTTACTAAAGCAGATATGAAAAAATTAGCATTAGGAGAAATTGTAACTAAACATGAAAATGACCAAACATTTCAATATGCATTACAAGATATTGGTTTCGAATTGACTAAGGAGATAATTAGAAGATCTCCAATTTATGGTGAAATGTATTACGAACTTTAATAATTAAAAATATATGTCAGGAATTTTAATGTTACAAATTGCAGTATTTGTACTATCAATCTGTCTTCTAGGATCTTTAATCGGAAATGTCACTCTTTACTCTAAATGTGAACAAATAAGAGAGGAAAAAGATAAGGTGTCAAAAGAAAAAGATAAGATTAAAAAAGAAAAAGAAAAAGCAGATGCTTTCAAAAAGGATTTGATTGCAATTGAACCTGGTCACAAAGTTATTTATCCAGATTATGGACTTACTTGGACCGACACTGATAAAGATGGTAATAAATTGAAACCAGAAGCTTTTAAAGTAACTTATGAGTTAGAAGTATTAGAAGTTACTGAGACTAGAATTAAAGTTAAAGCAGTTGATTTTACATCAATGGACTCAATTGGAAGAGATACTTCAAAAAAATCAGGTATTATCTCATTTATGAAAGATAAATGGGTAGAGAAACATCAGGTACAACTTATAGTTGATGATTCTGTTAAAAGAGACCTTAAACTAAGACAATTAGGAATAGAATAAAAAAGTTGAGAATTATCTCGACTTTTTTATTTTAAATTTATTACTCTAATCTTAGACTTATCCAAATAAAACTCTTTTAGATTTCTATTTAAAATCAATTTAGATGATTTTTGACCAATTACAATTTTATTCTCAAATTCATCCGATAAGTAAACATTGTACCCTAAATCTTTCATATGAGTATCATATATTTGATTAGAGGTGATTACCCAATTATCTGATGTAAGATTATGTATTTCTTTTTTTAGTTGTTTATTCGACTTTAAATTAAGTAATTTAGTAATTACATTTTTTGGATAAAAATCAATATCAATTGATTCACAATCTAAAGTTTGTTCAAATAAAAATTTGTTAGTATCCTGCAACGAGGTTACTAACAAATCCTGTAGGTGGAAGAATTCTTCTTTTGTAGAAACTTTAATTTTCCCATTTTCTTTAAAAGTCTCAGAAATAGTAAATTGAGCAGGATTTTCATCTACCCAAATTACTTCATTAAAGTAAGATAATAATAAATATTCTATCGAGTCTGTGTCCATGTATCCTTTTTTATATCTCTATTTATTTTACTACAGAGTGGTTGTAAGTTAGTATAATGTGTTAATTTCACTATATCTTCTTCTGTTTTAGCAGAAGATAATGGTATTTTATGATCAATATCCCAACCATAATTAAATTCACCATTATACTTACCTTGGTTATTCCAATTCATCCAAGATTCAAATTTACTCTCTAAGTAAACTTTTAATTCTTCAAAAGAACAACCTATTAGGTCCTTTGTTTTTGAGTTCTTCTTTATCTCTTTACTTAAAAAGATATTTTTAATAGAACTTCTACTTAAAATCTGTAACCTAAATAATATATCATCTTTATATCTTCTATTCAAATACTCCGTATGTTTTTTCATAAGATATTCTTTATTATTGATATAATAAATTTTCTTTACTTGTGTTTGTTTTTCTTTATTTTCTAATTTGTATTTTTTATTATAATCAAATCTTTTATTGTTATAACAAGTTTTACATTCATTTTTTAATCCATCTTTATTTGTAGATTTATAAAAATTACTATAATCAAATTCTATGTTACAAACTTTACATATTTTCATAAGAAACATTTTTATTTATATATATAAAAATGTTTCTTATTCCTAGTATATTTTTTTAATCAAATCATGTACGTCAATTGTTCCTTCTCTATGCGAGAATTCAAATAGTCTATTATCTGGAAACTTTTTATTTCTCCACTTAGATACAGTTGGTCTGTTTACAGAGAAATACTGTTCTAAACTCATATTATATTTCTTTTTAACAAAGAATTCTATAAAATATATATCTATCATATTAAAACGTGCAGTCGAAATAATCTAAAATCATACCATTTCTATCATTGATAAAAAGTAATTCTGATCTTTTAACTAATTGATACTCATAATGACGACCAACTTTAAATAAAGTTCTAACAAAAGGAATATCATCATTATAATTAACCATACCCTCATCCACCATTAAACAAAGAACTTTTTTATCATCTTCCGAGTTATAGTTCACTATTTCCTCATCATAATCTTTTTGTAAACCAGTCTTACCATAGCAAATAAACTTAGTTGGTAATTTTTCATCTGACGGAGTCCAATGAATAGTAATATCATCACCAATTTCTAAATTTAGATTTTCTTCTTTTAAATAAAGTCTAATCCAAAAATAAACTTTTTGTTCTTCTATCTTTTGTTGTACCTTTTGTTCTTCTTCACTTATTTCATCAGATAACTCTTCTGTATCTAAAGATTTAACTTGTTCAACTAAATCTTCTATATATTGTGGTGAAAAATCGAAACCACTTGTTATATTACTCATCTTAATAGTATATTTTTTTATTATATATCTTTTTTTGATTTAGTTTAGACTGCAATCTCCAATTCCGATTTTATCTTTTGAATTCCCTTTATATTTGATATTTTAAAATCTTCAAGTGTTATACTATAAAAGTCTAAACCAGATTTTAATTCTAATGTTGGTTGTTGTTGCAATGGTTCTCTTTCTAAAAGTTCTTTTGCAGCATCGATATGTCTATCATAAATATGTAGATTCTGAACATAGTGACAAAACTTACCAACTTTATAACCTAAATGTGATGCTATCATCATCTGAAGTGCAACATACTGTATTTTATTTATATATCCAGCCATTATGTAATCATTACTTCTTTGATTTAAAGTCATATCTAAAAACATTTCACCTTTTACTTCTCTAACCGACCACATTGTTTCATATGCACAAGGGTATAACCCATTTGTTTGTTTTAAATCAGACTCTTGTAACATATTCATAATATGTCTTCTTGAAAAAGGATCATTCTTCAAACCATTTAAAAGATTATTTAACAAGTCCCATTTTCTAACAGTTGCACCATATCGTTGTCCAATTGTACCATTACCTATATTCCAATCATCCCACCACATTATATCTCTTTTATGAGCAGTTGATAGGTTTGAATCTTGGTCTTGATAGATCCAAAGTATTTCATTGATACCAGTTTTAATAGCAGTGTTTCTTAATGTAGTAACCGGAAACTCACCTTTAGATAAATCATATTCTTCAAATACTTGTGTTATGAAGAAACTATTTGCTTCTACACCGTCTTTGTATTTAGGTCTTGCATCTCTATCTTTATTGTTTTCTTCTAAAATTCTTTTTAAATTTTCTTTGTAATACTTATCCGCTTTAATCATTTTAAAAAATCTTTTTTTGTTATATCAAGAATATAAATACGAGTTTAAAAAATAATATATACATTTATGAAATGGATTAAAACTTTTGAAGAACTAACACCACGTATTTATAGAGATGCAGGGAGCAGACTTATGAACATACCTCATAAAAAAGCGAAAGGTAGAATATTAAAAGATTATGGCTCCGAAAAAGAATGGGGTGTTTATAACATAGAACTTGTAAAAGACTATGAAGATATAAGTAGAAAAGTTAAATTTACAAAACCTACTGCAAAATTTGTTCTAAATATGAAAATGCAAGATGGTCCAAATACTATGAACACAAGATATGAAGATATATCAATAGAAGATATGCTTGATCTTTGGGGTACTGCAGATAGAGATTTATACTTCACAATACAATTTTATTTTGAACCATTAGAGGAATCAAAAGATACATACTTACCAACTTGGGGAGGTTTGCCACTATTCTCATTTAGAGTAGATTTATCAAATTGGAATGATGGATTAGAAAATTGGAATAATCCAGAGGATTGGGATGAGGATTATGATGAACCACCAAAACAATATACATTACAAGAACTTTATGATGAATGTAGTGATTTATCTATAAATCTGGAACTTCCTCAAAATAATCCAAGAGGTGTATACCTGGGTCAAGGTGTAAATCGTGCTGTATATCATTATGGTATATTCTCAGATAGAAATAGTGCATTTAAGTTTAAGAAATTACTTCCAACTTTAATAAATGCAGAAATTGAAGCAAAAATATGGGAAGTATTCTCATTATTAGGAGATTCTAAAAACTTTCAAAGATGTATTCATGCATTAAAATATGGAGTAAGAGTAAACCATTTATATGATGATGTAAAAGCATTATCAAGTAGGTCAGATGCTAGAGACCCAAGTAGAATATGGTTTCGTAATAATATCGCAGATATTCCTAGAGAAGTATCTAAAAAGGAAGAGGTTAAAGAAGAACCAAAAGTACCACAAGAAGAACCAAAAGAGGTACAATCGAATAAAGAAGAAAACCCAAAATCAATGTGGTATCAATCAAGAACATAAAAAAAGAGGACTTAGTCCTCTTTTTTTTTATTCAAACTCTATTATCTCATGTTCACTTAAAGGTTTTCTAGGTTCATTTGATAGTAATTCATGTCTTTTACAACACTCAGTAATATACTTAGAATGCTCGACATAATCCTTTTTAACTTTCATAACGGAATTATTATTTCCTTCAACACCCTCAGGGTATCTTTGGTCAGCTCTTCCTAATGTTAAGTGCATTCCAAAATATGGCTCTCTACTTAAACCCATTACTTCTCTGATGCTTTCTGCTTCTGGACAATGAACTCTTAACCACCAGTGTTCACCATTACTTCTTGGTTCAGTTTCAACATAGAATGTAATTTCTTTACCATCAAATAATTTAGCAAATTGCTCAAATACTTTAGCATCCATTCTATCATTGATAAATGTAACGTGAGTGCCTCTCAAGTTTGTGTTCAACTCTAAATTAAATCTTTTCTTTAAAAACCAAGCGTAATATCTATCTAAATCACATTTGGTACGGATCATAGCAACTCTCTTCCAAGAAGCTTGACTAGCATGCTTCTTAGTTTTGTCCTCTGGACTGAATTCTAATATACCTCTTACTTTAAATACCATGATGCAAAGATAGTAAAATTATATATAAAATAAAAATGAAAGTTATGAAAACTAAAAAAACTAAACAAGAAGTTGCGATTTTGAGAGAAAAGTTCTTAGTTGAATACTGTAAAAAAATGGGTTGGAATCATAATGAGTTATCAACCAATCAAATGTTATTCATTACACAACAAAAAGGATATATATCTCCTTTAAACTAATCAATAAAATATAATATAATTAGAAAAATAATTATTTATTAATGAATACACATTCTTTTACCTATATCATTGGATATAGACACACTCCTGATAGATTTCACAATCTTAAAAAAGTTTTAGATTGGATTAATGGATTTACAAATGTTGATGTTATACTTATAGAACAAGATACACACTCAAAAATATCTCATCTTCCTTTAAAAGCCAGACATATCTTCCTTAAATCTGATAAACCTTATAATAAATCTTGGGCATTTAATATAGCTACTAAAGAAGCAAAATCAGATATTATAGTTTTTGCAGATTCAGATTTAATAATGAATCCTAATGAATTCATCGAAGCAGTTAAATTGCTTGAACAATACGAAATGGTTAACCCATATTGTTCAGTTGTTGATTTACAACCAAATGAGTCAAATTTACAATTAGATCAAATGTTACTTATTGATAGACCAGGACGTGGAGAAACGGATCACCAAAAAGTTCCTTTATGTGGTGGAATCTGTATATTTAGAAAATCCGCTATACTAAGAATAGGTGGTTGGAATGAATCTTTTATGGGATGGGGTGCTGAAGATGACTTTCAATCTCATAAAGTTAAAAACTTTTTAAGTTGGACAGAGTGTAAAAACAAATGTTATCATTTATACCATAGTAGAGAAACACCGAATATGTTATATTACCAAAGAAATCTTCAATTACTTAACCAATTAGTAGCATTATCAAAAGAAGACTTAGTTAAAACAGTAAATGCAAGTTTACAAAAAAATGGAATGAAAAATCTATATGACACTTTCTAAAAAAGACGAAATTAAATACTTATGTAATTTTTCAGAAAAATCACATAACGGCTCAGTGGCAAGTATCAGTTACTTAGACTATTTAGAAGAAAATACACTTCAAGAACAACTAAAAGCTAAAGCGACAAATCGTGAATTAGCAATTGATATAGTTACTGGAGAAAAAGAAGAATCTGCCTGGGATAGTAGAGCAGATCTACCAAAAATTGATGAAACTACAATACCTGTTATGGGTTTAAAAATATTTTCTATGAATGTACAAGCAAAAACGTTTACTTCATACGAAGATTTACACACAGAGATAATAACATATATAGAAAACTTTACTCAGGGACAACCAGTTTTAAATAACGGAATAGCATCATTTGATTTAACACTAACAAATGATCCAAGTAAAACAGATAAAGAAAACTTTGACTATAATAATAGAAGAGTTATATCAAAATTAGTTAGTTGTGGTAATTATATTGCAGTAACCAATAGACGTGGTCCAGGAACTACTGTATTAGTACATCCAGATACTTGTTTAAAATATGATATTAGTGCAATTATAAATAATTCAAACTATACCTTAGTTAAATCGGATTTAATTACAAAAGACAAGTTTATTGTTTTAAGAGCAGATCTAAGTGGTACAAATGAAGATGGACTCTTTGTCATAAAATCACTTGATGAAGACAAATACTTTATGAAAGAAACACCAAATTTAAAGAATAAAATTATGTGGTTCTATGTAAAATAAGAAAAACCTCTCAATGAGAGGTTTTTTAGTTCATAGACTGAACTCTAACTTTATCATATTTTAAAAGTAATTTATACATTCTTTCCCATTCATCATTAGGATTCTCTACAACTCTTTCATTCCATTGATTATTGTTAAAATACTCTACAATCATACCAACTTTAAAATCATCTTTAGTTTTTGGTATCCAATATCTCTTAGACTCAACAAAAGAGAACGAAAGTCCTCTATATAAATATGATATATTTTCAGAGTCTGTATTAAACATATTTATTTCCAATAGTTTCTCTACACCTGTTTTATAAATTCTTCTTGGAGTTTTTTCACCTTTATACTTAATAATTGCGGATTCTTGATGAAAATGATTTAATAAAAAAATAACATCCTTTCGCAAAGTATCATTATCTACATCGCTATAACCCATAGCGGAATTATCAAATGATTCCTTATAATAAGTCTGTAAAGGAAGTATCTGATAATCTTTAGCATAAAGAACAGATGTCATATCATCTAAACCGTCAGATGATAATATAAGATATGATATATTTGGATTTTCTAAATTCACAAATTATATATTATTTTTCGGATTCTGTAATAAGAAATATACTTACTATATCTTTTTTTGGAAGTCTTTTAACTTCTGAAAAGTACTCAATTGCCTGTTCTATTGAATAACACTGAGTTTTAATGATAATCTCTTTAGATTTTTTTGTTCTTAGGTAAAATGTTTTCATGTCTTATATATTATTTTTAGTTTATGTTAAATTCTCTTTTTAGTTCTATTTCAAAAATTTGATTAACTTCATCACGATATTTTTTAGGAATAACAATACTATCGTGTATGGTTATCATTTTAATCTCTGGGTAAAATTTCATCACTTTCTTTATAACAGTATTGAAAATTAAATTTGACTCTGCTTTTTGTAAATCATATGCCAAAACTCGGTAATCTCCATTTTCTTTTTTATACGTTTTTATAAATTGATGTATTGTTGGAAATAACTTTTTAAATTGTTTATCTACTTTACTTGAACCAATATTTCTACCAAAAAGAACTTTATAAGTCATTTCTTTAACTTTCTTCTTATCATTTTCACCAAGTTGACTCATAACATACTGATAGTAAGTACCTGTAGTTGTTAGATGTCTAAATAATTCAAACTCTTTTTGATCAACCATATTAGTATCTATTAGTTTAGTTAGGAAAAGAGGTTGACTATTTTGTATATCAATTTCACAAGTTTCCTCATTATCTATTAGTAAACAATTCTTTCTAATAAACGATTTCAGAATAGTATAATTTGTATGCATTCTTCCGTAAGAATCAAAATGATAAAATATGTGTTTATCATTGATACAATCAACAGAGTAAATATTTCTGTTATAAATATCTATATCTTGATGTTTTAAAGAGTCAAGGAAGAATATAGCTCTATCATATTCAATTTTAACACTAAATAAGTCAGAAACCAATTTCTCTTTTACTAAGGGGTCAATTAAATTATGCTTAGAAGTATCATCAATATGAATCATATCAATAAACTTATGTTTATACTTCTTTAATAGAACTCTATCGAAGTTCTTATATCTTTTTATCTTCTCAATAAATATATTCTCATCCAACGCATAAATTCGTGATGTAACACCATTTTGATAATTTGTTTTAAGAACTAAAATACTATTACTCACTAGATAATTAATATAATAGTTATAAAGATAACCATATTTATCTTTTAATACGGTTGCGTTTAAAGCAAATCTATTTTCTTTTTTAAAATAATATTTTAAAATAAGATTATGAACTATATCAATTAGATAGTTTGTTTTAAGTTTAACACCGTTAAATTCCAATGTTTTTTGAGTTGATATTCCATACAAACATTCTGGTAGAAATTGAAGTGAAAATAATTTATCATCTATACGTTTGGCAACGTTTTCCGAAGTATCTAAGTTTATAATTGTGTTTTCGATATACATAGTTTTTATATCAAAATTAGCAAGTATGTTTCGTTAAATTTTTAATTTTTTTCCTTCTATTCTCTCTTCTAATTTGAACTTTAAGTTCTCCCGCTAAAATCTTTTCCAATTCCGCTTCAACATCAATACTATGAAATGAATTAAGACTTTAATAAGTTCTGTACTCCACTCAGCTTTGATGGTACGTGTTTCTGTTTTTATTTCTTTCATATCTTTTTATAAAAAAACCTACTATTTAGTAGGTTCTTGTTTTGAGGAAATTGGTTCAAAACCACCTTTTCCTTTTTTCTTTTTATCATTTGAAACTCCTTTTTCAAATTCAGAATAAACATCTGGATAAACTTGTCCTTCTCCATCAACATCATATTGAATATCAAAGAAATCACCAAAATCTAGTAATCCTGCTCTTGTTAGTTCAATCTCACTAATTCGTTTTAAATAGGTTCCAATATGATCATCTATATCATCAATAAACTTGTTGAATAGTTTTACCGTATTATCAGTAAATATACCAATTGCTTTCTTTCTTTTCTTACTAAATGAACCTAAAATAACTTTAAAGATATATTCTAATTTTTCAGATTCTGATAAATATTCTTTAGTTACTTTATTTTTAATCAATTCAGTATTGATTTTAAATTTATCTTTATCAAAGAAATCAGGTACTACAAAGTCAAAATCTAATAAATCTTGTTTTACCTCTCCAATATAAATATTATAAAGTTTACAAATTAGATAAATATAAATCTCATCTTTTGTTTGCCCCTTTAATTTTAGGTCAGTCAAATCAACTGATTGACAAAAGTTTAGAAAATTTATTAAAATTAAAGTATAGATTTCGACAAACTCAGTATCATTATTCTCACTTAATCTTGAGTATAATGGATTTAGTAACTCAAATGACATATCACTATCATTACTTCTTATAATAAGTTTTTCAATATTTTTTTGGAAGTCTTCATCCATTAAAAATGAATTTTCAGAAAGTGGGTTTAAAATCTTATAAAAGAAGAATGTAAATGATTTTTCACCAAAAATATATTCTAAATCTTCCTCACTTGTATTTAAAAAGTACTTGATTGCTTCAATCATTTTATCAGTTAGTTTACCCTGAAAAATAACAGGTATAATCTCAACATCAAATAATCTTGCATATTCATCTAATTCTTCTAAAATAAACTCATACTTACCAGACTTATTTATCGCTGTTAAAACTAAGTTATTTTTAGGAACTCTGGAATATTGAATATTTGCAGGTTGTTCGTCTGGGAAATACTCAAAACAAAACCACCATTTTCTATTTAATAAACTTTTAACTCTATTATCTAAAGAGTTAAAGTAATTAATTGCAGGATTATAATAATTCTGCATTGCCAAGTCAATAAGATTTATTGGCTCGCTTGAAATAGACTTTGTTTTAATTGTGAATTCTTTACCATTCCAATTAACCCAAATCTTACTTCCTTGAATATCTTCTATAATAGATAATTCACTACTAAATAAAGAGTTTAATACTTCTTCATCGTTAATACCATTTAAGGTAACTAATCTACTCATAACTTGATTTCTGTTTTTTTATCAATTTATTATATATTGTAATTATTGTTTCTCTTGTAAAAAAACAATCATTTTTTCTAGGTTTTCCTTATTAAATCCATTTAATGGACCACCACCCGACTTTAAATAATCTTGATACAATTGATTATATTCATCCATTGTATAAAAGTTACCATCTAAATCACTATAAAGTACTGAAGTATCATCAGAACCGATTGTATTATTACCCAATTCTGTAGTACCAAACCCAGAACCCATTTCTTTACCTACTAATTCAGTACCACTTACTTCATTTATAAAGTCATAAAACTTTTTAATCATTACCATGATTTATTTTTTCATAATATTCACCTTGTTCTTGAAGTGAATACTTATTTAACTTTTGAATATAAATTAAATTGTATAAAAATCTATCCTGTAATTTATATTTTTCATTACCTTTCATAAGTATAGTACAATCATCATCAGTATGAGTATTATCTATATCTATAATTGGTAAACCAATTTTACCATCTCTATCATGTAAATCACATATTACAGACTTACCACTATCGATTAAGGTTTTAACTCTTTCACAAGTCGTATTTTTAGATAAATACATATGGTCTTTATTATCTTCAGTTTTGTGATTATACAATTCTAAAAATCTTTTCTCTCTATCAGAAAGTGACTTTTTTTTAGAAATTTTATCCAAAATACGATTGGCTTCTATTTCTTTTAAAGATTCACCGAGAATATAGTACTTTAAAGTCTTTTTTAGTCCCATTTCCATACGATTTATTTTATAAGTTATATATTATTTTTTATTATAGTAAAAAATAGATAAAATGTTAAAAGGATTAAGATTTTTAATATATAGTTTTATGGATAAACAGTTATTAGATGCTTTAAATAATCTATCAGAATCACTTGAAATGATTGCAGATGCCCTAGATAAAAAGGGTACTAGTAATACTACTACTACAAATGCTTTACAAAGTGGTGACTTTTCAAAACAACTAACCGAAATAAATGTTAGTTTAAAATCTATTAAAGCAGATACTACAAAGATTCTTGCTCAACAGAATACAATTCTTTCGATGCAAAAAAAGAAAGAAAATGATAAGAAAACTGGACTTTTTGAAGAATCAGGAGAAGATCCAAAAAAAGAAGGACAAATTAAAAAAGGTGTTACCACGATTCTATTAATCGCAGTAGCAGTATTAGCAATCGGTCTAGCATTTAAACTAGTTGGTAAGATAGACTTTTTATCGGTAGTTGGGTTAAGTTTGGCAGTTGTCTTAATGGCTATTGCATTTGAAAAAATAGCCAAACTAAAATTAGAACCTAAAGAAGCATTTAACGCATCACTAGTTATTGTTATGATGGCAATCGCAATTACAATGGCTTCTTGGATAATGGCATTCATAGAACCTATTGGATTTACTCAACTTTTGACAGCTGTTTTAATTGCAGCAATGTTTGCAGTTTTATCCAATTATTTAGAAAATATATTCTTAGCATCAATTTTATTTAAAAGACTAGATGTTAGTCCAATTCAATTAGTTAAAACATTAGTTGCAATATCAGCTGCAATTACTGCATCTTCCTGGGTCTTATCATTTATAAAACCGATGACTTTTGGACAAGCACTGACTGGTATACTGATAGCAGCAATGTTTGCAGTTATTTCATTTAACTTACATAAAATAGCACTAGGTGTTATTTTATTCCAAGATCTTAACATAAGTCCAATTGAATTAGTAAAAGTATTAGTCGGTATTGCAGCAGCAATTACTGCATCTTCTTGGATCTTATCATTTATAAAACCAATGACTTTTGGACAAGCACTAACTGGTATACTAATTGCAGCAATGTTTGCCGTTGTTGCATTTAATATGGATAAAATAGCAATTGGTGTTGTCGCATTTAAAAAGACCGGTGTTAAAGCAACAGATCTACTATTGGTTTTAGTTGGTATTGCAACTGCAATTACTGTATCATCTTGGATATTATCATTTGTACAACCTATTGGATTTTGGCAGTTTTTAACAGTATTAGGAATTGCATTAGTTTTTGCTTTAATGTCTTATTTCATGACAGACTTGGCAATAGGTATAACAATAATTGAAAAATACTTAGGCCCAGGTAAAGTATATCTAATTCCATTAGTATTAGTTGCTTTGGCAACCGCAATCGCTCTTTCATCAGCAATACTACAAAATACTGTAGACTTACCATTTATGTTAATTCTTAAAATACTTTTACTTGGTGCAACTTTAGCAATTGTCACATTATTAATGACACCTGCAGTTATGTTGATGGGTAAAATGCCTATAGAAGATTTGGCACTAGGTGTAATAGGAGTTATTATGATAGCAGGTGCAATCGCTATATCATCTCAAATATTAGCATTAGGTGATTATAGTAAATACCCTGATTGGAAATGGTCTTTAGGTGTAGGACTATCTCTTATTGCGTTTGGTGGTGCTGCATTAGTGTTAGGAGCACTAATAATGGAAACATCTGGACTAGGATTGGCAGCACTCGCAATTGGTGCAGTGGCAGTAATGTTAGTCGCGGGCACAATTGTAGCAACATCTCATATTCTAGGATTAGGTAAATATGATAAGTTTCCTTCTTATGAATGGTCATTTAGTGTAGGTTTAAGTATGACTGCGTTTGGATTAGCAATGGGTGGACTTGGTACATTTATATTAGGAACACTTGGTTTAGGGATGGTCGCACTAGCGGCAGGTAGTGAAGCAGTTCTTATGATAGCACAAACTATTGTTGATACTTCATTTATTTTAAGAAAAGGTAATTATACTGGAGGACCAACTAAAGCTTGGTCAGAAGGAATAGCACTAGCATTGGGTGCGTTCTCACCAGTATATGCAATGTTAGCAGCAAATAAAATAATGAGTTTATTTGGTGGAGGTGTTGGTCCTGAAGACTTTGCAAAAGCTATAAGAACCGTATCAAGAGGTATTGTAGATGCAGCAACTTACTTTGCGGGAGTAAAAGTTGCATTTAAAAATGGACCAACTAAAGAATGGGCAGAAGGTGTTGGTACCGCAATTAGTGCATTCTCACCAGTATATGCGGCACTTATGGACACAGGATTCTTTGGTTCTAATGTTTCTGCAGAAGACATGAAGAATGCAATATTGACAATATCAGATGGGATAATTGCAGCAGCAGATAAATTTGGTACAAATATTGCAAAATTTGATATAACAAAGGTTCCTTCTAAAGAATGGGGTCAAAATGTTGGTGCTTCTTTACAAGCATTTGCACCTATATTTGAATTTATGAAAGGAAGTGGTTGGTGGAAATCCAATACCAGTGCAGTAAATGATATGGTTTATGGAATAGGTGCCATATCACTTGCAATTGTTGGTGTTGCAGAACTATTTGCAATGGTTGATAAATCAGTTTGGAACTCATATCCAACTCAAAAATGGATTGATGGAGTTAACTCTTCAATAACTGGATTTATAGATATAACTAAAATTATTGCAGATGTAAAATTAAATCAAGTTGTAAAAACTAATATAGTTGCCTTATCAATGTTAGGTGTTGCAAAAACTTTAGCATCAGGTAGTAAATACTTCTCTAAAACTATTGATCCTAATTATATGAGTAATGTATCTAAAAATGTACTTGATTATGTAAAATTAGCAAATAGTATAACTGGAATGGGTATGTTAAGTGGTGTTAAGTCTTTATTCGGTATGGACCCTATTTCACAAGCGGCACACGGAATGATTAAAATAGCAGGTGCATATGATAAGTTAGCAACTGCATTGAAGAAATTTGGTGGTGCATTACAATCAATTGATGGCACTAAAGTTAATTTAATAAGAAGACTAACTGGTAATTTAGCAGTTCTTGCAGCATTAAATCAAAATGCGTTTGAAGATATGATGCAAACACTTGAAAATAAAGCAAGTGTATTTAGTAAATTATTAGATGTCGATAATGAGAAAACTAAGAGACCATCTGTTGGAGATAGAAAAGAAGGTGTTGTTGCTACAAAAGGTGTGGCTAAACCAAGATCAAAATATGGTGATACACATCAACAACTTGATATGATTATAAGTTTATTATCTAATATAAATCAATCAACAAGTGGTATTGATGAATATATTGAATCTAAAGGTAGAACCTCAGCATCAGCAGATCAAAGCAGTCAATAAACTTTTTAAAAAAAAGTTATATAAATATTTATGAATAGAATATCATTTTTTAAAAAACTACAACTATTTTTAAACTATAAAAAAATAGTTAAACAAAACAAGATAGAACTTGAAAGATCTTTAAATATCAGAGTTGATAATGCACAAAGATTATACACAGTTCTAAATGTTCCCGAAGAGTTGATTGGTGAAGCTTATTCACTAAAAAAATCTGATATTGATAGAATATCAGAAACTTATATTAGAGAGTATGTATATGAGGTTTCAAAACTTTTAAATTCAAAAGGTTTAATGGAACTTTTTAGAACTTATGAGGTTAAAAAAGTAGATAAATATTCTTACTTAATTGTAATTGGATTCTCACTAATTGAGACACCTAAGCTTTATAATAATCTTTATTATAAAATAATACCAAGTATAGTAATTCTAAGTACTATAGCTTATTTTTTATTCAGATAAGTAAAACTTTTTTACATTTATTTTTTATAATATAAAAATATAAAATATAATATGGATAATTTTTATGAGCTATCGGAAGATACAATAAATGACTTTTTTGATGTTTTTAATAAAAAAACATTTCCTGTACAAATTGACTTCCAATTTATCGGAGTAAAGAAACAAAAACAACTTATTAAAATTTCTAAGATTGCAGATGATTACGCATTTGTTCTTAAAAAAGATTTAAAAGTTACTATCAATGAAGATTTAATGGATGCGTTTGATGAAGAATCAAGAACAATTCTAATTGAGCAAGAAATTGATAAAATCAACATGAACTTAGAAAGTGGTAAAATTAAATTAGTAGGAACTGACTTTAATACATTCTCTTCTATCGTAGTAAAATACGGTGTGGAAAAAGTTAGTAGAGCTAATCAAGTTGAAGCACTTTTTGTTGAACAAAAAGAAGACCAAGATAACGATTTTATCGTATAAAAATAATTAAAAAATATGTCAGATATACAAACAAATACAGTTAAACCAAGTGTTATTTTCACAGAAAATAATATTGACTACAGAAATATCAATGAAGAGTTTGAAAATAATTTAGATGCTAAATATCAAGCAGTATTAGACTTTACTAAAAACAATGATGGTAAAGGTAAAACAGACTTAGAAAAAGATAATCTTTATAAAGACGCACAACAACTTTGGGCAGATTATACAAATGCACTAAAATCTACAAGATATAATTTCAACTTAAATAGAACACAGTGGAAATATTTAACTGATTTAATTCAAGGTAAATTAGAATATGATATTAATACAGTATTTATTGCAATTGAACTAACAGAAGTATTAGGTACAATGAGAGAGGATAGTAAAGTTTTTAATAATGATACTGAATCATTTGCATTTTTAGTAAATGCAACAGAAATAACTTATATCTATCACTTAATTGCAGAACATAAAGTAAAAGGTCTAACTAAAGATACTTATACTTTCTCTGAAATTCTTAAAAGAATTGGTGCAGTTAGTAAAGTTTTCAATTACTATGATACAATTGGTAAGAACTTAGCAGCAGATATTCAAGACTGGGTAGCTTGTTTTGATGAAAATGTTACCATAGAAGAACCTAGTCAATTAGAAATTGATTTTGAAGAAGTAAAATAAAACAAAAACCCTTAGATTTTCTAAGGGTTTTTTATTTAAGGCAATAGTTCAATTATTTCTGTTATCTCATTAGTCAATAGACTCTTTGGTGGTCTAACAGGTGGTTGAACAGTATTCAATATAATCGGTTCAAATGGACCAACTGGTTCAATATCTTGATAAGGTAAAGTTAAATCTTTTAAACCTCTTATTTCATAGTTTTTCTTATCATTATAAACACAACCATATCCATTATCAGAAATAACTTCTACCGTTACAAATGGATCAATATTTGAATCTAATGTAAAGTTAAATGGTAGTAAATTATCACCTGATCTAAATTCTGAAATAGTTTGAACCGGTGACCAATCAATTTCTTTCCATCTGTTAATTCTATCCCAATTTACCGTGTCTGCATAAGGAGTAACAGTTGATACGGTCGCCCCTTTAGTAAAGACATAAGTATCTCTATTATAAGTTACAAGACTTGTTAAGTCGTAAATATTTCCAGAAACCCAAGGAGTAACTAATTCATACTCTTTCGGAGAGAATACCTTATTATTATCTACAACAGACTCATATAATTTACCATAATAAGTAACTCTATCACCAGTCATATAATTTGCAAATGGTGCCCATTCTTTATAAGTTTTATATGTTCTAATTTTAACAGTAAAGTAATCTGGTAAAACCAATGTTTTCCCATTAAACGGTTTTGGTGGTACAACTAATCCAGTTTTTGTTTTATCTGCACCAACATCTGGTATAATAGTATAAAAATCTAAAACACAGTTATAAACAGTAGAACCACTATTTACTGGCATAAGATAAGCCTCATTCAATTTGAAGGTAATAGGTGTCATATTATCATAGATATTAACAATTCTTAAATCATGTAATCTATGTTGAATCTGGTTACCACCTACAAAATACGAGTTACCAGTTACATCAAGTATTTTATGTGTTAAAGGAATAATATTTTTCTTTAACCAATACTTCAATCCTTGTAACTTTATAATAATCTCATCTAATGAGTAATTCAAAATATTATTTCCCTGTTTATCAGTAATAAAATAACTTAAATTAAACAAATTAGTTTCCTCAAAGTTATCATTCGGCATTGTATGTTTAATAAAGTCGTTCTCAGTCCAACCCTCAACAGTATTATCAAAAATATCAGGTATCTCAACCTTAAATAATTTTAAAAAGTTTGTAGCATTAGGGTCTATATTTCTATAATATTCGTTTAATTGTAAATCGTTATAACCAAAAAAGTTAATTGCATTTATAATTGACTTATAAGATCCAATATAAGGATAGATTAGATGTTTCATCATCATCATTTCCTTTCTTTTCTTGTTAAGGTATAACCAATCTATACCACCTTCTTCTATATCATATTGTTTAAATATAAACACATCTTCTGGTGCAATTAGTTTACCAACATTACCCAATTCAATCTTAAATCTAATATCCTCTTCTTCTGTCTGACCATAAGTAAAGAATCTACCAATCTCTTTATCCACAACCTCAATACTAAAGTCTAAATAAGTCAAGTCACCACTTTTTGGATAATCTGTAATCACAGAACTTTCGGTATCTATAAAGTCAGTAGAATTAAAGAAATCTACTACTATCTGACCAGTATAAACCTCCCTAATTTTGAATAATGATCCATTATTATCAGAAATATATTGATTTCTCTGATTTTGATTATCTTTAAGATAAATTGCTATGTGTTGACCCGGTTTTAAACCTTTATCAACGAATGACTCTGTTGAATACTGCCCTAATGAAATTAAACCTCTTTTATCAGGACCATTTACATCTAATGTTTGTAAATAAACTTGATTAAACTCAGAAGATTTGATAGTAAAAGAAATATCTTCTTTCTTATATAATTGAAGTAATGAACGTAAAGCACCTTCATTATCAGATCTAAATCCTATAAATAGTTGTAAAGGTTCAACATCTGTTGAAATATCAAGTTGATCATCAATATAACTCAATGGATATTCGATTCTATCAAATATTGTTTGTTGATATTCAGGAAGTGCTACCTTACTAATATCTTTGTTTGGTTCTTTATTTAAAACAACTGTAGGTAAAGGAGTTTGACCAATATAAGAATATGAACCAGTTGTTGTTCTTAACAATTGTTCACCAGAAAAATCATACATGAAGAATTGAGGTATATTATCCGAAAACCATTTAAAATAATATTTAACTGGAAAGTCAGTATTAAAATTCTCTCTTGGTCTTCTAAAGTAATCTCTGGTTTTTAACCACATATCATCTCTTTCTTTAAATGAAGGATGTAATGTTCCATACATATTATCTAATATAACTTCAGTTACAATTGTCTCAGTTGTTACCTCATTTTTTATCTCAACTAAAATCTCAACCAATTGGTTAAGTGAAGGTTGTAAAACCCAAATCGATTTTCTGTCAGGATTATAACATAATTTTGTAGTTGGTGCAACCAAACTATTCATATAAACTAATTGATTAGTAATAGAATCAACAACAATAACTGAATTAGTATTTTGAGATGATAGATATATAGCACCATCATATTGATTTAATGCCATATAACCATGATTTGCAATATTCACATCATTGATTACTGTCCCATCTAAACTCAATTTTTTAACTTTATTAGATGAATCTGAAATAGCCATATCACCAGTTAAATTATTAAAGATAATATCATTAAATGACTCTGTTGTAACAGATATAGTAGTAACTAAACCATTATCTATTTTATACAAGTTAGAAGAACCATAAACGTATATAGACTCATTTACTGGTTCATATACAATAGTATCTATTGCACCGGAAACACTATAAGTTGTAAGTAAAGTTCTATTAGTTCCATCAATTCTTAAAACATTATCAACAGTAACAACATACATATCTTGTTCAAACTCATTAAAAGTCATCTTACCGGTAGAACCATATATTGATGATATACTCTCATCCAAAACACCATTAAATGTAGTAGAATAAAATATATGTACTTCAGATAAGTTACTATAAGTAATATAAACATCACCATTATTAGGATTTATCTGTAAGTCAACCGCATCTGAACTTAGAGAAAATGAAGTAAGTAAAAGATTTGTAGAAGGATCAACTATCCAAACAATATTTTTAGATAAACAATAAACATAATTGTTTACTGGGTTATATTCCATCTTAATACTATCCGTATTACCTAATAATTCAATAGTAATAATATAATTTCCGGTATAAGAATCATGAACTACTAAATTATCACCATAAGATAAAATAGTATTAGATAATTGTATATACTTAATATCCACCAAATTAGTAGTAGAAGTATAATCTGTTATATTGTAAGTATTTGGATAAAAAAGTATATTAAATTGAGTGTCATCAAATTGATATTGATTAAACTGACCACTAACACCAGTAGAACTAATTGCACCACAACCTGTTTGACCAAATCCTAAATTAAATGCAATAGTAACAAAAGGAGATTTGTCACATATTGTGTTATTATAATCCCAAAAAGGTCCCTCATAACTTAAATTAAGTACTAAAGGATCTAAATATTGAATATTATACTCAACATTCATCAATGGCCAATTCGTATTATTTATAGAGAATACCATACCAGTTGCAAATCCTTCTTGTTCAAATGAATATGATGATGTTGCTGAAAGTATAACTTCATTAGAAGTAACTAAACCACCAAGATTTCCTTTCATCTTTTTAGTTATAACATAATCAGACAACCCAGGTAAATTAACTTTACCAGTTGTTATAGTATAATCAAATGCAACATCGGTTTGTTTAACATCAAATTTTAAAACACTATTTATATTTGTAACGATAAAACCATATTCTAATAAATCAGTTGCATATAAATCAACCCAAGATTGTAATGTCTTTGGTATATCTATGACAGAATAAGTTGATGTAGATAAAGTAGATGATGTTACACCAACTACAATATGATCTTTATTATTGATATTTACATTTAATGTAGGACCCATATTATTAAAAAGAACTCTTGAGTGTTCAATAAAATAATTTGCAGTCGTACCAACTAAAACGTCACTTATATCAACTGGAACATTAGGATATTCAGTTCTTACAACAATTGAATTGTAAAATAACGAATTGATAGGTAAACCTGAATTTGGCACATAAGTATATGCTAATTCAACATCTAAACCTAACTTGTATAACGTAAGATAATTTCTTGTCAACCAATTTCTAAGAGTCTTATCAATTGTTCTAGGCATATCTAAACCAATTCCACTATAAACATATGAAATTTCTTCCTCATAAACCTGATTATTTATAATCAACTTTAATCCATATTCATCTAAGTCAGTAAGTACTATACTGTATTTAAAGTTCTCTGAGTAATCATAATTAAATTCTGTAGTAAGTGTTTCATTTACTTCTAAAAGTCGCTCAAATGTTCTGTATTCAGTTCCCAAAGAGTTTGAAGCATCAACTTGAGTATGATAAAAATTAACTTTAGCATATCTACTTGGATAAACTAAATCAGCTTTTAAATAACCTTTGTTATAATAAAGATCAATATTGAATATACTTAAATCAGTTCTATACTTTTCTGCAGCAGAAGCTAATGTAACCGAAGCCGATTGGGTATAACCAAATTCATAGTAATATTTTTCCTTTGTTAGATATAATTGTGCAAAAAGTAAGGGCTCAACTGTTGTAGTTTCATTTACTTTTATATAAGTTGGATTAGACCAGTGTGTAGTATCTACTTTAGGAGTCAAATATTTAGTAGTATCATCAGTATAACTATGCGTATAAGCTAAAATACATTGATATAATCTACCTTGAAAGTATATTTGTTCATCTAACTCATAATGTTTAGTCGTATAAATTGATTCAAAATCATAAATATCTGCAACGGTTAAAAAGTTTTCATTCAGAACTGAACCAACTATTTTAAATTCTTGTCCTGGTCTTAATAATCTTGGATAATGTAGATAATCACTTACCAATATTCTATTATCACCAGTTATATCCAAACCACCATCATACAATTTAGGTAAATCAGTACCTAAAACAACTTCTATGATTAGATTAGAATCTACTGGTAAAACAGCTTGACTAACTGAATATTCAAAGTGCATAATATCAGTAATCTCTGGACCTTTAATAGTATAAGTACCATCATTAGATTTACTATTTACAACATTTAGTTTTTTACCTTTGTAAACTTTGTCATAAAAATTAGGTTCACTCCAAGGTGATAAATTATTAACATAATTTGTATCAATATAATTATAAACACCAATTGCATCAATACCAGAAATTGTTTTTCCAGAATATAAATTGTTGTCTGAATAATCATTAAAATATGTTGTTTCAAATGTCGAGTTATCTACCGTAGAAATAATTAAAATAGCATTCTTTTTAGTTCCAACAACAACAAACGTTTGATTTATATTAGTAAACTCTAACAAACTTTGATTAAATACAATTAAAGTTCCAACTGGAAATTTAGCCTCAAAGTGTTCACCATAAATCCATTTAGAATAAAAATCAGGATCGTTATTTACTGGTTCTATTTTTGTTATTTGTTGTGGAGATGAATTTACACATCCATAGTAGTGTAATCCATACTCATTAAATAACTGAAACTTATTAGTTCCTAAATCACCAGGTGATTCAAATTCAAATTCAGGCATTCTCTCTAATGTATAAAGAGCAAATGTTTTAAAAGTATCATTTGAGTTTTCATCAAATAGAATATCCCCTTGAAATAGTTGAGTTGTTTCATCATATCTAAAGTTTAAGGAGTCCCCTTGTTTGTTAAAGAAATATAAATTTTCGTGACTAGACATTTAATTTTATTAAGTTTTGATTATATATTAAATTTTGAGTTCTTGATATTAATATATAACTAAAATTGATTTTTATAAAATATGAAATACTTAAAATTATTTGAAAGATTCTCAACATTTGAACATGATTTTGGACAATTCAAAATTAAAGTGATTGAAGCAAGTCCCAATAATTATGATGGTGGAATACAAGTAGATTCTGCAACTATTGCTTGTGGTGATAGTGAATACTACTTTGAATTACATACACCAGTAGGTGGTGAAGGAGAAGTACATGTAAAATACTTGGCATGTGAAAATGGTAATTCTGAATTTATTAACCAATTTGGTTTAGAAGAAGATTCATTTCTTAATGAAAATGAATTAAGTGAGTTTCTACAAGTAAATTCACCTGATTGTGTTGGATATGATACTGAAATTGATGGTTATGAATTAGAAATTACTGATTTTAATCATGATGGTGGAATGGAATTAGGTACTATAGAAACTATTATAAATGGTGAAGAAATTCAATTTGAAATGATACAAGATGCTACTACAGGTTTTGGATTTGGAGTTGAATTTGATAGTGATAGAGATGAGAAAAAAGCAAGAGAAATAGGTTTTGAACTCACTGATGAAATAAGAGAGTACTTATTCAATGAATATGATAGAATATGTGCAGAAAAAAGATAAATAAATATGAAATACTTAAAACTATTTGAAAACTTCTCTGGTAAAATATCTGAGAACTTACAATACCACATAGATAACAACAAACCAATTGTGGAAAATGTATTTAGACCAGGATCAAATAAATACCTTGACCTAATCAAAGAAGCAAGACAATTATTTGATAATAATCAAATTGAATTATCAGAATTAGACACTGAATTATATGAATCAACTGATATAGGAAGATTTGCAGAATATGAAGGTCAGATAGTTGCACTTGATTTACCAATGGAAACTATTGAAGAGTTAAATGAAGCAGAATACAAAGGTAGAGAAGTAAAGTTAAACTATCCGATGAGAGGTGGTACTAAGAAATATCATGTTTTTGTTAAAAATCCTAAAACAGGTAAAGTTAAGAAAATTGCATTTGGTGATGTACACGGTGGTTTAACTGCTAAAGTAAGTGATCCTAAAGCAAGAAAAGCTTTTGCAGCAAGACATAATTGTGATATGAAGAAAGATAAAACTAAAGCAGGTTATTGGGCTTGTAGAGTAAATAAATATGGACACCTTTGGGGTGGAAAAACTTATCCTGGTTATTGGTAATATGAAATATATAAAATTATTTGAAGAACATAGTGATAAACAATCAGTAGTATCATTCTTACTAGACTTTGGTATGTTTATAACTTTGAATTTATCTAAAGTAGAGAATGAATCCATAGATGAACAATCTAAATCCGAATTATCAAAAATGTTATCAGAGTTAAGAAAGCCTCTAATAAATGGGAAAACATTCAGTGAACTAACACTAGATATAAACTCAATAGTAAACAATCCAAAGATTTTATCAGGACTATTCTCTCAAGTAAGAACTCTATTGATTTATATAGAACCTAGGATTCAAAAATTTGTAAAAGACAGTGATAAGAAAAATATATGGTTAGATAAAATCAATAACTTTAAAGAAAGATATAAAAATATAGTAAACTAATGTTACCATTTAAAGAGGAAGTAATATCAACTAATGTATTCATTAGAGAGTTTAGTCAAGACACTGACTCTGGAGAGTTTATGTGGCATCGTGATAGGGAAGATAGAATAATTGAATCTATTAGTGATACAGATTGGCAAGTACAATTAGACAATGAACTACCTAAAATTATTAAAGGTGAAGTATTTATACCAATGGGTGTTTACCACAGAGTTATAAAAGGAACTGGAGATTTAAAAATAAAACTAATAAAAAACCCTATTATCTAATAGGGTTTTTATAATTTAGTTCGTGACTAAATCTCTTACTTATAAAATCATTAAGTTTTATACACTTCTCAAATTGCTCTTGCGATTCAAGTTCTTTTACAATTCCTTGTAAGTATTCTTTAGTATAAACTTTTAAATTACGATTGTATAGTATTCCATTTGTAATTCTCTCAAATACGTTTTCTGCTCTCATATTATTCTTTTTTAGAACTATAGTTCTCGTTATAAATTCTAATAACCTCATCATACTCAGTTACTACTCCTTCTCTAAAAGTATCATTTTCATACTTTTGTTTGTTTATATACTCTTTTATATAATCAGCATAGTCAAGTTGTATAGAAATGTCTAATTTTTCTTCATCAAAATTTTCATCAGGTGTAGTATCAACCGCTTCATCAACTTTAGTAACTATATCATCAATATAATCAACTGATGCGAATCCACTATTTTCTAATAAAACTTCTAATTTTCTTCTTAGTTTTCTATTACTAATAAGCAAATTGTTTGAAATAGATAAATCAATATAATCCTTTGAATTTCTTAAACTATCTAGCCTCTCAACATCATTCTCATCAATAACATTGAATTTCTTAAATACTGGAGATACTTTATTTTCTATAAATTCTTCTTCTTCGTTTTCAACATCTATTACGAATATTCCTTTTTGATCATTATAATCATTTCTATCCATTTGAAATATAGAACCAACAAATGTAAAATTTTGTTCACGTTGAACTATATGATAATGACCAGAATAAACTTTTCTAAAGCCTTTAAAGTCCTCAATATCAATCTTATCTGCGTTTCTATGACCGGCCGATGTAAGATGTAATTTTGCACCATTTAAGTCAGAATGACAAAATAAATATTCACAATCTTTATTATTATTAATAATAGAAATTTGTTCCTTTCGATTGTCAATATACGGAACCATTAGTATATTAATTCCTTCAAATTGAATTTTAGTTGGAGTATCATAAATAAATATATTATCAATATGTTTAAATGGTCTAACAGAGTTTATTTCACCGGTACTTTTTGAATAAAGATCATGATTACCAATAATTATATGAAAAGGTGCAATTTTACTAATTTCCTCAACAATATCTAATGTATAATTCATTAAATTTATAGGAATAACATTTCTATTGTCAAATAAATCACCTAAGTGTACTATAATATCACCTGGTTGCACTCTACTTTTAAGTAATGGTATTAAAAAATCACTAAAATATTCTCTATGTACTTTAAACCATTTATCTGCATTATTGGGGTAACCTAACCCAATATGGGTGTCACCAATTAAAAAAATTTTACTCATATGTATAAGGACACTATATAATTTTTATATATAGTATAAATATTATAGTTAAAAAAAAATAAATGTTTATGATAAAATATGATAAAAACTTTGTGTACTATCTATAGAAGAATTGACTAATAAAATTGATTCTGGATTAAATATATTAGAGGTTGCAGAAATATTTGAGTGTCATTGGAGAAAGATATATAATTGTTGTAAAAAGAATAGTATTCAATATAAAAAGGGATTTTTCAAAGGAGTATAATATAGAAAAAAATCATTTTTTTATTATAATATATAGATATAGAGAATACAGAAAAATAAATATATAATTTAATAATTTGTTATTCAAGTTAAACAAAAAATAATGAAAAAAAGACATGCCATTACCTCACTTTACCCAGTTACAAGGAGTAGGTTCACCTGGGGGACCGGGTACACTACCAGATGAAGTAGTATACTTAAACCTATTTGAGATAACATTTATATTACCTGTTATCTTACAAGCACAAGGTAGAGACCCAATCTTGTTGTTACAAAATGCAACTAAAATTTCTTTAAACTTAACAGAGTTTGAAGGTGTTGGTACTAAACAACAAAGATTCAAATACTCTACAAGAGAGTTTGTTACAACTCCTACCAAAACTTCTGGTACGATTGCAATTCCTATTCAAGTAAATGTTAATCAACAAGGATCTATGGAGAATTGGAATACTATGAAAGCTTGGTATGATTTAGTATTTAACTCACAAAATGGTGCTCTTCACTATAAAAGTGATATTATTGGTACTATTATTGTTAATCAACACGATAAAAAAGGTGTTGTTTTAAGAAGAGTAACATTCCAAAACTGTCAAATAACTAAATTACAAGGTTATGATCTAGACTGGTCAGCAAATAACATCATTGAAACTGTGTTAGCAGATTTCACATATGATTACTTCATTGACGAGTACATTGATAATAACTTTACAATCAACCCACCGTTGGTTTCAGGTTACTAATAACAACTATACAAAAACAAAAAACTCATCTTTCGATGAGTTTTTTTATTTAAAGTAACAATGAGTGGAAACCCTCATCTGAACAACTACTAGTCTTGGTAAGCTGTTACCTCACCAACTAACTAATAACTGGTTTTACTTTAGAATTTTGGCATTTGCATATTGTTTGTCATATTTTGTGCATTTCGCATCATTGAACTTGTATCCGGCATTGAACCTCTCTGAGATTCTTCTTCTTTCTTCTTATTACTATCTTCTTCTTCAAGAATTTCATTAACTAATTTAATATTTTCTTCAAGCATCCAAAATGGCCATAAATCCATTGCAGCTTCTTGTGTATGGAAGTGTTTCTGAAGTAATAATTTATTCTTTAATATATGCTTCAAAGGCATCATGAATAACGAAAATACCTGACGTTCCGTTGGGAAATTGCATGTCTGTGGTAACCTCCTCACCACAACTACAAACTTTACCTAATTTTTCAATTCCGAATGTCATTTTACCAATCGCAGCGTTTAAGAACTGGAATGAAATATCATCCATTTGTTCAAACTCTGTAAGTTTAGCTTTAATACCATCCATTGTAATAGATGTTCTTCCATTTAACATAAAAGGAATAATCTTTAAGAATGATAAGTTAGGAGCTTTCTTTTCATTATTTTCTTTAATGATATAATCAGTAAATGCTTTTTGTAATCCAATATTTGGTGGTGTAACTTCAAATTGATGACCATTGATAGTCTTAAACGAGAATGAATTTGATGCAGGAGAATAAAATCTGTCTAACTTCTCATCTATTTTATGAAATCTAAAGTTCTCTCTTTTTAGTTCAATTGCAACATCTTGACCACAAGTACATTTTGCATTAGCAGATAATGAATTACCTTGTTGGAATGTCAATTCTCTAATTAAGAAAATTAAATAGATTCTATCTTGGTCTTTTACTTCTAAGAAGGATCCTACTCTACCATCAGTATATTTAATTCTAACACATGCTTGTAACATATCATTCATTTTCTCAACAACATCATAAAAGTTATTATCATCAACCATTGAATAAGCTTGAATTTCTCTAACTTGTGCCGCTCTAACCATAAACATAGTTCCAACAGGATAGAATTTCCCACAAGGAAAGTCTCTAACATCAAAAGTTAAATACTGTAGATCACTTGTTCGATTACTTTCAATAACAGGTTCTACCACGTTATCAGTAAATGTATTTTGAGTATTTTTTTTACCAGCTTCTAAATCACCTAAGTGTCTCATTAAGTAATCTTCTTCACTCATATCTTTATTTTTATCCGACATAATTTAATTATTATTTTTTATTATATATTGACATAATCAATGTCTCTATTATATTAAATAATAACAATTTGGTTTAAAATAAAAAAAACCCTATATTTCTATAGGGTTTTTATTATTTATTTAAGTGATTATGCGTTGATGAAACCACCAGCAGCAATAGCACCAGTTCTTAAAATTGTAACATTATTTACAATGATACCCATACCTTTGATTGGCTCTACATAAGTATCAAGAACTCCAATTTGACTATCGATAATATCAACAGTATTATTCTCATCATCCATTTTGTTGAAGTAGTTATATAAACCATTTTTGTTTACATAAGTTTCACAAATAACGTCAGCTCTTAATTTAATTTCAGCTCTAACATCAGGAGTATTGAATTTCCATTGGTAATCAAGTAACATAGCAGCAAGTTCTCTTTCTAACTCAACTAATACTTCTCTCACGTGGATTAAAGATAATGCTGATTTATAGATAGTCAATGCAGTGTTTTCAGTCTCAATTACATATCCTCTGTTTCTTTTCAATACAATTGGATTCATTTGTGCACCATTTAAGAATTCAATATCAGTTGGATTGAAATCGTGTTCAACACCAGCAATATTAGTAACTCTACCATTTGTAACACCAGCAGCAATTGTCCAAGGTGTAACAGAACTCACAATAGAAGTATGTTTTCTCATATAAGTTGTCGCAACATATGCAGCAGGTGGGAAATCTAATGGTCTACCATTATCATTTACTGTTACATAAGGAGTGAAATAACCTACTGATGATACTCCATTTCCATCACCGAATGAGTAAAGGAATGCAGGATTACTTTCTGGATCACCACCTTTAGCAATAAATTCAGCTTGTAATACACCCTCAGAGTTTACGAAACTTGGAGAAGATGAATTCTTGAATGATTTTAATGATGGCATATTGATGAAACCAAATACATTTAATCTCTCACCACAAATATCTACTAATTGTTGTTTTGATCTTTCTGTTAAACCTAAACCAAATCCGTCAACTAAATATCTAAAGTCAAATGCTTCTTTATTGACTAAAGATTTGAACAATGGTGTTCCTTTTGCAACCAAGTTTAAGATTTGATTTTGTTTAGTTTCTGTACCATCAGGTAAAGAAGCTTGTCTAATTCTAAATCCTTTTAATGCAATACCTTTATAAGTAGTTGCATACTGATCAACTGATGAATATCTTGTTGTTTGATAATCTAAGGCACCTGTTTCAGTATTAGTGTAAGGTGTTTTTAAGATTTTAGCATCACAAGTAATTTCAGCTAAACTTGTATCACCAGCATATTGTCTCTTGCTTAAGATTCTTGTATAATTTCTCATAAATGTTTGTCCTGGAGAAGCAGTAAAATCACTATTATCTGCCAATAAGAAATCACCAACTTTTACTTCAGTATATCTTGAACCATTTACTAAAATTTTATTAGGTACTTCAGTATATCCAGAAGGTCTTTCAATTTCAACTGTTTGTTTTAAATTAGCCAATTGAGATTGGACATTTAATTTATAGTTAGCAATTGTCTGAATTTCATTAGTCGAAACTAATTCAGAGTCTTTAAAACCAACTTCTAAATTACCATCTAAATCTATAAACATTTGTAAGTAAGATTTCATTGCAGCATTTTCTAATGTATTGTACATAACTGTCACATTAGATAATTGCTCATAAGTAACATTTTGAGAAACTGGATAAGCAAAACAGAATCCATTATCAAATCCTAAAGCATCAGCCAATTCAGCAGGACTTAGTGCAGGGTTTGGAGTATCTTGACTTACTGTTAAAGCAGTAGTATTATTTACTGATTCAGGAAATAATATTTGATCTAAATCTTGTAAGTCTAAACTTGTCGAAGCAGTGTCTGCATCAATACTAGGTGTTTCAAACACAACATAATTATATCCAGCGTAAGGACTATTAAGATTGACTATTGTAGGATCAGGAGTAGCTTCACCATTTACAAATGTAACATTTATAGTAGTCGTAGTACCAGTCTGAGCATCATAAAAATCATTTAAAGTATCGTTAGCAGCAGTAGTGTATAATCTATTTGAATAGAAATAATCACCATCATTGATTAAACCATTATAGTATTTTTGGTAGAATGTTGAATATTTACCAACTACACCATCACTACTATTAGCTACACCATCTTGAGTAAATAACTTCTCACTACCAAGGATAAACTCATTATCTACTTGATAGATTTTTAAAACACCACCATTTGGTCCAGAGATATAAGAAACGTCAGATAATCCAGTTTTTAATACTAAAGATTTATTTTGTGTTGCAGAAGTTACTACTTCAGTAACTGTCATAGTAGACAAGCTTTTCTTAGTACCAACACCATCAATAATCATTGTTCCTTGATCCTTATAAACTCCTAAGAATTCTTTAATCTTATTAAACATTTTGATTTTTCTCCATTGTTGATAGTTCTTAACATCAGAACCCGCAGTTCCCCAGAATGTCAATCTAACATCACCTTGAGAATAACCAACAGTATTACTTAAATCCTCTACATAATAATCATGCACTAATGAATTAGTACCATAAGTAAAATCTAGATACGGATGAACACCTTCTATATAAACACCATCAACATAACCAGAATCAACATATTCAATTAAATCTTCGTCTGGACTTATACAAACTCCGGTAAATGATGCAGTACCAAAGAATGCTTGTTCTAGAACATTATATGTAATATAACCTAATACTAAATCAGATGATGCTACAGTAGGTAAAACATTATTTGCATAACTTGTAACACTTGAGATAACACCACTAGTATTTACTGTAAAAACAGTTGAATAAGTTGCCACTGAAGTTAAATATTTAAAATCAATTGATTTTACATTAAATGAATAAGTACCTGCTGTTATAGGAACATATTGTCCACCAATAACCGCATAAGGATCAAAACTATCTATTGTACCTGCAAAATATTTAACATTCAATATAGACTGAGTACCAGAACCTGTTATTGTATGATTATTATTCCCATGAATATCAGCAGTTTCACCAGTAGCAGTTTTAACATTTAGCAAAGCACCTTCAGTAAACCAAGCTGTTCTATATTGAGGTAATGAAACAATACCTGAAGTTTTTGGAGAACCAAATGCGTGACCATCTTGCTCAGCCAATCCATTAGTATCATTTGATGCAGTACCAAATAATGCCACAACATTTCCTGGTAAATCCAAAGGAGTTGCAGTAAACGGTACAGATTCAACAATAGTTTCTTTATATGATAAGAAATCAATTTCTTTTTGTTCAGAATCAACTAAAGTACCACCAATAAGGTCAACTAAACCAGTGTAGTAATCTTCTTCTACTAAGTCTGCATTAAATGCACAGTATAAACCAGTTGTATCAGTACCTCTGTTTATTGTTGTTTCAATGAATATATTTCTTCCTTCTAAATCTCTAAAGTAAGGAATTAATGATAATCCTTCGTAGTATGCTAACAAAGTAACATTTCTGTCATTTGCAAAATTTCTCAATTGCTCTTTAATTAAACCATCAGAATTAAAATATTGACCCCATCTGTTATCAACCGCCAAGTTTTTGTAATCTGACCAGTCACCTGCGATCACAACAACATCAACCATATAATCAGATGCGTAATCTGATGCGTTAACGTAAGGTGGCATTTTTTCAACAGAACCATACCATTCAAGTAATGTTCTATCAAATCCAGTAACTTGTGTTTTAATTGCAAATACTGTAATGTATCTGTCTGACAAGTTAGTAAAGCTTAAAGCTCTTTCTGAATAACCAGCGTTATTTTTTGTTAGATTAATGAAAGCCTCAGTATCTCTCTTCCAGAAACCAGTTGTATCAAAGAATCTTCTGTAAGGACCTTCTCTCTTAATATCATTAAGATTGTGTGCAGAAGAAGATAATGATTTATACTCAATAACATCTAATGTATCATCTGTCAACAATAAATTCATTGCATAAACAGGAGATGATTCTAACATTTTTGAAACAGTTCTGTGGAAAAAAGATCCTTTTCTTTCCAAGTTTCTATCTAATTGACCATAAACCGTTTCTAAATCATTAACAGTTGTTAATCTAATCGGTGTATTAACAGGTCCTTTTTTAGAAACTCCTATTACAAGGTTAGTTATTCCTTCTACAGTAGGTGTGCTGAATACTGACTTGTCAATTTCTTCGATGAAGATACCAGGTCTTTTGTATTTTCCAATTTGAATTGCCATATTTTTTATTTTAATTTTTTAGTTTAATGTATATATTAAAAGAAAAAAATCATATTTTCTCTATTTTTGATTAACATTAGATATTTTTGTGATATTTTCCTTCATATCCTTTTCTATTCTCGCCAAATTATCTTTGTGTTTCTTCTCTGCAAATGTAAAATCAGTTTGTGTTTTAGTAACTTTCTTCAATAACTCTTGAATTTTCACATTGACTGCTTGTTTCGTAGTAGCATCTGTAGATAACTTTAATTCCTCTTGATAATTTTTATTTTCTTGATCCATTTTTAACAAATCACTTTGCATTCTAGCCAAAGTTGAATATTCCACAAGAAATGGATTTCGATCTGGTCCGTTTTGAACTGCTTGATCTCCTAATATTCTAACTAATTCTCTTTCAAGTTGAACAGAATCTTTAATATTCTTATAAGCATTATCAATCTGAGGTCGTTTAGTTTTATAATCAGCTAGTTGTTTACTAAGATTTTCCATACTTTGTTTATTCATCTTAATATCAACTGGATCAGTTTCTTCAACCGGTATAGCAATACCATCTGCTTCTAAAAATAATTTATAATTTTTTAAATGTTTCATTATTGTTTTTTAATTTGGATTCCTGTTTTAGATCTTACCTGTGTTTTTGCAGGTTTATTACCTGCTTGTAAAATAACAGCATCTAATTTTGGTTCAGTAGTATTATCAATAGTATAAACTTTTTTATCTTTACTATAAACTAACCAATAAATGTCAGAAATGTCTTTAAATATAGGTTCAGTTACTTTACCATCATTATCAACAGAAGAAACTTTTATTGTATTATTTAACTTGAAAATATCATTAAACTCATTTACTTTAATCATAGTATATTTAGGAGGTAAAGTACCATCTATAGCCAATCCCATTTCAAATGTACCCTTAGCTATATCTTTTTGAGTACCATTCATCTTATTCAAGTATTTATTTCTATAATAAGGAATTAAAGTATATGACATATAGATTTCACCATTTGAAACCTCATGAATTAAAAATGTTCTTTGTCTTCTCTTACCTTCCTCATTTGTATAAGCAATTGTAAAAAATGTATTAGGTTTTAAATCAACTCCTTTAATAGGAGGAGCAACTTTACCTAATTCTAACTCTAATTTCTGTTTAGAACTCTCTAATGTTGCAGCATCTGCTAAATCTTTCTCATCTAATACTGCCATTGCAGTTTGATTATTAGTTCCTGCACCATCACCGAAATATGAATCAACAAAGCCAGCAACTTTACCTCTCTCATTACCAGATTTATACAGTTTCTCACCATCTAATATATCATTTATAAATTTATTAAATTGAAGACCTGCGTTAGGTCTGATTTCCCAATCTCCAGGATTAGAATAATCAGGATTAGTTACCTTTGGTAATCTTAGATTAGCATTCTTAGTAAACAATACCTGATATTTACGATTCTTTCTTATATCATTAACTGCTTCTTCCCAAGCATCAAACAATTTATTATTTCTATAAGGACCATTTCTACCACTATCACCATCAGAACCACCACCAAATGAAGTATATTCAGATAATGTATTTGTATCAACCTTCTCACTTCTTTTAGTAATTGTTTGAACAGTATATAACTTATAAGCTTTTATGAAAAGATTCATTATTTCAATGATAGGGTCTAAACTCATAGTTATACCCTCAGGATTTTCCTTTTTCTTAGCTTCTAATTCATCTCTTAACTTAGTAGTTTCCTCTTCTGAGATAGTAAATGCTCTAACCTCTTTACAATTTTCATTAAAGAAGTCTAATATTTTCTTAGTAGAATCGGTACTATCACCTTGTACTTCTTGCTCATCATTTGTAGTTTGATTCTCAACTGGCTTCTCATCAGGTTTACCGGAAGGTAAAATATTTTGTGCTTCTAAAAACGTAAAATAAGAAAGTACCGACTCTTTTTTAACAGTAACAATAGGCACTTTATTTATCTCTTTTAAAGTAGATACAAATGTTTGTAAAGGAACTTTTAAATCTCCTAAACCACCATATAAGTTCTCTTTTTCAAATTGAGATGCTCTTTTAGAAAATCTCGCAATTTTCTCAGCAATAATAACTACTTTATTTCTATCTGATAAAACCTCAATACCTTCATTATAAAGTCTATCCTTTTCTTGTATTGTTGCCTTTTTATCACCAACCAAATATCTATTTATCTCATTATAAAGATTTTTTATAAGTTCTTTATTTTTACTATCGTTAGAATTTGTTGCAATATCATTAATTAAATTATAATCAACTGAAATACCTTTTTCCTTAGGTGAAATTAATACTTCAATATCTTTTCTCAATTTATTAAAAGCTTGTGTTAAGTGATCTTCACCAACAACTGTTTTACCTCTATCTGCAGCACCACCAGTACCAAATGAGTCAGCACCTTCCATAAGAAGAACCATTCCTGAAGGAAGTGATTGATCATTATTGGTAAATTTAGCTAACTTAGTATTTTTGGTTCTTATTGTGTCAATATCTAATCGATTAGGGTTTTTAGTATTATCACTTTGAATTAAACTTAATTTATCACCATTCACGGTAGTATATGTTTTCTTTGTTTTACCGTTAGCACCTGTTGATGAACCAGTACTAACTTTCTTATAATTTGCTAATACCAAAGCAAGTGCTTTTAGATTTTTAACCATTAAACCATACGAATTAATGTTACCATCTGTACCTTTTTCTTCAGTAGTTTCTGTAGAATTTTGATCTTTAAATTGGTTTAAGAAATCTCTAAACTTTTTAAGTTCCTCTAGTAAAATCTCTTTTTTATCTAGATTTTTCACATCATTAACTGCTTTAATTGCACCATCTGTTAATCCTATCAACTCAGATACAGGATGACCATTTTCCACCGCAAATATCAACTCCTTAAAGAAAGAGGATAAAGTTATTCTAAGTAATAATAACTGTTGATCACCATCTAGAGAGAATACAACAGATTGGTCTAAAAGATAATCAAATTGCTCTCTTAACCTTTCTGTCAATTTTTTAATTTGCCCAACTTTTCTAGCAATTCTTGCTTTTCTAATGATATGATTGATTAGACGTCCTAATAAAGAGTCATTCCAACCAACATCATTTGCAAATGGACCACTATTAAATTCAGCTTCTTCGTTTATTGACTTGATTTTATTTATAGAGTTAGAGTTTTTCTCTCTAAGAAAATCCTCTCTTTTATTCAAATATCTCATTATGATATAAAAAATTTTTTAGTATATATATAAAATAATAAGTATCATTTTTGTTATTTCAAAAATTATAAGTATATTTGTAAAAAGAAATAAAGTATGAGTTTATTCAATATCAATAAAGTAATATGTCTTAATCTAAAATCAATGGATCAAAGACAACTGTTTATTGCATCAAGATCGTTTTCAATCGATTTTGAAGCTCTTTTGACTTACAAGAAACAAAGATGTTTAAAATTGTGGATTTGTCAAGAGATTGGAATGACTATTGCTGTTGAACAACAAGATGTAAATAAGTTTACAGGTGAGTTACTTGAAAAAGAGTTCTACTTCTTTCCAGAAGTTTGTCCTGTAACAAAAAAAGAATGGGATAGAGTATTTAAAATGAAACCTATGGTACCTACTAAGATTTCTAGAGATATAGATACTTTAAATTTTTATCTACACTACCTTGAACAAGGATACGATATTAGAATGCCTTCTTTAGATAGAAAAATAGAACATATAAGAAATAATCAAGAAGAAACCAAAGAAGATAAGGTTAAATCAAAAAGTAAAAAAGAAATTACTTTAGAAATCGATAAAATCTTAGATAAAGTAAATGAAAGTGGTTTAAACTCTTTAACAAAAGAGGAAAAGAATTTTCTAGACGATGTATCAAAAACCAGGTAAATCACCTGGTTTTTTTTATATATACTCATATGAAAAACTTAAAATTATATGAGAATTTTTCCGGTAAAATAAAATATACTAAACCCGAAGATCTTGATACACAAGAAGTTGTTGAGTTAGTTGGAATTTTATTTGAATTAAAACCTACTCTACCAGATGAATTTCCTAACAAAGATTTATCACCTTTAATCAAAAATGAGGTATCTTATCTATCTGATGATGATAGATTTAATATCGTAGTTGGGTTCAGTGAAAATGATGTTTATGTAAACAAGGAAGGTGAACTGGTCTCTGGTAAATATAAAACAATATTTAAGGTAAATATCAGTAGAACCGAAAAAGAAAGTTTTAAATTATCAGAAGTTAAAGAATACATTCTTTTAACATCACAATTAGTTGAAAAAACTTATGATAAAGTTAAAATGTTAGTTAAGATAAATGAAGAGAAGTTATCGATGGAAGATTTTGAGAAATTATCAGATAATGATGAAATAGAAGAAATAACATTTCTTATAAAAATATACTAGTTTATGAAGTATTTACAAACACATGAGGGGTTTATCAATAAAGTTAAAACATTTATTAAAGATAAACTTAAAGAACAAGAACCAAATACAGAAAATAATATAACTGGTTCTAATGAAAAAAAAGATAAATTTAGAGAATTTGTAATGGATTGTATTACTTATCTACAAGATGATTTTAATATAGATATTAAATTTGTTGAAAATTCAGTTGAAAGAGGATATAAAGGTGAAACAATATTTGGTGAATTAAAAACCGAATCCAGAGTTAAAATACTAAAACAAGTTAGACAAGGTGACCAGAATAAAATAGAGGAAAATCAATTCATTATTGATGATGTTAGAGATCAACTTTTATCTATGGTAGAACTGGCTTTAAGACATTATAATATATTAGATGTTTATTTTGTTTACAGAGGTGAATTAGAAACAATTGAAAATGATAACCCATTTACTGTAGCCACAGGTATTGCATTAGATATGCTTAAACCGGGAGAACCTCAAAAAGTAAATAAAAAAGATTTTGAAAAATTACCTTATGATACAATAACTTCCGAAGTAAATGTCATATTCAAACTATTATAAAAAACCGAGATTTATCTTGGTTTTTTTATTTATTTTCATTTTTTTAAAATCATAATCTCTATTTTTTTAGAAAAATTAAAGAAAAAGAAAAACAATGTCAGAAGCTAAAAAATATATATACTCGTAAAAAGATCATTCAAAATGGGAATTAAAGAATTAAAGTATAACGATAAATCTATCACAACAAAATCAGAAATTTTAAAGAAGTTAAAAGAGTTTGGATTCAATTGGCTAATTGATTCTGAAGTTGAAGATGCTATTGTAGAAATTAAGAAAGATACTTTAATTTGGCATGAAGGTATTTATAAATTCGGAAATTGGCACTACGGCATATTTAAAAATGGAGGATTCTATGGAACGTGGGAAAATGGTATTTGGGAGAAAGGAGTCTTTAAGGGAACTTGGAAGAGCGGTTTGAACAAACCTATCTAGATAAAAATAATTACTTAACTATGAAAAGAAAAAAAACTTTACTGAAAGAAATTGGAACTAAAATTATTTATGACAACAATACAATTATAATTAGCAGAGAAGGAAATGAATGGTTCTTTGAAATAGGAAAAGAGTTAACGACAGATTTAGGAGAGGCAGTTTCATTATTATTAAGAAATTGTGATGCAAATGACCCAATTTGGCAACTTGAAATTAGAGATATAGATACTAGTAATTTATCACCAGAAAAAAGTTTATATTGGCTAACAGGTGGTGAAAGAGAATGGAAAACTTTAGAACATTATAATAAACCTTGGTGTGATTGTTATTTAGATTTTCAAGAAGAATTTGGATTTTTAATAGTAAGTATTATAAATAAATCCAGAACTTTAGAAGAAATGAGAAAACACTTTATAGAATACTTAAATCTACCAGTACTATATGATTTTGCACTCAGTAAAAAGTTATTAAGATAAAAATTAAAAACCTATCATAAAAGATAGGTTTTTTTTATTTATATATAGTACTATGAGAGCACATTTCTTTGACCTTAACAGTTTAATTACTATGAATAGTAAAGTTTGGATAGTTAGTAAACTAGATCCTAATAAACCCTTACTAAGAATATCTAAATCAGAATTTAACCTTTTAAGAAAAGGTGTTTATAGAAAAGATAATATCAAATTTGATATGGCTGGTGAATCTTATTGGTTCAGTGAAGAACTTTTAAATAGAATTAAAATCAAAGCAAAAAATGCTAATGTAGATGTATCTCAATTGGCATTCTCAATGCAAGAATTTATGAGTAAAGATATTATTGATAATAATGACTTCACAATTCACTTAGAAAATATAAGACATCTTAAAAATAGTCAAGACGATATATATGTTATTTGTTCCAAAAACTCTAAAAGAAGTTATGAGTCACTAATTGAAAAATTAGAGGAAAAACTATTAGAGTTTGGTTTAAAAATTAAAAACTTCTATTACATATCAGAAACATTCTATAACAGAGATAGAGACGATATAATAAACAAAAAAGTAAAATTAGTACTCCAACACATAATTGGTTTAAAAACCGATAATATGAAGTTCACAGAAGAAGAAATAACTAAATATGATGAAGTTTCTTTATACGATGATGATACTAACACAATTAAATTAGCAAAAGGTGTAAATGATATACTCCAATTCTTAGTAAAAAATAGTGAAGATAGTGTTAAAGACAAGGTAAAAGAAATCCTTAAACAAAATGAGTGTGAACTAATCATAAATCAGGTTACCTTTAATAAAGTAAATACATTTATAAAAACAAAAATAGAGTTAAGTCTTTCTAAAATTATCAAAACATTTGAAAGTTTCAATTACAAAAATAATATATAATATATGAAAAATATTAAAACATTTGAATCATTCTCCGAAGGAGAAGAAATAAACGAATCTTTAGGAGGAATAATAAAATCAGTAATAACATTTCCATTTACAGTAATTGCCCTACTAGGAATGCAATTTGTAAATGGTAGAACAATATCAAAAGTAATTAGAGAAAGACTTTTAGATATTTATGCAAATATTGATACACTAATAGCAACTTTAGAAAATATTCTAAGAAAAACTGATATTACTGATGTTGAAAAACGAAAAGTTCTTTCTAAATTAAAAGACTTAAAGAAAGTTAAAGAGAAATACCCAACTTTACAAAGTTACAAACAAGAGGTAAGTAAAAAAGTAATTTTTTATAACTTTAAAAATAGAGATTATTTGAGAAATCAAATTTGGGAATATGAACCTAGACAAATGAGTGCAATGCAAGTAGCAGCAGAACTAACAAAAGTTTATAAACTTATAGAAAGAGGTGATGTAACTGGAGAGGTTGCTGCACGTGAACCTATTAGAAATAGATTTCAAGAACGTTTAAATGGTCTGATAGGGGGAAATGCACCCGAAGAACAAAATCCAGACGGACAAAGATAAAAAAAAGACTAACAAATGTTAGTCTTTTTTTATTTTTCATCTTTCCTACTCATCGCATTCTTAATCAATTCGTTTAGATCTCGATTGTTTGTAACTAAACCATCTGAAGATGTATTATCAACTTGACTCTCTGCTTCAGCTTGTTTAACTTCAGGATTTTCAATTTCATTATACCCTAAATCCTTTCTTAATGTTTTATAGAATTTCTCTAATTCAGTTCTTTGATTTGATAAAAATTTACCATTCTCTCTAATCTGACCAATTGTTTGATTGACAACTTCATGCATTCTTGCTGCATTATCACCATTATCAACTTGTCTTAATTGAGATAAGAAGTTTTTTCTAGTCATCTTTGATAAGAAAATTGCTTCTGCATAAACCATAGCATCTTCTCTCATCTTATTTCTAATATAAGAATGTTCTTTTAATTTTGGTATATCACTTAGATATAAATCAACCAAAGACTCTAATACATCCATTGATTGTTGTGTAGCAACAGTTAAGTCAGCATCATAATCATATATCTCGATTTCACCTAAATCAGGTAAATCTTCTGGCTTTGCTAAGTGTAGAGAAATGTCAAATTCCGAGTTTTCTGACTGGATTTGATCGAATTCATCTTGTAGTCTAATTCTTTGTTCTTCACTTTTTGACATAAGTAAACGGTTTTTTACAATATATATAAAAAAAGTAAAGTCCAATTTATCATGGCAAAAGAAATATTAGAAAAACAGATGATATTTACCACTAGATTGGTAGATGAAGCATCAGATAAATTAAATGATGGTATCGTTATAAAGAGATTCCAGAACCCTTGGTTAAAATCTGAAGTAGGTCTAAGAAGAGCAGGGGTTTCATTTAGAATGTCTCCTGAAGAACAGGAAGAATATATTAAATGTGCACTTGACATTGATTACTTTGTTGAAAAATATTGTAGAGTGAAGAGAGAAGACGGTTCAATTGGTGAAATATTTCTTAGAGACTACCAAAAAGAAATACTACACAATTTTATCAATAGTAGATTTAATATCTTAATGGCATCTCGTCAGGTTGGTAAAACAATCTCTGCATCAATTTTCATGTTGCATACTATTCTATTTAGCAATGACAAAAATATAATGATTGTTGCAAATAAAGGTGATACTGCAGTTGAGATTGTAGATAAAATCAAATCTATTTACACATTATTACCATTCTTCTTAAAACCAGGTATTAAAACTTGGAATCAAAAATCACTAACATTTGAAAATGGTTGTAGAATAAAAACATCTGCAAGATCTAAAACGCCTGCAATCGGTTTTACCATTGACGTACTTTATCTTGATGAGTTTGCACATATCCCTTCAAATATTATAGAACCTTACTATACTGCTGCTTATCCAACAACCGCCGCTGTACAAAACTCAAAAATCATTATTACATCAACACCAAATGGTATGAATCTATTTCATAAGTTACTAACTGATGCAGAAAGACCAGAAGGAGACCCACTTAAAAATAACTATAAAGCAATGAGGGTTTACTGGCATCAAGTACCAGGTAGATTTGTTACTTATCTAAGATTAAACAATCATAGATTATATGATCATGGAGTGACTAAAGAACAAATATTTGAACAAATTAGAAGTATATTCCCAGAAGAAGTAACAAAATCAAAAATGTATTGGAACATCGACTTTCAAAAAGATATTATTGAGGTTTATAATAATGAAAGATGTACTGATGAAGATGTTAAAAATCTAACCTTTATTGATTCCAAAGGGTTTGAAGTTCCTTTAAGAGCAGTTGGTGAGATGACAACTTGGAAAGAAGAAGCAGTAAAAGATATTGGTGGAGAAGATGCATTCAACCAAGAATATGGTTTAAGATTTATCAACTCAAGTAAATCGTTATTAAATGAAGCAATTATCGATAATCTTTTGAACAATAAAAAGAATTATAAATTTGAAGAAATATTTGAGTTTGAATCAAAACTTAGATTTAGTTATAAAGATTTAAGATGGGTTGACGATGATGACGTATTTATACCAATCAATAGAAAAGATGATAAAATTGTTATATCAGTCGATATATCAGAAGGTTTAGGACAAGATTATTCTATTATGAACATATTTAAAATCGCTAAAAAAGATATGGATTTAATCGAAGCACAAAAAGCTAGTTATAAATCTGTTACAGATTTTATCAGATTAGAACAAATTGGTTTATTTAGAAGTAATCTAATTTCAGTTAAACAATTGGCAGAAATACTTTATATACTAGCATTTGAATATTTTAATCCAGATAATGTTAAGATTGTTTTAGAGTTAAATAACTACGGAAATACTTTACTAGCAGAATTACCACATGTTTTTGATGGGAATAATCAGTATGGATCATCTATATTCTTTAGATACAAACATAGAGCAGATGCAACTGAAGAAAAAGTAGGTTTAAAGGTTGGTGAGAATAAAAATATGATGGTTAAAGATTATCAGGATTTAATGATTTCTAAAGGTTTCACAATCAATAATGAGGAGACTGTTAGAGAAATAACAACATTTGTTAAACACACTACAACATCAGGAAATACAAGATATGCTGCAGACGTTGGACATGACGACTGTGTAATGACTATTGTAAATGCAAGTAGTGTTTTTACAAAAAATGATTTTAAAGAAATGGTTGAAGACACTATACAAAAAGATCCTACATTTAAAAATTATGTTGAGGATTGTTTAAAAAACTTAGAATATACAGAAACAGTTGATTATTCTCAATTATTAAGTGTTAGAAGAAAAATTCTAAATAGAAATAAAATAGTTAGTGATAGTAATACAACCGGTGTAAATTGGTTTAATGCACCAAAATAAAAATATATTTTTTTATTCTTAATATATAAATCATAAAAAAATATAAACAATGGAACATCCAACTTTTAAAACTAAAAGTAGTACTGATGGTGTAAATTATATTTTAATGAAAATGATTGAAGATCATTATGCAGAAAGAGGATTTAGAACTAGTAAATCATATGATGGAAGAGTATTGCAAACATGATTGGTTTAGAATAATCGTAGACTAATAAAAAAAAAAGACATCTTTAAGATGTCTTTTTTTTTATTCATTCACTTCCATAGTGACTGAGAGTCCCGCCGATTTTAGTAAATTCTTCATTTCTGAAATGGTTTCTAAATCACCATACTTAACATCACATTTACCATTATTATGAACAATATGAGCACATTGTGTTGCTTGTTCGTATTCATGTTTACAAACTTTCATAAGACATTCAATAACCCAATCAAATGAGTTATAATCGTCATTATGAAGTATTAGTTTGTAAGGTTTAGATAAAATCTCCTGTACTTTAGACTGTGTTTTCTTCTTAGTAATAGTTGGCATATCTTATTTGAATATTTTTGTTGTTTTGTTCTTTACGTCTATTATAGTAATTCGACAGTCAATTGTTTTAGCCCATTTTTCAAATTCTTCTAAATGTTCATATCTATCATCATACATAATAAACTCTTGAGGATCAATTTTTGAAATCAATTTCTCAAATAATCTTCTTTTAAATGTAAAAGTATCACCACCAGTGTTTAAATAAACTGCATCAAATGCCAAGTTTAAATCATCTAAAATAACTTCTACTTCAGGTCTCAACTTTTCAACACGACCGGTTGCCAAAATAACATAGTTATCTGGATCAGAAACTACTTTTAAATATTCTTGATAAACATAAGGGTTTACTGTAACTGGGAAAATATCCATATCTAAACTTTCTGGTTTAGACCACCAACCTCTATGTGGATACTCTACACCAAACTTCTCTCTCCATATAATTTTTCCGTCTTCATGTTTTACTGTGTTACATAAAGTATCATCAAAGTCAAAACATACTAATTTCTTTATTCCCATACTTGTATTTATTTTTACAAAGATATATATAATTTTTTAATATATAATAAAAAATAAATAAAAATATGAAAATTGATTTTAGAAAAATTGCTATTTTATTTTTACTAATATCTTCTACCGGATTTGGACTTACCTGGTATCTAGGTGGTTATGATTCATCTAAACAAAAAGTTAAGCAACTTGAAGAAGAATATAAAAAATTAGAGCGAGAAAAAGCCGCAGCGGATGCTAAGGTAGCAGCTTGGAAAGAAATATACGAACAAAAAGATGCTAAAGATAAAAAATTAGCAATTGAAGTAGGTAATGCAAAAGCAGCCGCTAGAATAGCCAAAGAAAATGCAGAGAAAGCTAAACAAGATCTATCTAAACTTCAAGGTGGTATGGAACAAACTAGAAAAGAAATTGAAGAACTAAAAAATAATCCAAAGGTTCTAACTGATGATGAACTTTTAGAAGAACTAATAAAAAATACAAAATAAGATATGAGAAAATTATTCACAATATTACTAACATTGATTTCTATGACAATGTTTTCACAGCTTACACAACCAATTAAATATCCAAGATTTGAAATAGATTCACTTGGACAAAAAGTTGTAACAATGACTATACCACAAGCAATGAAACTTAATAATAACTCAAACATACTAGAGAAGTTTGAGAAGTTACAAGCCGAAATGAAGGATTATGAAGATATTTGTATAAAAGTAATCAATGATAAAGAACAAGTAATTGCAAAATTAGATGTTGTTATTACTAAACAAGATGGTCAGTTAGTTGCAAAAGATGAAAAGATTAAAGCCTTACAAGGAGAAATACTTGCATGGATGGAAAAAAATCATGTTTTGGAAACACAATTAGCCAATAGACAACAAGTAATTGATGAAAAAGATAAACAACTAAAAAGACTTAAAACTAAGATGGTTATCACTGGAGTAGGTGGTTCAGTAGTAATAGTTGGATTATTATTAGGAGTTTTAGGAGTTTTTTAAAAAAGTAAAAAAATGGCTTTTTATTCTTAATATATAAATCATATAAAAAATAAATATAAACATGAAACACGTTAAAGCATTTGAAAGATTTCGTATTCAAAAAAATAGAGAAGAGATTATTAAAGAGTCTGTTTTCCAAGTTAACGATCTTTATAAAGTAAAAACTATGATTGATTTACCTCAGTCTTTAATCAACGCTTATGTTAAAAAAGTAAAAGATACTACAGGTAAAAATTTACGTCAATTCTTTGGAGACGTGGATATTGCAGAAGAAATCATTAAATATGTAACTACAACATTTTTAGATGTAGATAAAATCCCTGGTGGTGCAATAATGGGTGGACAAACTCAAGCACAAACTCAAGGTCAAGGACAAGTTCAAGTTCAAACTGAACCTCAAGGACAACCTCAGGCACAAACTGAACCTCAGGCACAAGCTCAAGTACCTGCACAAGGTGAAGTTCAACCACAAGGACAACCAGAAGGAGAATTTGAAGAGCCACAAGCACAAACTCCAGTTCAAGGTCAAGCACAAGCTCCTGCACAAGGTGAAGAGGGAGAAAATGAAGAAGAAGAGGAATTACCACTTTAATCATAATTAAAAAACCACTCAAATGAGTGGTTTTTTTATTTTACATACTTTGTAAGTATAAAGTCTCTTCGTATTGTCATTAGTAAATTAAACATATCTTCATCATCAGTTTTATAATACTTAATATGTTTATTGATAATATCTAAAGTTAAATCATGCTTGTTATAATTTATCCAATCTTCTTTTATATAAAGTGGCATATTAGAAATATCACTAATCTTTTCTTTTTCTTCCTGAATGAAATAATAAAATTCGTCCTTTTCTAATATAATAGAGGTTAAACCCAAAATCCAATGATTTCCATAATCACTTAAAATAGATATGATTTTAAAATCACCAAAATTTGAACTAAAAGAATTTAATTCTAAATTATTCATTATTATAATTATCTAAAAATTTTCTTTCCTCTGGTGTAAGATTTTCAATCCCAACAGAACTAATTCTATCTAAAATTTCATCAATATTGAATTTAACCGAATTTCTTTTCTTAATCTTTTCAATATCAGACATTTCTTCTTTCAATCCACCAAAATTACCTTTCTTTAGATCTTCTACTTTAAGACCAAATTTTTTCTCAAACTCTTCACGAGAAAAAATCATACCCATTACATTCACAACATCATTTATTTCATGTTTATAGAAAATCTCTACACCCATAATAATATCCTCAATCAATGTCTTCTCAGCAGAATCTGATGTATAAATACACTTATCACCTTTAAATACGGCAATATCCTTTCTATCCATCAAATAAACAATATTTATCGAACCAAGATTATCTAATTCAGTCATAACACTAACAGTGTTATTGATACGACTATTAAAACTAGTCTTATGTGTATAAATATTATCCAATATTCCTTGGAAAATATCATTTATTTCCTTTTTGTAATTTTTTTCTTGATAAATATCTAGAACCTTTCTTACTAAATTATTAAGAATATAACCTAAACAAATACCACCAAGTAATATCATACTATATACCATAAACTGATTTTCTAATTTTTACTAATAAACTATTTATAAACTTTTCATCTACCTTTTCTGGTAAATTTGAAGCTTTAAACAAAGCATCTACTTCTTTAATTTCTTTCTCAACGTGATCGATCAAGGTTTGTAAATCTACTTCACCTCTTCTAATTGCAAGAAGTTCTTGTGCATTTGGTCTTTTAACTATAATACCTTTACCCTCTGCAATTTCTCGTGCCATATCCATCAATCTTCGACAATGTAACATGTTTTTACCATCAATTTGTTGACCGTGTGATTTAACATCAACCCATCTTTGAAGATTTCTCTTTTCTAACCATTCTTCATACTCTCTGTAGTCTTTACAGTGTTCAGAGTAACCATCTTTGTTATAAACAATATTACACAATGATACTTCTCCTTTTGGAATTGAGGACAATCTTAATTGATTTGATATACCATAATTAGGAGTTTCTAAACCTTCATCACCTACCTTAACTAAACCTTTGTAAAATCCTGGTTTATCATTGTAATAAAGTGCATAAACATCTTTGGCATGTGGAACATTGGCTAAACCAAACATCCTAACATCATATTTGATACCAAATAATTTATATAAAAATCCACCTTTATATTCAGAACCATATTTTGACTTCTTAAAAGGAATTGTTTTTTCACCGTCAATAACATAACAGAAATCAAGTAAATCTTTACGAGTTACTTTATCTCTCTCCCAGTTTTGTTTTTTATTCTGACCTTTGGCTTTACCAATTTGAGCTCTAGCATATCCACCAAATGAATTTGCACAGATTTTAGTAATAAACTTATCTTTATTCTCTAAGATTAAATCAAAGATAGGATCTTTATAAATAATACAATCTTCTGGAGTATTAAGTAATTCTAAAACTGTTGGATTATTACTAGCCAATAATTCTAAAAACCTACGTATCTCATAGATAACAATATCATTATTATCATCATTTATTTGTTGTTTGTATTTAAAACCTAAAATATCATCCATTGGTTGTATAAATACACCAGCAAAGTCAGTATCGGATGTCTCTATATTAGTTCCATAAGCATGTGAACCCCTAATCACTAAGAAAAGTGGTATCGCACCTGGAGACCGTTCATTTATAAGTTGTAGTAATTGTTCTTTCATCTTTATTATATAATTTTTTTACAAATATAGTGAAAAAAACCAAATGTTCAACTATTTAAACTTCTTTTTTAATTCACTTAAATCTAATAGATACATATCCTTTGGATCAGTATCTTCTAATATTTTAATTTCTTCTTTTTTAGCAGTGAAGTCTTGCTTCATTTTTTCAAATAATTCTTTTGTTAAAGAATAAATTGGCATTCTTAATAAATAATCAAATGAGTCATCTATTTTTTCTAACCCTAAATTTTCAATACCAACAACAATTTCTGTTTTAGATACATTATTTATCTTTAACTTCTCATCAAGAATCGCTTTAATAAATCTACCTCTATTACTTAGTATCTTTAAGTCTTTATTAAGTTTATCTAATGTATGTTGCTTTCTCACATTGTAATAAGCTAGTCTAAACTTAGTAAAATATTCAATAATCTCTTCGGATGTTTCAAATATCTTCAATTTACCATACTCATCAAGTGTTGTAAATATCTCAGTTGATGATTCTTCTAGTTTTAAAAGCTTTATTAAAGCAGTATCATCTAAACTTTCTAACGAAGCTCTATTAAACTTTATTGTATAGTCAACATTATCTTTACAATTATCATCATAAGAAACAATATCCTTATTATCAACTAGTTTATCCAATATTTCTTCATACTTTTCATATGTCATAGAAGGTGGTAATTCACTTATCTTAACAGTTGAAGTATTTACTTTTTGAAATCTACCTCTTATAATCCATCTTTTAGGATTTTCTTTATCTTGTATGAATTCACCTGTAAACTCATTTAGAGAAGGTTTAATACTAGATAATTTTTTTCCCTCAATAACTCTCACACAACTATCAATAATGCTTTTAATGTCTCTATTTAACACATTAGAAGCAAATCCAACCGCAATTCCTGAGGAACCATTTAATAATACCGTTGGAATAATTGGTAAAAAGTATTTTGGTTCTATTGATTCACCTTCTTCTTCCTTATAATCAAGTAAGTCAAAATCTTTGTAAATCAATCTAAAGTTCTCACTTAATTTTGTCCCAATATATCTTGCCGCACCAGGTTGTGGAGAACGCAATGAACCAAATTGTCCGTCTTCTTCTAAAAGTGGTGCATTATTCTTAAATTTTTGTGCCATTGTAACAATAGCATTTTCTAATGAAGTATTACCGTGATGATAAAAAGCATCAGATGCAACTTTACCCGCTAACTGGAATACTTTTATATTTTTCTCAGTACCATTTCTCCAAATTTGATTAGAGATATGAATGATTTTTCTCTGTGTTGGTTTGAATCCATCAACAACAGATGGTATTGCTCTTCCTTCAATTGAGTACATTGCGAACTCTTTATACTCATTTGATAAGAAATCGGAAATCGTTTTTTCTGTCATCATAATTTTATATATAGTAAAAAATAATCTTTGTTTTTTCCACAATGAATAAACTTAAAAAATATAATGACTTTCTAATCTTAGAAAAATATGATAAAAACATCACAAACTATCTAAAAAGTATTGGTGTAACAGATAAAGAAGAACTTAAAAAACAAGTTTCTTTATCTAAACAAGGTCACTTAGGTACTTACCTACACTCTAAAGGTGATAAATTTACTTTTGGTATACTTAAAGCTATCTTTAAAGATGCAATAGATGCAAAAAAGAAAACCGCATTAAAGAAAAATATCTTTAATTTATTACCTGTTGCAATTCCTTTATCGTTAGCACCATATTTCCCTATTTTAGCACTTGTTGGTACAGTATTTGGTTCATCTAGATTTGTACATAAGATATTTGATACAATATTTGATTATTTAGAACCACAATCTAAATATGTAGATTTCCTAAAGAAAACTATCGATACTTATATGATGTTACCAGAAGGTAATGTCCCTTTAAAAGATAGATTCTCTAGAGCATTTGTAGTATCAGATAGATTGATTGAAGCACTTAAACCTGAAGTAGTAAATTCATTTACAACTTTTATAAGTGAGAAGATGGATAAAGAGGATGATGATAAACTAGTACCCGATCACTATATTGAAAACGAACTAAAGATGTATCTTAATGATAACTTTGATATAGATCCGGAAATACCTTTAAAGAAATAGAAATAAATTATGGAATTATTATTAAAAAAACTAGGAATTGAAAAAGTCAAAGTTATAGATAATAGTTTTGACGAAATCTACGAGAAATATACCCAGAAAGCAAAAGAGCAAGGGTTTTATGGCGAACTTAAATTCATTAAAGAACACTCAAAGGTTATGATCTACGTAGTTGTTAGTTAGATTTTTTAACACATAAAATAAAAATACCTGTTAAAAATATTATAAACGAACTAAATACAGTAAGCTGTACTTCCTCAAAATAATTCATATCAACCAATACACCTATTAGTAAAGAAACCACCATTAAAATATAACCAAATACCTTCATACTTTTATATATTAAGTTTAATATATAACTAAGTTAAAAAAATATTAAACCAATGAAGAAACTATTATCATTTTTTTTATTTATGACAACAATAATTAGTTATTGTCAAGTTGTTAGAGATAGTGTATTAGTTAAAACTGACATTTTTGAGGTAAGTTACTCAGAAAAATTTGAACAACCATTGAGAGTTAAGTATCGTGTACTTTGCCAAGACGGTAAAGCATCAAGACAAGGTATGGACTTCTATACAGAAAAAGATTATATAACTTCAGATGAAAAAGATTATGAAAATAATATTTATGACAAAGGACATTGTGCACCTGCAGCTGATTTCAATTGTGATAAAATAATGTTATTAAAAACATTTACTTACTTAAATTGTGCACTACAAGATCAATTTTTAAACAGAGGAACTTGGAGATTACTAGAAGTACACGAAAGAGAGTTAGCAAAAAAATTCATAGTAGATGTTGAAATAAAACTTATATTCTCGGATAAATCAATTAAGTTACCAACTGGTGCAACCGTACCAGATGCGTTTATTAAAACCATAAAGTATGATGGTAAGGTTGAAAAGTATTACTTTATCAACGAAAAACCAAAATCTAATAACTATACCCTTTACTTAGTAAAATAAAAAGAGACTCAATTGAGTCTCTTTTTTTTATTCAAATTCAGATTGTAATATCTTAACTACTTCTCTTATTGTTTCTTCTTCTAAATCAGTTTGTTTAACAATTAAATTAAAGTCTGCTTTTAAAACACTTTTTGCAGTATCATAACCAACTTTTTTAAATTCATCAATAATCCAACCATCAATTTCATCGGAGAAATCTTCTAGTAAAACATCTTCATTGTGTTCAACATCAGAAAAGACATTTATTTTATAACCAGTTAGTTTGCTTGCCAATTTAATGTTTAAACCACCTTTACCAATAGCCAAAGAAATTCCTTCAGAAGGAACTACAACATTTGCAGTTTTTTTCTCTTCGTTTATCTCTGCATTTGGTTTACTTTGTCCTAATGCTCTCATTATATACAATGATTTATTAGTAGTATAAGTGATAACATCAATATTCTCATTATTAAGTTCTCTTACAATAGAGTGAATTCTACTTCCCTTAACACCTACACAAGTACCAACAGGATCAATTCTATCATCATAAGACTCAACAGCAACTTTTGCTTTATATCCAGGTTCTCTAACAACTGCTTTAACAGTAATTAAACCATCGAATACCTCAGGTATTTCAAGTTCAAATAATTTCTCTAAAAATTTATTTGATGTTCTTGATAAAGTCATATAAAGTTTACCATTTTCAATAGAAACATTTTGTAAGATTGCTCTAATTGAATCTCCTTTTCTAAAGAAGTCACCAGGTATCTGTTCTGTTTTAGGTAAAACAAATTCATTACCTTCATCATCTGTTACGATAACTTCTTTTCTTAAAATTTGGTAAACTTCACAAGTGAAAATCTCACCTTCTCTATCTTTATATTTTTTGTATAAGTTTTCTTTACCTAAATCCAAAATTTTAGATTTAAGTACTTGACGAATTGATGAAATTGAACGTCTACCAAAATCACCAATTTTAATTTCATCAGCAAATTCTTCACCAACTTCAAAACCAGATTCAATTTTATTTACATCAGTAAATCTAATATGAATATTCTCATCAAATTCATCATAACTGTCTTCAACTACAAGTCTATTTCTCCAAATTTCTAAATCTCCTTTATTAGGGTTCACAATAATATCAAAGTTTTCAGATGAACCATATTTTTTAACAATAATAGTTTTAAAAACTTCTTGCATTACTTTAATCATTGACTCTTTGTCAATACTTTTTACGTCTTTTAACTCAGAAAAAGACTCTATTAGATTTATATTATCCATAGTATTTATATTATATTTTTATTTGTATTCAAATAATACAATTATGTTTAAAATAAAAAAAGATGTACTAAACATCTTTTTCTTCTTTTTTTCTCTTCCACAACAACCAAAGCCACTGAAAAAGAGGGATAAAAATCACACCCATAAACCACTCCCAGTTGCCGAGCATAAAGTCTTTGACACTGGAACCCAGGTTAGACTTGACTTTTATCTTTCGTTCAAAGACGGTAATATCTTTAAAATAATCATTACCATCTTCTTTTATTCTAATTTTTACATTAAGTTTTAAATTATTTTCACCTCCTTGTAAAGGACTTACACTCCAAGCCCATTCCGTATATCCTTCATCATCTATATTTTGAATATCCGTTGATAATGGAGTTATTTCAAAATCTTTTTTACTTGATAATAAACTAGCCGACATTATTGGCGAAACCGTTATTGACTCTACTTTAACAGAATCTAAATTATCAGATATAGGAATCTCTCTATCACCTACTAATAAAACTGTTTTATCATTTTGTTTTGTTATTCTAACTTTTACAGAGTATTCTTGACCAACTTCCATTTCACTTGGAACTGAATAAGCAATTAAACCCTTTGGTCTGACTTCTTTAACCGGTTCAGATTTAGTAATTTGTTTAGTTTGTTTCTTTTTATCTGAAACTTTCCTAGTTTCATTTTTTTGTGGTATAAAATCAGGTTGAACTAATTTAGCTTCACTGACAATAATTTCATCTTTAGAAACCACATAATTAAGACTATCTTCGACAGTACTTTCATCAACAACTTTTACTACAGGTGGTTCAGATTTTGGGTTTTCACTAGTTACATTTGTAGATTTACAAGAAAATAGTATAAATAAAAAAAGAAAGAATATATATCTCATAATCTATATATTCTTTCTTATATCTTCTATTTTAGAACTTCACTAATTTTATAATCTCTAAAACTCTGAACATCAATGTCTGTAGGTTTTACTTCGTAAAATGTTAAAGAAATCATTTTCATATACTTTTCAGTTTCTTCTTCATTTGCATCTGGATGTAGAATGTTTTCAGTATCACCCCAACCACTTTTTTTAATAGGTCCATACTTTTCAACTAAAGACTCATTAAACTTCTCATACTCTTCAATATCAACATTTAATATGTCTTCTAAATCATATGAATAATAACTAAGTGAACTTGTTTTAAACTCCTGTTTATTCAACTCCTTTACCTTTGCTTCTGCATCTTCTTTTGAGAAACAAATCAATTCTGGATTTCCTCCTTCTGATTCTGAATAGATATTATCATCATATTCATACCCTTTTTTTACAATTACGTGTGCTTTCATATTTTATTTTAATAAATCGTTAATTTTTTTATCTCTAATGTATTGTGTTTTTAAATCTGCTAATGACATATCCCAGTCATTTTTAATGTCATTTATTCTTGATAAATTTAAGAATTGTTCTTGATAGTTTTTCAAATCCAAACTCTGAGTGTCCTCTTTATATAATCGATAAACATAATCAAAATCTTTCTCATTATAGTAATTACCATCAATAATAAATATAATTGGTAAGTCTGTTACTTCACGAATTGAACTTAATAAATATTTTATATGACCATCAGGAACTACTGTTAGTAATAAATCAACTCTAAATAAAAAGTTTGGCAATATTTCAGATATATCTGTTGATGTGATGGCAATTTTTGAGCATTTAACATGAATATTACTATTTACACCATCTAGAAATAAACAATTATGACCCATAAGATCATAATAATCTATTAGTTTACTAACTACATAATTATTTTCATTTAGAAATAAATTTACTTTACCAATGTCTAACATTTTAATACTTTTGAACTATTTCCTTATATGACATAAAAATGAATAAGGCAGAAAATAATGCCATAATTATACTAGATGTCATAAGTGATACTATTAAAAGTAATGAACTTGCAACAATAGAAATATATCCATTGATTTTTCTACCTAAAGAAGGTTTAGTCAACCATTGACAAATTGCCTTACAAATTCGACCACCATCCATTGGGTAAATAGGTAAGATGTTAAAGATAAATAAAAACATATTTATTTGTGCAAATACATCTAACCCTAAATAATGCCCTATAAGATAAAGTGCTAAGTTCGATAAAGGACCTGCAGCAACAATTAAAATTGTCTGATTATAAGGAGAATAAGTAGTATCAATTGCAGCGGCACCATTTAGTAAGTCTAAATAAACATGCTCTACATAATGATTAAATTTCTTAGCAACTGCGGTATGTGCTAATTCGTGTACCAAAACTGCGGCAAAAATAGATAAAAAGTAATCTAATGCAGTAGTAAGATTACCAAATTGTAGTAAGAATAAAGGAAGTAAAATAAAGAACCAATACTTTAAGTAAACAGGGGTTCCCATAAAATCAAATAATTTGAACGAGTTTTTCATATATATTTTTAGTTTAAAAAGCAAAGATATGGAAAAGTAAATGATATTAAAAAATTATTTTAAATAAACTTTTATACACTTTATTTATATCAACTTAATAACTTTTAAATTAAAATTATGGATTTTGGAAAAGATTTTAGAAAATATGCTTTAAGTGAGGGTATTTCTTCTATGAATTTACATTACTTTGAAAAAGGATTAGTAGAGAATAGTATGACACCATACATTCTTGAAGAAAGAGAAATGAGGGTAACGCAGATGGATATTTTTAGTAGACTTATGCGAGATCGTATCCTATGGGTTGCTGGTGTTGTAAACACACAAATGTCAACTGTAGTTCAAGCTCAATTGATGTATTTAGATTCAGTTGAAAATAAAGACATCACAATGCACGTTGATTCACCAGGTGGTTCAGTATTAGCTGGATTAGGTATGGTTGATGTTATGAGATATATCAACTCCGATGTTGCAACAATCAATACTGGTATGGCCGCATCAATGGGTTCTATTCTTTTATCATCAGGAACTAAAGGGAAACGTTCTTCTTTGAACTTCTCTAAAGTAATGATTCACCAAGTTTCTTCAGGTGCATCAGGACACGTTGAAGATAATCGTATTTCTCAAATGGAATCAGAAAAATACAACTACGTTCTTTTCAAAATGTTAGCTGAAAATAGTGGTAGACCTTTTGATGAAGTTTTAGAAAGTGCTAGAAGAGATAAATGGTTAAACTCACAAGAAGCTTTAGACTTTGGATTTATTGACGAAATTATCATCACTGATAAAGCAACACCAATTTCAACTTATCTTGAAGGCTTTGATGATTACTACACAAAAGAAATCTTAAAGAAATAAATTAAAACCCACTGAAAAGTGGGTTTTTTATTATGAACATTCTGGACAATCAACTTGACCACCATCACATACATCACAAAAGACTGAACCACCACCGTGACATACAGGACAAGGCTCACTACTAGCATCCCCACCAGAACCATCACAATTAGGACAATCAATTTCCGAAGCCCCATTACATTCTGGACAATCAACTTGACCTTCACCTGAACACACAGGACAAGGTTCATCATCATCATAAGGACCACCATCAGTATCAGTTAGTTCAATATAACCACTAAAAGTACGATTAGATATAACACCAGTTTTTGGATTATAATACTTCATAGTATCCATATAAGGATAAGGACTATATTCACCTTTCTTTAAAGTAATAACTACCTCTGATTCTCCATGATCTAATTCTACACCGTCTTGAACCAATGGGGTTGTTGAACTGTAATTCTGAGATTCTTTATGATAATATCCTTTAGAATCACAATACTCTATAAATAAAAGTATATCTGGTGTTCTAATTATATAAATTCTATCCATAATACGTCTACCTTCATCATCTAACCAAAGAATTGCTCTACCAGCAATCTTTGAAGAATCTTCTTCACTCAATAAAATTACCATTGATACTCTTTCTGGATTATTGACATAAATATCAAAGAAATCTTGACATCTATCATAACGCATACAAGATCCGCCTAAAGATCCAGACTCTGCCTCATAATTATCTACCAAATAACAATGTTTTATATCCTCTCCTTTAATTTCTTTAAATCTTGAGAAGACATCAGTTTCCATTTGTAAAACCTTCTTATATTGATCAACAAATTTTTCAATTTCTACATCAGTAAACTTTTCACCTAATTTTGTTAGAAATGCTCTAATAAATCTTCCAACATTCACATCAGTATTTCTTATTGATGCGAAATCTTTAACCAAATTACTCTTAGGTGTAATACAATCAAAAGTATTTGAACCTGAACCAAATTGGAAAACAACCATTGTTTCCCCATTATTATACATATACTCCCAAACACCACTAGGAGATATTTCAGATAGTTCTTCTAAAGTAAAAATTTTTGTAATCTTACCTCTTTCCCCATTTCTAGGTTCTCCAAAATTGTGTATAAATCCTCTTGCTGCCTTGGATAAGTTATCATAAATAGCACCCTTACTCAAAACCTTATATTCTACTTTATCAATCTTATCTTGTGGTTTAAAAAACACACTGTCAATTTTATCTTTATTTACATCAATATAGTTTCTATCAATGTCTTTATCTTCACCTCTAAGTGAAATAAGTTTATTTGCAATAGGAGAATCTATTTTATTTAAGACTTCCATAAAATTAGTAGTAAATACAATTTTAGCTTCTAAAATCAATTCTAATTTACTTTCTGTTATATAATCATAGTAGTTTGTAATCATTACTTATATATTAAATTAGTATCATGAAAAAATCCCTCATTTGAGGGATTTTATTATCTAAATTCTTCACAATCTGGACAAGTGATTTCCTCATCACCATCACATTTTGAACAGGTTTTCTTACCTTCTCCACCACAAGTTGTGCATTCACTACCATCAATCTCTCCATCTCCATTACATTCGATACAAACTTCTTCACCGTCACCGTTACAAGTAGGACATTCTATAACTTCTCTATCATTACAAGTTCTACAATCTGAATGACTCCACTCACCATCTGTATCTTCTAAATAATAAAAGAATCCAGTATCTTGTCTATTATTTGTTATAATTCCAGTTGCAGGATAGTAATACTTCATTGTGTCCATATAAGGAAAGTTTTCATGACCTTTTCTCAATTGTATTTGACAATATAATCTTTCTTCTTTACCATCAGGTCCAACACCATTATAAGCAGAACCACTATTATTATTTCCTTTATACCACCAACCATTATCTGAAGCATATTGTCTAAATAACTCAACATCAGAATCATTATTAGTATAAACTCTATCCATTACTTTTTTACCGTCTAAACACTCCCAAAGAATAGCACGACCAACAATCATATCCTCATCTTCTACTGCTTTAAAAATAACTAATGAAACAGTATCATTATCTGTATAAGGTTCTAACCAACTTGAGTCGGCTTCAGCCATACAAGAGTTAGATAAAGTACCACTAGGATCATAATAATTATCATATTGATATTTATCATATATTTCTCTACCAGTAACCTCAGCAAATAAAGAGAATTTATCATTAAATTTATCTACTTGTGCTTTATATAAGTTTACAAAGATTTCAATATCTCTAGCAGTAAATTTTGCAGTATCATCATCTTTAGCAGCTAACGCTAAAAGCGCATTCATTGATCTACCAACTCTAACATCTTGACGATTTTTTGACCAAACTAATTTGTGTCTATCATCTACTGGTCTTAATTTTTCTAAATTGAAAACACCTTGACCACCACTAGGGAATTTTAACCAAACCCAAGTTTTACCAGATTTTTCAGAAACTATTTTTTCAACAACCTCACCAACTTCTGTTGATGCTGGTCTGTAAACATCTCCTTCTGGAACATATCCTAATCTTGCAAATATTTTAGTATTAGCCTCACCGTGTGTTAGCCAACCACCATTATTACCAACAAAACGATATAGTTCTTTTGGATCATTTAAAATTTCTTGTGCTTTTCTATCTGGTGTAAAGAAAACATAATCATTTCTCTTTGGATCTATATCAAAGTAGTTAGCAACTACAGGTAAATCTTTTTTCTCTAAATCTAAAATCTTCTTAGCAACTGGATTATCTATCTTACCTAATACTTTTTTAAAGTTATCCGAAAACATAACATCAGATTCCAAAAGCATTTCAATCAACTGAGACTCTGTTATCAAATCATGTGATTCTGTTATAAAATCAATATATTTTTTTAACATTATTATAATATAATTTTTTAGTATATATTATTATTTCATTCTCAAAAATCTACTTTTAACGAAAAACCCATCTATTAAGATGGGTTTGTAAATATTGCTCTTATTTTTCTCTTTCTAATAACTTGCCTAGAAAGTTTATAGTAATTTTTCTGAATACCAGAATATAAAGAAGTAAAGTCCAAATTGATAGGTTCAACACCGGATGAATAACCACCAGATACTAAACTTCCAGTAAGACGAGGTTTCTGAGTGGTAACTACTCTGTTACGACGAGCTTCTAATAAATCCTGATATATCTTTTCTAATTCTTCTTCCATTACTTCGTAGTTGCTCTTCTAAATAAACTTAACATTAAGTTATATGTTATTTTAAATTCTAAGTTTAAAGAGTCCCAATCCCACTTACAATCTTTTCTTTGATAAGCAGGTAATGCTTGATATGTTAGTTTACTCCAAATAAAATTAGCCGCAGTAAAGTCAGTTATTCTACCATATCTTGCGATTTGTGCAGCAAACATAGGTATTCTGATTGAATGATAAAATGATTTAATCGCAGTACGATATTCATCTTCAATCAATAATTTTTTCTTACATTTTACCCAAGAGTTAGAACTAACGTGTGAGGTTGCATGTCTTAACTTAGCTAAATTTATTTTGAAATCAAACTTTTTATCTTCTTTTAACTTAGCCCAATCTGGTGCAAAAATACACTCAAGATTATTCATACGATGCCATTCTAAATCTTTCTTAAATCTATCTGGAGTATAAATGTGAATATTATATCGAATAGTACGAGTCTGTAAATTATATGAAAACTCGTCTTGTACGGTCTTCTTTAATTCAATTGCTTCAACCGAATTATTAGCAACCATTATAATATCCCAATCAGATGCAGCGTCATAAGTACCATATACTTGTGAACCAAAGATATAAACATTGAATACACGACTTGGATGTATCTCAGCAATTTTTATAATATCTTCTACTTTAGGAACCCATCTAAAGGTTGCGGGTAATAACTTTACCATATTTTTTATTTTAATAATTTATTTAATTTTTCTTCTCTTATTTGTGATACTGTCATAAAGTAATCTTTAACATCTAACCAAAATACTTGTATAATAACAGTCCCGAAGTCTTCAATATCATTTAACTTTAATTTAATTATCCAATCATCATTTAACTCTTCTATACCAATTACATCAAACTCAGATCCTTTATCAATATTTTGAACAAATTTTTGATGTATGTAATTTTTACTATTTACAACTTTATTAAAATCATACTTGAAATCTTTCTGTGCTATAATAATTTCACCTATAATTGGTAGTGTATATAAGCTTTTATCAAATTTCCATTGACCACCCAAAATTTTTGTCTTTACAAAAACTACCCACATAAAAATTAAAAATATTCCACCAATACCAAAAAATATCGTTGAGGTAAATTGTATCATAACGGCAGATAGTCCTACTAGTAAAAGAACTAATAGAACTCTATTATCTTTAGATAACCACCTATCAAATAAATATATTTTGTTTTTTAACATGCTAGATATAAAGTACATTCGTTACTATTTAAAACCTTATTTATTTGTTCTTCTCTCCTATAAGCTCTCATTTTATCAATAATCATTTGATAATATGAAAGTAATTCACTTCTTAAATCTTCACTTCTAAATCTACTACGTTTAATATAACCTAATTCATCAATTATATCTTGATAGGTCATAATAGGTTTAGTAGGATTATCAGTAAGTAAAACTATACTACGACTGTTTGGGTCTGAATATATTGTAGTTAAATCTTCACATAATATATCATTCACCACTTTCGACTGTCGTAAACGTGGTCTATCATAAGGGGGTACTATCTCTTCTAATAACTTAAAGGCGGAGCCATGTCGATGTATAATTTCCATTTAACAAAGATAGTGTATTTTTTTTTATTTATTTAATTTTTTGTTTCAATTATTTTTTGTACTTTTGTAAAACAAATAAGAAATCTACTATATATAGTAGTAACGGTCTCATAGCTCAGGGGTCAGAGCGTCGGTCTCATAAACCGGGGGTCGTAGGTTCAAATCCTACTGGGACCACCAATAAAAAATAAAAATGTTACAATGGAATTAAATGATATTAAAAAAGATTTGTATAAATCTAAAGCAATGGCAAAATTTTCGCACTATGTTAGTGGTAACCTTTACTATACAGTAGAGTTATCTGACGGTGTTTACCAATTTCCTATTGCAACAGTTGAAACTTCATTAGAGTATATACACCCTGAAAATCAAGGTGTATATGACGATGAACCAACAATCGAAACATTACAGTTATCTTCTGACTTAGGTACAACTACTTTTGAAGTTGAAATGAAAGGTTCTGATTTAAACAGGTGGATCGCCAAAGCTGTAAGTAATGGTGAATTTACTAAAATTCGTGAAGTTGTGGTTACTGAGTAATACAACTTTACTTATTGTATATGACCCTTACTTGAAAAAGTAAGGGTTTTTTAATAACAAAAAATTAAATCAGAAAAAATGAAAATAGATATAAATAAAATAAAAACAACACCATCAGAATTAGGATTCAACTTCTGTGTATTCGGAAAACCATCTGATGAAATTATAAATTGGTGCAATCACTGGAATTTAAAAATGGAAGATTCTGGTAAATACACAAATATTATCTTAAATGATGATACTAAAATCTCTGAAATATTTAATCAACCTAATAAATATGATTATATAGATGGTTTTAGTCCAAACTTAAATAAGCATTTACACGTTGGACATTTCTCTAACCTTGTACTAGCTAATGCTTTTCAAAAATTAGGACTAGGAAGTAAGTTTATTGCAATTTTTGGAGATACATTAGAAGGTTCAGTTCAAAAAGATGATGCTTTAAAATCATATTTTGAATATTGTAAAAACTTTAACTATAATGTAGATGAAATATTCTTTGCATCAGAAATGAAATTAAAAGATGAAAGTTTATTAAAAGAAGGTGAAGGTACATACGAAGGTTCTAAAATATTCGATTTAGCAGACGAAAAATTAGTTGGTATAAAAAGTACTGGTTCTACATCTTACTTTTATCAAGATGTTGCTTTAGCAAGTAAATTAAACTCTTCTACATTGTATTTGACCGGTGCAGAACAAGATAATCATTTTAAATCGTTGAAGAAATTATTCCCAAAAACAAATCACATTGGTTTAGGTTTAGTTCAATTAGACGGTAAAAAAATGTCAAGTAGTGAAGGTAATGTTATTTACATGACCGAATTTATAAATAGTTTACTACCATTATTCAATAATGATATAAAGTTAGTTTATAATATTATTGCTGGTCAAATACTTAAATCCAACACAACTTCAAGTAAGTCAATAGATACAAAGTTGATTGGTAATCCAAAATTATCTTTAGGTTTATATTTAAGTTATACTATGGCACATATTAAAAGCTGTGGTGTTGAAGTACAAGAAAAACAAGATTTTTATTCTAAACAACTAGAGTTTGCAGAGTTAAAAGCTAAATCTAATTTATCACCAAATATATTATTTGATGCTCTAATAAATCACTGTAAAAATATAAACAAGTTGTACGAAGTTTTGTACATAAAAGATAATGAAACAAATAAAAAGTTATTCTCTGACTTATTGACAGATTTACATATAGGTATGAAGAAAATTGGATTATTTCCAGTTGATAAAGTATAAAAAAAGTCCTTGAAAAAGGACTTTTTTATTTTATTTTTATATTTTCAAGGTCTTTGATAATATCATCAATATACTTATTGTATTTTGTTGCATTTACATTTCTTTTTATAGAACTCTCAAAGAAATCTATTATACCTTCAACTTGTGAAGATATTTCTTCTGTTTTTTCTGATATATAAGGCATTCTAATATCTTCTCTTTCATAACTATCAAAAAATTCAGGGAATCTTTCAATAACTTTTTTTGCTGTTTCTTCTTCTTTACCTGGTTCACACTTAACTAAAAATCCTCTATCATAAGGTTCACCTATCAATTTAAGACCTAATCTTCTTAGTAATTTTTCAGCAAAGTCATAATCAACATCACGACCTTCAGACCAGATAATTATTTCACCTTTTTGATATATTGGTGATCTTAATGACATAGTTTCTAAATTAGTAACGTCAATTGTTTCATCAGTATTTCGGGTTCTATAATCTGAACCACTTTGGTGAGCCGGAACGATACCTTCAAATAATTTTATGTATTTCATAACTTATATATTAAATTAAATTTCTCAAAATATATATTATTAGTTGTTATATATCATGATGTTGCATGAAAATCAATATATAAGTAATGTGGTATGTTTATATAGTAGAATGTAATGACTCAACTCTTTATACGGGTATTTCCAACAACGTGGAAAAAAGAATTGAAACTCATAATAAAAAGAAAGGTGCTAAGTACACAAAAACAAGAACACCTGTAAAATTAGTTTATCAACAATCTTTTGAAACAAAATCTTTAGCATCAAAAGAAGAATGGAGAATCAAACAACTAACAAGAAATCAAAAAATTCTTTTAATAAACCAAAAATAGTTTGTATATTTGCCATTATGAAAACAATATTTCTGGACATAGATGGTGTATTAAACGTAGATTATGCAGATAGAGACCAATTTGGTCATATCTTCAGAGACGAGTATGTCCAAAATTTAAAAGAAATTATTGAAAAAACTGGAGCCAAACTTGTTATATCTTCTACTTGGAAAGATAAAGGAATAGAACGAATGTTAGATTTATGGAAAGAACGTAATTTACCTGGTGAAATTATTGATATAACACCAGATTGTGTAGAAGTATGTGAGAACACTAACATAGTTTATTACGACCAAGTAAAACGAGGACATGAAATAAAACTTTGGTTAGATAGACACCCAGAAGTAACTCAGTATGTTATACTAGATGATATACAAGACTTTTTAGATGAACAACAAGTACATTTTGTAAATTGTTCAACAGGAGAACCTGTAAAACCTTGGAAATTAGGAATACCAGGATTAAAAGAAGAATGTAAAATTAAAGCAATAAATATATTAAACATGAAAGATAAAATCGAATTCGCAGAATTTTTAGATATCCAATCAAAATTGGAAATCAAAGTAGGTGTTATTAAAACAGTAACAGATGTACCTAAATCAGATAAACTTATCAAATTAGAAGTTGATTTTGGGGAAGATGAATTAAGAACTGTTGTAACAAACATTAAACCTTCATTAGGTGAATACTACGTAGAACAACTAACTGGTGCAAGTTTACCATTCGTAACTAACTTAAAACCTGCTAAAATGATGGGTATTGAGTCAACTGCTATGATTATGCCAGGATTTTACGAAAATACAAGTAAGGTACTTGACTGGACAGGTAAATTATCTTTATCTACTATTGATTCTAAACCAGGAACTTCAATTCTATAATGAAATTAGTTAAAGTAGGAGATTTAATTCATAATCACCTCGGTAGAAAGCCTACCGAGGTTTCCTATGTTATGGTAGATACAGAAAATAAATACTATAAAAAAATACTAAATAATAAAGAATTTGTAGATAAATATTCTATACAGAAATGTAAAGGTATTGTAAATCAAGAACCAGCTACTGTAGATTTATTAGAAATAGATCAAATAGTTACAAGCAACCAAAATGCAGGATTTATATCTTTACAAAAGACATCAAAAATTATTGAGATTATTGATAATCTAATTATTACAGACACAAACCTTTTTATAGTTGATGATATAAGTTTCTATAGAGATAAAATTTTAACTAAATTAGGAATATGATAAAAACACAAACAGGGTATATAAGTTATGACCAGGTATCATTTATTGTACCGGCATATAGTAAACTCTTAAATATACTATATGCAAATTCACAATATACAATTTTATATGAATATGACCCAGAACAAACTGAAACTAAAACATTTGTAATACAACCTTGGGTAGATCATGATGGTACAAGTATGTACTATCCACCATATGGATTTAATTATTGGGGAACTATAACATATACAGAACCAATACTATCTTCACACACACAAGGTATGGGTTCAAATACAAATATGACATTAAATTTGATCAATAATACAAATTTTTTTCATATCTTTGTACAAGAAATTTTATCTACTGCAGAAATGAGAGATAAAAAAATTGAAGAAATAATTTAAAGGTAGATATGTTACTTTTATATATAGTAGTATGAAAGAAAATATCAAAATTGATATAAACAATAAATACTTTTGTTATATATTAGGATTACTATGGGGAGATGGATACCTCTACAAAGGAAGAGTTGGTATATCAATGATTTCAGAAGATTTAGACCCTCTAGTAAGCATTTTTAGTCATATAGGAGATTGGAAAATATGTAAGTCTTCAAGAAAAGACTATAAAGAACAAACAACTCTTAGAGTCTCAGATAAGAAACTGTATACTTTTTTAACTAGTATGGATTTTGATATAAAGTCAAAAACATCACCAAATAAAATTTTAAATATAATAGAAGAACATAACTTTAAATATTTTTTAAGGGGATTTTTTGATGCAGATGGTTGTTTCTATATAAACAAGAATACTAGACAATGTATAATTACATCAAACTATTCACAAAACTGGGACTTTTTATCTAATTTTTACTCTAGTAAAGGATGGAAACACTCAATAGGTAAACAAATTAGTAAAACAGGAAGCAGATCATTTATTAGAATAACAAATAAAGATATATTAAAATTTGGAAACTTTATATATAATGGTGACCCCTTTGGAATAGAAAGAAAATATAACAAGTTTATAGATATAGAAAAATCATATATTAAAAAAAATAGAGTAGGACATAATAAAAAATCTATTTATATAGAGGATATTCAATATGATAGTATATCAGAGGCAGTCTTACTAACAGGTATAAATAGAGAAGTTATAAGATATAGATTAAAATCAAAAAAATTTAATTATAGATACAATGAAGAAATTTAGTTTAATAAATGAATCAAAATCAAAATTTAGCATAGGTATTGACATACACGGTGTTATCGATGCACTTCCAGAATTCTTTGCCTTTTTAGCAGACTCTGTTATAAAAAATGGTGGCGATGTACACATCATAACTGGAGGCGAGTGGAACGATAAACTTGAAAAACAATTAGGTAATATAAACTATACACATAAATTTTCAGTTTATGATCACTTATTAAAAACAGCAGAAACTTTAGGTGAAATCGAATTTCCTGATGGAACAATTCAAAAGAAATTTGATGATGTTCTATGGGATTCTACAAAAGCCGAATACTGTAAAGAAAATAATATCAATCTTCATATTGATGATACATTATGTTATAATGACTACTTTACTACACCATTCGCTAGATTTTGGTCACATAATGGTAAACAAAAAGCATCACACAAAGATATTAGACATTTAGACTAAACATTTTTTAATTCTTCTATATAATTCACATGGAAGAATTAAAAATTATAAGTCTATTCTCTGGATATGGTACCCAAGAATTAGCATTAAAGTATAGTGGTATTAAATACCGTAATGTTGCAAACTGTGACATTCTTAAATCAGCAAACGAAGCTTATGACTCTTTACACACTACCGAAGAAGGTAATTTAGGAGACATTTCAAAAGTTGATGAAAAAACATTTCCTCATTGTGATTTTTTAACATACTCTTTCCCTTGTCAAGATATATCTATATCTGGTGTACAACGTGGTATTGAAAGAGGAACTCGAAGTGGTTTGTTATACGAAGTTGAAAGAATCGTAGAACATAATAAGCCAAAATTCCTTTTAATGGAAAATGTTAAAAATCTAGTTTCAAAAAATCATATCAAAAAATTTAATGATTATATTGACAAACTTAACTCTTTAGGTTATGGTTCTGCTTGGATGGTACTTAACGGTGCTGACTTTGGATGTCCTCAAAACCGTGAGAGAGTTTTTATGTTTTCAGTATTAGGTGAAACCTCTTTAGAAGTTTCTAATAAAATGATGGGAGTTCACAATCATAAAAAATCTAGAGTTTCAATGAGACCATATGTTGAAGAAACGGTAGATAATAGTTTATTTATCACACCACCTTATGAGATAAATACTCCTAAAGTAAGTTCTGTTTGTAAAATGGTGGCTAGAAGAAGTGACTTAAAATACGACCAAGCTAGAAGAATTTACTCTATTGACGGTTGTTCACCTTGTTTAACTACATCAGGCTCACCACAAATTATGTTAGATGATAAAAGAATTAGAACTCTAACAGCTAGAGAAGGTTATCGTTTTATGGGAGTTAAAGATAATGATATAGATAAACTACTAACTACAAGTTTAACAACTAAACAACATGTAGCTTTAGCAGGAAACTCAATATGTGTTCCAGTAATGCAAGCAATTTTTGAACAATTTTTCACAGATTATATGAATTAAAAAAACCCACTTTCGAGTGGGTTCTTCATTTTCCGATATTTAATACTAGTTTCCATTCACCAGCAGTTGTTTGACCTATAACTTTATAACTTCTAATAGATTCCATTCTGACAAATCTAAGTATTTTACTCAATTTATCATGAAACATTTCTTGTGACTCTCCATTTTCGAACCACTCAAGTTTGTATTCTATAAATACATCTTTATTTTCATTAAATTTTTTCAAGTACCTCATATTATTTTAGTTATCCTATATATAAATAAAATATATGAAAAATATTACTTTTTAAGATTCTACATCATTTTTCTTTAAAAAATCAACAATTATTCTTTCAAATAACTTATTTTTATCGTAACCAACTAGATCAAGATGTTCTTTATAACGCTCTATTATTTCGTTATCTAATGTTAGATATAAATTTGCTCTTTCCATATATTTATATATATAATAAAATTAGATAAAAGTTATGATGTTTAAAATAGTTAATCAATCATTATATTTATGTGATAATATAGGTAATCTTGGAAGAAGAATAGCAGAGAATGTTGCCTTTGGTACTTATGACGATTCACAAAAGATTTTTTTAATAACTAACATAGATGGTAAATTAGAAACCAAAGATATAATGGGTAATAACATTAGAGTTTTATCTCAAGGAGTATTAGAAGCAAGATTCTCAGGAACAGACATTTTAGTTCGTAAAAGAGACGGTAAAAACGTTCTAATAGATAAAATGGGTAATATCAAAAGATATTTTTAAATTATTCTTAAATACCTTGGTGTAGAATCAAAAAGATCCGTTTGAATAGAAAGTGCATATCTCATAATACCAGTAATCGCAATATTTGCATCAGTTGGCTCTTCTGACTGAAGAATTGCAAGTGCAACCAATAATTGAATTGATTGTAATTTAGATATTAATCTATTCTTAATATTATTTACCTCACTACCTTCTTCTAAGTTACTATACATTTTACTAGCAGCACCACTTTTATTTTTTGTAGATAATTGATCTATAAGATTGGGTACTAGATCTAATAAATCATTATGTGCTGATAAAATCATATCTCTCAACTCATCTTCAGACTTTGTAACTAATCTAGAATATAGATCAATATTTAAGCCATATCTAGTAATAAATCCATTTCTTTCAAAAGATGAAATAATAGAATTAAGTGTTATTTTACCGTGTCTTGAAGATCTTCCTAAAATATCACCATCAATATTTCTAGCTTTTCCAGTATCAGAAGAATCAAAAACTATATCTCTGGATGAACTTTCTACTTCTCCTACATCATTAGTTCCTTCAGACATCCAAACAGATTTAACTCTTAATTTAGATGCAATACCTTTTAACGGATCATCAGTTATAATAAACCTATCAATTGTAAAATCAGGTAGTTTTTTATTTAACTCTTTATTAACAATAATCCTATCACCTTCTTTAAATTTTTTAAGTGATACAGGAATAAGTTGATTACTATCAAAATAATGGTCTAATAACTTAACTAAACCACCTATAGAAGTTTGAGATTTTATTTGTCTATTGATTTCGGATAACGATCTTTCAACAACGATATAAACATCTGCTGGACAAAATTTAGAGAAATTAACTTTAGAGTTAGATAATTTTTTTAATTCATTATACTTTTTAACAATGTTAACAACAGGTGAAATAGGGTCATTATTAGATTCAAGAAAAACTAAATACTTTCTATTATTATTTACTCTTGGAAATATTCCTTTAAAATCAATTAAAATATCAGGGACTCTAATAAAAGTATTTAACCAATCTCTATTAGTTGATAAACTATCTATCATCTCACGTGTTAAAGTAAACTTTGGATCTAAATAAATACCAATTCTTTTAAATACTTCATCATTTTTATTAACGTAATTTTCCCAAAAATCAATAACTCTTTCCTTATCCATTATCTCACCAGGATATCTTAATCTAAATGCAATAAATAAACATTGTATCGCCTCATACTTTCTTGTCAAAACACCAGGTCCTACTGCACCAAACTCAGAAGTTTTTGTTACTTGATTTAGTTTAAATCCTTTACTACCAGAAAATAAAACATCATCATATTTCGTATGACCAGGTGGCTTAGTAAATACTTTCCTTGCCTTATCAGAAGAATAATGATTATTTGTACTAATTGCATCAGCTGCTTTGGCAGGTGTAATCTTTTTACCATCCACCTTCACAGTAGTTATGTTTTTTTCACCTTCACCTTTAATTGAAAGTTTTGCTGGCTTTTCTTTTAGTTTTTTAACTAATATATCTCCACGTTTTTCACCACCTCGATCTTTATCTAACTCGGTTAAATTAAGCTCAACTTCTTCAAATAATTTTAAGTATTTCATATTTGTATATATTAAGTTTTTCACACTAAAAAAATAATATATACAAATATGAACAATAAATTATCAAAATACGAACAATATCTTTTAGAACAAGATATACAAATGTTATCAGAAGCAAAAATTGTATTCGACGACAAATTTAATGCACTCCTTAAAAGAATAAAAACACCAATTTCTAAAAATTTAAGAATGTTAAATGGAACTGAAGTTGATACAAATTATAATTATATCACATTTGATGTAGATAAAGAAGATAAAGTTTTCTTTATTCCAGATGATAAAGCCAAAAAAGTAGATGATCCATACACATTAAAAAAATCAGATATGAATATTGGTAGATTTGTAAGAGCAATTCTAACTAAAGCAGGACACGAAGTTAATAATAAAGAACTAGAAGAATTTGTAAGTAAATATAAAGCATCTATTCTAGTAGAAAAAGAATCTTTTAAAAGATTTGAAATAGTTAAAGGTGATGATATAAAATACTGGTATAATCTTAATCAGTATTATAGAGGAGATGGTACATTAGGTTCTTCTTGTATGAGATATGCAAAATGTAGAGACTTTTTAGACATATACTCAAGAAATCCTGAAAGATGTTCTTTGATAATCTTAAAATCAAAAGGAGACGATTATAAAATAACCGGTAGAGCTTTACTTTGGTTAGATGATAAAGACAGAAAATTTATGGATAGAGTATATATTGAAGATTCTTCAGATACTCAACTATTTATTGATTATGCAATTGATAACGGATTCTATTATAAGAAAAATCAAACTTATCAAATAGGTGATCCTATCATGTTTAATGGACAAGAACTAACTAAAGAAGATAGTTGGATTTACATTACTTTAGAAAACGGTGGAGAATTTAGCAAATATCCTTATATGGATACTGTCAAATATTATACTCCTTATAGAAATCTACTAACAAATAACTGGACAGATTCATACGAATATGAACTAACCGATACCGAAGGTGGTAATGGTTCTTGTTCTAACTGCGGTGGTTCGGGAGAAGTAGAATGTGAAGATTGTTGTGGTTCAGGAGAATACAGATGTTGGAGATGTGAAGGTGAAGGTGAAGTAGAATGTAGAGAATGTGATGGTTATGGAGAAGTAGATTGCCATGTTTGTGATGGTCATGGAGAAGTCGAATGTCCAGTTTGTGATGGTTATGCAGAAGTAACTTGTCCTCAATGTGATGGATCTGGTGAGTTTGAAGAAGGTCCTTGTGACAATTGTGACTCATCAGGTAAAATACCTTGTTATAATTGTGAAACTGGTCAACTTACTTGCCCAGAATGTGAAGGAAGTTGTAAAGAAGAATGTGAAGATTGTGAAGGTAAAGGACTAGAAGAATGTACCTCTTGTGACGGAGATGGAACAACAGAGTGTCAAGAGTGTGGTGGAGATGGAAGAATAATATGTTATGAATGTAGTTAAATTATATGATATACTTAAAAAAATTTAATGAGTCTAAAAAGCTCACAGAAGATGATATTACTTATTCAGTATTAGAAATATTGGATGAGGGGTTTACTTTTAATGGAAATGCTTCTACATTTAACTTTAATTCTCAAATGAACATGATTTCATTTGTTAGAAGATGTGATACTAATAAAAATGAAATATTACCAGGTGAACGTAAATATGCAGATCCTCGTGATAAAGGAAGATGGATTTTAGCAGTAACAGGAATTCAAAGAAATGGTGACTATTCGGGATTTCAATATGGTAATGTTTGGAGAAAAAGAAACTATGAAATTCCTAAAGAACAAGAATACCTACGTAATATAGGATTTGAATCTGCAATTAAATTATTAAGACTAACTGATTATAAATACGTAACCTTATCAATACATTCAATACCAGGTGGATCTTGGAAAGAACCATTTTTTACAACAACAGAGTGTATTAAGTTTCAATTCAGTAATAATTTTGATGTTTCACCAATATCAGAAGATTAAACTTTTTAACTTTTTTTCATAAAATCTTTATGATAACAATAATAGCTGCAGCAGGAGAAAATAACTCTCTAGGTAAAGACAACGACTTAGTTTGGCACTTACCAGACGACTTTAAAAGATTTAAACAACTTACATCAGGTAATTATATACTTATGGGTAGAAAAACATTTGAAAGTTTTCCTAAACCATTACCTAATAGAAAACATTTAATTATAACAAGACAGGAAAACTATTCTGTACCTGAAAATTGTTTTGTTTTTGATAGTATTTCTAAAGCATTAGATTTTATTCCATTTACTGGAACTATTGAAAAACCAACTACAGATGTTTGGATAATTGGTGGTGGAGAAATCTATAAACAATCAATGGAAATAGCAGATAGAATTGAACTAACAAGAGTACATTCCGAATTTGAAGCAGATACTTTCTTTCCAGAAATTGGTAAAGAATGGGAATTAGTAAATGAAGAACATCATAGTTCTGATGAAAAACACAAATACAATTTTACATATTTAACTTATGACAAAAGAATATAAAAAACAAATTGTAAAGGATTATCTTATCAAGCTAGAAAAGAATCAAGCTAGAATTATAATAAATGGAATTGATGATTTTAGTGATCATCCTTTTAGACCTTGGGTTAAAATATTTTATAGTGTTATAAAAAGAAAAAATAAATTATACACTAAAGTAAATAAAGTATGGTCTGAATATGGGACTTTTGATAGTTTATTTATCTCTGAAATTAGAGACCAACGATTAAATGATTTAGGTGTTTAACGACGACCGTAATTTTTCACTTGTTGTTGAGTTCTATTATCTTTATCAGATGCTGCAAAATATTTAATTACATTTGGATCTTTAAAATTATCCATCAGTTTACTATTTCTTAGACTATGATCTCTAAGATCTAATCTTTTCATATGATGATAATCTCCAACGATTCTTTTAATATTCAATTCTGGATTTTCTTTATATAACCAATAAGGAACTTTAACATAGAAAAACCCTTCTTTTTCAGGAACTTCTCCTAAAATAGCAATTTGTGAAGTTGGCAAAGTACCTTTATGAAAAGTAACAGAGTAAGGTCTAGCATTATCTATAAAAGTTGCAGTATCTGCAGCAAATTCTTTAATATTTAAAATTTCAATTGACTTTTCATTTTGTTTAGTAATAAAGTAAGCTGCAATTATTGCTCTTTCATCTGCCAAATAAGTAGCTTTATTAAAATCAAACTCTATATCGTCTCTATAGATATGTTTATCCAATGGTTTATACTCTGCATAAAACTCGGTAGGTTTTGTATACCACTTATGTTCTGGCTTATCAATTCTATAATAGGAAATATAACCTGGCTTATCAGGATTTAATATAAATATTTTCTGACCTTTATCATTGATCCATTTTGTACCAAATTCTGGTAACTCCTGTGTTGATTCAAATATCTTAAACTTTTTTAGAAACTGCATTATAAAAATTACTTTTTTGTATATATTAAAAATTAAATGTAACTTTGTAAAATGAGAAATAAATTTGACCTTAATAAACCTGTTTATCATAAATCTTATGGTAAAATGACTATCGAACGATACTTAGAAGCCAATTTAGATGAACCAGATACAGAAAATCAATATGATTGTGAGTATGGTTATGAAAATATCTGGGTAGGTGATAGACCAAAATTTAAAAGAAATACATCACTTTTTAAAGAATCAGATTTAATGTCAGAAGAAGATTACAACGCTTGGTTACTATCAAATAAAAGAGAAGAAACATTGAAAAATATATTAAAAGATACCTAATTTTAATATATAATGAAAAATAAATTCCTACGATGAAAAAAACACTAATCAATTGCAAGATTACTTATCAACAAGAATCACTTAAAAACACTTTAACTGCAATTTTTTATGAACATTCGAGGAATAAATTTATTAAACTTCATGGTAAAATCTCAACAGAACTAACTCAAGATTTACATCACAGAAGTTCACACATTTCACAACTAGATTTTACCAACTTCAAAGAAGATGTAGAACCAACAGAAGAAGAATTAGTAAAAATTTATCAAGAACTACTTTCAAAGAAAAATTCTGGTAACTCTTTAAGATATAAAGTATCTAAACTTGAAGACTTTGAAATAAAAGCATTTGAACTTTTATCAGAAAAATTAACTTCATATTTTAGAAATGAAAAATTAAATTCTATTGGAGTTTAAATTTTTTATTTCGTATATTTGTTATTATGGAAGAAATAATAGGAAATATGGAACATACAGAAGTGAGTAGAACACTTATTGACCGAATACTTGGTCGAAAAAAAGACATTGATAAGATTGTTAAAGTTAGAAAACAAATCATTACAATTAAAAAAAGTTTTAATGATGCTAAACTAACTAGACGTGTAGGTACATTTGATAATGTATATTATAAAATGTTTACCTTAATGAACGAAAGTGTAATGGATGAAAAATTAGTTTATATGAACTTAGGCGGTGAAATACTATTAAAGAAACTAACTGATACAAGAGACGAACTTGTCGAACTTTTGAAGAGTGTCATCGATATATCAGATATACAGAAAGAGATTAGAGAAGATAAACTTAAATCAATTGGAATATAATGGATAAAACAAGTGAAATAGTTTTCAACGGAAAGTTTGAAAAAGGTATGATCTTTCAAGAAATGTTGACATTTTGGCTAGGTATATTAGATATAACCGATGATGGTGTAATAATTACATTACAAGGTAATCGTATTAAGGAAATGAAACTAAAGAAATATACCAAAGATGAACTTATTACTTTTATGAAGTACGAAACAATTGATAATAAGTGTTGGTTAGATTATAGAAGTACTGAACCTGATAGAGTACGAGATTGGTTTATACAAAAAGTAGAACACGATTCAATAGAAAATCGAAGAGATATAAAAATTGATTTATTGACATAAAAAAATAAAATCCACTAAACAAAAGTGGATTTTTTTATATATATCAAGAACAAATTAAAAATATGGACTGAATTAGCTTTCGGTTCAAAAAAAAAATTCTTTATGCAAAACACTTTAATGTACAATTCTCTAGTTCAAAAACTAAGAGAATTTTTTTTGGAAAAAAACTTCGTAGAAGTTCCAACACAACCTAGATTATCAATCTTAGCAGCTTGTGAAAACCCTCACTCTGTTGCTACCTATGAATGGAATGGCTTAGTATGGCCTTTACCACAAACAGGACAAATGCACTTAGAAGTAGAACTTCTTAAAAATCCACAATGGGACGGTGTATTCTGTATAACAACTTCTTACCGTGCTGAGAAAAATCCAATCCCTGGAAGACACGAAACAATTTTCCCAATGTTTGAATTTGAATCAAAAGGTGGAATCGAAGAATTGAAAAAACTTGAAGCTGAACTTTTAGTTTACTTAGGATTCGGAGAACCAGTTGAAAGAAAATATGACGATTTATGTGAAGAGTACGGTGGTGTACAAATCTTAGAAGACGAACATGAATCAAGAATGTGGAAAGAATTAGGACATTGTGTTTCTTTACAACAATTTCCACTAAGAACAAATCCTTTCTGGAATATGCTACCAGTTGGTGACGGTACATTCAACAAAATTGACATTATCTTATTCGGTCAAGAAACAATAGGATCTGCAGAAAGAAGTTGTGATGTTGCTAGAATGAGAGAACTTTTCCATACAATTGAAAATGGTGCTTATGCTGCTAAATTATTTGAATTATTTGGTCAAGAAAGAGTAGAGAAGGAATTAGAAGACTTCTTTAGTTTAGATTTCATACCAAGATATGGTGCAGGAATCGGTCTAACAAGATTAGCAAGAGCAATGGAACTTCTAATCGAAGATAATCAAAAAGTAGCAGAAGAGTTAAATCTTCTAAATAAAAAAGTTACAGAAGTATATTCATAAAAAAAAAGAGAGACGAAAGTCTCTCTTTTTCATTTTTTAATAATAATATATAAGTTATAAAAAAAAAATGAAAAAATGATTTATTTAAAAACTTTTGAAAAATATTCGGTTACTGAAGCAAATTTTAAAGATAAGCTTTACAATGCAAGTACCATTATAACTGGAAAGCCAATGACTTGGGAAATAAACAAAGAAAAAAATGAAAGACTTACTAGAGAAGTTGCACAAATTCTTATAGATAGAGGATATAATCTAAATGAAGAAGGTGGAACTATGACAGATGGTTCAGAAATTTGGTCACTTCAAGATCAAGGAATGCAACCAATTGTCTTTAAAGCCAAACCTGATTACTATGATAAAAGCATATTACAAATTGTAGTTAGTTTTTATTTCCCAAACAGAGAACATAGTGGTGAAAGTGAAATAATTGATATAGATGAAAATGACTTAGAAAGAACTGCAGATAAAGTATCAGAAGTTCTTGAAAGACTTAGAGCATTAGGTCATAGAGGTAATACATTTAGTAAACAAGGTAGTATTAAACTTCGACTTGAAGACTAATAAAAAGAGAGACGAAAGTCTCTTTTTTTATTTTTTATAACTAATCATTAAACCTAATCCCCATAGACTAGTATTCTCAACATTATCTTTAATAACTTGTTCTAATTTATAAAATTTGAAACCATTATGACTATCATCAGTATTAAAAAAAACTTCACCAACTTGACCATTTCCCGAAAAATTATCCAACTCATATCTTCTTTCTAACATCTGTAAAAATGGAATATAATAATTCTTTACATCATTCCAATAAAATAGATCATATTCTTCTTGCCTTGGTAAATTAAGATTTATCTTAAAAACTCTGATGTCTTTTCTCCAAGTATCTTCATAAACATCAATCTCATATCCCTCATCCAAAAGATAAGCTAAAGAGCTATTACAGAAATCTTTTAACTCTTCTACTTCATCAGGTTGTAAATCTTCATTAAATCTTTTTAAAAATCTCATATACTATATATTAAGATTTTATTTTAATAACTTATCAATCTTTTGATCCCTAATATAAGCTAAACTATTTCTATAAATTTTTTCAATTGTATTTTGTGGATCATAACCATACTTCTGTAAATCCATAATTTGTTCTCTTGTTAAAGGTAAAGTAATACCATTACAAACTACCATATGGTTATCATCAAACTCTATTTTCACTATTTCTCTTTATTTTTATATATGGAATATGGATCCCATTTCTCATCATACCAAAAAGTTCTACCTGTATTATCTTTACAAGATAAACCTTTCTGATAAAAAACCCACTTCTTAAATTCTTCATAATCAGAATCAAATGGATTAGTCCAATCTGACAACTGACCACCATTTAAGGTATAAGCTTTAATCGGAATATCTCTACAAAAGTCTAATATATCTGGATTCTCCATAATAATAGTTCTAGCACATTCAAATGGGTTTACATTTATGTAATAAAGAATTGTAGAACGTAAATAATTACCAATTCCATTGAAATACTTTTGATCTAAAAGAGCTTCACAAATTGGTTTATCAAATGCTTTTAGTTTTAAGTTTACTAAAACATTTCTTTTAAATTCATCAAATTGTTTAGTAGGATCTGGTCCACGTTTTACACCAGTAAAAGCACCTAATCGGTATTTTGGTCCCATATATGAACCATAAAGTAATAAAGAATTACCATCATCTGTATCTAACCTCATTCTAACAAACTTGGTATCATTCCAATTTTCAGTGGGAACAAATTTCCAATTTCCAGACATACCCATAAATACAGAGAAGTCTAATGTTTTTGTATCATTTTTAGTTTTTAACTGTAGTTCTTTACCAAAAGAATTGGCGACTACTTCAAAATTTTCAATCAACTCTGAGTCGATTGGGTTATTACCTTTTTCAACGTGATATAATTTTGTAAACTTTCTTTCTTTTGAATGATGATTTATATAATCACTCATAATTCGTAACTCAGGTCCTTCAGGCATATTCTTTTTATTTTTTCTCTTCGTTTATTTTTTCTCATATTTTTCTTAGCTAACTTCTTTAATCTATAAGCCATAACATGATAAGACGATAATGTTTCATCATCTAAATATGTTTTATCACCTATCAGATCAAGATGATCAATTATTACTGGTTTATATTCTTTCATTTGAATAAATCTTTTATTATAAAATCTCTTTTAATACTTAATGGTAATAAGTTTATAATTTGTTTTTTACTAACTATCTTAGCGGCTGTACCAAAACTACCATTAAAGTTATATAATTCGGTTAAATCATTTCTCAATGAGAATCCATATGCAGTTTTCTTAGTTTTATTAAAATTATCTTGTAAATAAACCTTATCAACTACATTATTTCTAACCATAATCCAAATTATATATTGTTCATTAAATACCAATTTCCAATGTGAATCTTGTTTTGGATGTATTTTTTTTTCTTTTACCTGAACATACCTACCTGTTTTATTATCAATTACATGCTTAGTAGTATGATCATCCAGTATCATAGCTTCTCCATCATTATATGGATTTGGCTTATGAAAAGGTATTTTAGTAAATCCTAACTCTCGTAACTTTTTAGTTGCATTCATAAAACAAATATAGTAATAATTATATAAAAATTAAATTATTTCGCTTAATATCTCTATTAATTTTACTACAAAGTGGACGTAAGTTTGTATAATGATTTAATTTAATTATATCTTCCTCTGTTTTAGCAGAGGATATGGGTATAATGTGATCTATATCCCAACCATAATTAAACTCTCCATTATATAAACCTCTATTTTCCCAAGTCATCCAACACTCAAATTTACCTTCTATATAAATCATAAATTCTGTAACACTACAACCTAATATAAATTCAGTCTTTGAATTTTTTCTAATACCTTTTCTCTTAAAAGAATTACTTACTAAATTTCTAGCTAACTTATTAAATCTAAAAAAATCATCTTTAATTTTCTCTCTGTATTCAATTCTTCTTTTCTCTTTATTCTCTTCCTTTTCTCTATATTTTTTAAGATAAAGTATTTTCTCCTCTCTATTAATGATACTATACTCCTTTACTTTACTTAATTTATATTCTCTATTATTTCTATACTTCTCCTTCTCCTTCTCACTATCATAGTACTTTTCTTTATTATATAGATTATGACAGGTTTTACAATTTGGTCTAATACCATCTTTATACTTTTTACCAATCGGAAATAAATCAAAACTCTTTTCAATATTACATGTCTTACATACCTTTGTTAACATTTTCTAATTTTATTTTTTCTCTTCTAATATATTTTTTCTCACAAGATTTACAATTTCTATTACAGAATTTTTTATTTGGTCTACCTATAATATTATTATAACAGTTTCTATACTCACACTTTCTATCCATATACTATATATAAATAAACTTGTCCTACCTTTTTAATATAAATTAAAAAAAGATGTATGGAAAAAGTTAAATGTATTATTATAGGATCAGGACCTGCAGGGTATACCGCCGCAATTTATGCAGCAAGAGCAAATATGAAACCTGTTTTATATCAAGGGATGCAACCTGGTGGACAACTAACAACAACTAATGAAGTTGAAAATTATCCTGGATTTCCAAATGGAATAACAGGACCAGAAATGATGCAACAATTTGAGGAACAAGCTAAACGATTTGGAACAGATATAAGAGATGGTTTTGTAACTAAAGTAGATTTTAGTGGAGACATTAAAAAAGTCTTTGTAAACGAAAAAGAAATACATTGTGATACTGTTATCATATCTACAGGAGCCACTGCTAAGTACTTAGGATTAGAATCAGAACAAAAATACCTTACTTTAGGTGGAGGTGTTAGTGCTTGTGCTATTTGTGATGGATTCTTTTACAAAGGTTTAGATGTAGTTGTAGTTGGAGCAGGGGATTCTGCTTGTGAAGAAGCTCACTACTTATCAAAAATCTGTAATAAAGTAACTATGTTAGTAAGAAGTGATTTTAGAGCTTCTAAGATTATGGTTGATAGAGTTAGAAATACTGAGAATATAGAAATACTTTTAAATACTGAAACTATAGAAGTTTGTGGTGACGGTCAAGTAGTAAATAAAATCATTGTTAAGAATAGTAAAACTGAAGAAGTATCTGAAATACCTGCAGCTGGATTCTTTTTAGCGATTGGTCATAAACCAAACACAGATATATTTAAAGATTATTTAAAATTAGATTCTGTTGGATATATTGTTACTGAACCAGGAAGTACAAAAACAAATGTAGCAGGAGTATTTGCGGCAGGTGATGTTGCGGATCATGTTTATAGACAAGCTATTACTGCTGCAGGAACAGGTTGTATGGCCGCTTTAGATGCAGAAAGATACTTAGCAAGTTTGGAATAGTAAAATATATTTTGTAATTTTACATAAAGGCTCGTTCGCACCCATGCACATAGGCCACTTAAATATAATTGAAAAAGCTGAAAGAATTTTCGGTAAAGGAAATGTTATAGTTGCAATTGGAGTAAATCCCGATAAAAACTATTTAGAAAGACAAGATCCAAAAGAACTTGAAAAGACTATAAATCGTCCTGTTATTACTTATGCTAAGTTTCTACACGAACTTGTAGAAGATTATGAGAAAGAAGGTTTAAAAGTAGTTATAATCAGAGGATTAAGAAATGGTACTGATTTAGATTATGAAGTAAATCAATTTAGATTTATAAACGACTTTAAGAAAGATATAAACGTAGTTTATATTACTTGTGACCAAGAATTTGAACATATTTCTTCTTCTGCAATTAGAAAGATTGAACAATTTGGTGGACCAGATATGGTAAAAAAATATCTTTTATAATGGTAGATTATATCGGTTGGTGTGAAGAATGTGCGGAGTTTAAAACTATAGTGATAGATACTGAAAAAAATTATAAAACTTCATATCACGAAGCAACATTTATGTGTAGTGAATGTACACAAAAACAAATAATAGAGAAAAGAGATAAAAAATTAAACCAGTTACTAAAACGTAGCTGGTTTGATAAATTATTTAGAAATTAGCAAATCTTTTAATTCTTTTTAGAAGGGTATCAGGTGTTTTATCTGTAACAGTTATATCAATAACCCTAATCATACCTGGTTTTATTTTATCCTTAACTATAGAATTAAGTGAGTGACCAATCCAGGCTTGTTGTGTAGAATATGAACCATATTTGACTCCTTTCGAGTATTCATAGAAATAAATTCTTGAAACATCATAGTCTTTATCAAGCCTTTTAAGAAAAGGAATAATATAATCCTTTACATTATCCCAATTAAATAGTTTATCGTTAGTATGTAAAGGTAGATTTCTTTCATTAGGATTATTAGAAATAATAACTGAAAACGTATTCTTTTTATCTTCACCTGTCATAACTACCTCAACTTGAAAGTCTTCTTGATCTAATAAATAAGCTAGATTTGTCTCACAATAATCTATAAGTTCATCCCATTTTCTCACAATTAAACATTTCTTTTATTTGAAAGATAATCAGTATAATTTGCTACAATTGAATTTACTTTTTTGAAGTCACGTGGAGTTTTACCAGTAAAATCAACATCTAAGTAAAATAAAAATTCAAAGAAATCTAAATTATATTTATTTATATCTCTTACAAGATTTTTATTATTTAAAACCTGAATTATTTTTTCTTGTGTGATTTTATCATTCATATCTTTTAGATAACCGTTCTTGATCATCCATTTTTTTAGACCGTGAAATCTAACATAAACCTCCGCAGGTGAAGTTAAATACTTAGTATCTTTTTTATCATCAAACATTCCAGAAAACTGATTTTTGAAATCATCTTCTGCCTCTTTAAATACCTTTTTACCTTCTTCATCATGAACATCCTCATATTTAACATCCACTGCTAATTCAACTAATTTTCTAGAGTAAAAGTCAATTTTTTCTTGTAATCTTTTCTTACCTTCAGGAGTTCCTAATACAATGTCCTTATCTAAAATATCAACTATATTTGTAAGTTCACTATAATCTTGACTATCAAATTCATCACCTCCTAAAATATCATCAACTAAATGTCTAAGTTCATGAATAATGATATGAGGTGCAGCAAATGAACTAAGTTTCTTCTCATCAATTATAATTGCAGTAACTAATTGCATTTTCTCATTAAAGTGTCTAAAGTAACAAGCCATAGTACCTTCATTCTCACCAATTATCTCCATTGTCTTACTATCAACACAAACAAACTTTATATCTTTAACAATAGATATGACTTTTTGTTTTTTGATAGAGTCAATATTATTAGTTGTTTCAATATCTTTGATTAGTTCTGCTCTAATCTTTTCAATAAAAGCACTCTCACTTTTTGAAGGTTGATTATTTATATCGTTTATTGTAGCATCTATTTCCTTACCTGTCATATGAGGTAAAGTTTTCTTACCAAAATAATGATTTATCCCAATTGCAATAGCTAATCCAACAATAAGTTGTTTCCAGGTTACTTCAACCTCGTTTTTTTCATTGAGTAACTCCTCACTAGATTTAATATGCTTCATAGTGTATATATTAAAATTTATTATTATATTTGCAACTAAACTTGAATTAAAAATATAAATAAAATGAATGATAATTATAAATACGTAACTGTTATGTTTCCCTACCCTTCTGGTAGTGGATTGCATTGTGGACACTGGTACAATTATGCAATTATAGATAGTTACTGTAGATACTTGAGATATAAAGGTGAACAAGTTTTTCAACCATTTGGTTATGACTCATTTGGTTTACCTGCAGAAAACTACGCGAAAAAAGTGGGTAGAGACCCACGAGAAGTTACTTACGAAAATATAGAAAACTTTAGAGGACAGATGAAAAACATGGACACTCAATATGAGGAAATGTTGATTACTTCTGATCCTAACTACATTGAATACACACAATGGTTGTTTAAACAATTGTATGATAAAGGATTGGCTTATAAAAAAGATGGTGAAGTTGACTTTTGTAATAGTTGTGAAACCGTATTGGCTAGAGAACAAGTAAAAGATGGTAAATGTGATAGATGTTCAAATGAAGTTGAAAAGAAAACATTGAACCAATGGTATTTTAAAATCACTGATTATAAAGAAAGATTGATTGCAGGTTTGGACCATATAGATTTCCCTGAATCTACCAAGAAAGCTCAAAGAAATTGGTTGGAAAACCAACATGATTGGTGTGTATCAAGACAAAGAAGTTGGGGTTGTCCAATTCCAATTGAAGGAGAAACTGATACAATGGACACTTTTGTAGATAGTTCTATTTATACTATAATCTATTGTATTATGAAAGGTATTAAACCTAAACCAGTTGACTTGTATGTTGGTGGTTCTGAACATGCTTGTATGCACTTGATCTATATTAGATTTATTACTATGTTCTTGCATGACATTGGGTTTATTGACTTTGAAGAACCAATTACTAAATTGGTACATCAAGGTATGATTTTGAACCAAGGTGAGAAAATGTCTAAATCTAAAGATAATGTAGTTAGTTTGGATGGTTATGATTCTGATGAAATTAGATTTTATTTGATGTTTATTGGACATTACTTCGATGGTGGTTCTTGGTCAGATGAAAATATAATTGGTATTAGAAGATTTATAAATAGAATGAAAACTTGGTTGGATAAAACAGGTGAGGAAACTATTGATATAGAAGCTTTCAAAAAAACTATATTTGATTTTACAGATGCGTTTAAGTTTAACAAAGTAGTGAGTTCATTTATGATTTTGTTGAACCAAAATAAAAATAAAGCATTGACTCCAGAATGTAAAGAAGAATTGATTAAATTGATTGAGATCTATATGCCTGGTATTAGAGGAAAATTAAACTAATCTACTATTTTTCAATATAAGATATGAGAGGGAGGATGAAATGGATAAACATAAAACAAATTTTACTAAAGATAAAGTAGTAAATAAGAGAATAAACGACTTTTTAGATAAATTTTATATGAGAGACAAAGGTAGATTTTTTTGGAAAGAAAGATGGTTTTCAATATGTAGTACACACCAAGAATATACAAAAGAATGCAAAACTTGTAATGTTGGATGTTGGGAGAACGTATGGAGAACCAATATAGAGAAAGTAATATTTATAATCTCACCAAAATTATACAAATGGATCTTGAAATTTAAAAAAGTGCAGTTGATAAATATAATTGAAGAAAATGAACCCAAGAAATATTACAGAAGAAATCAAAGAAAAAATTAAAAACGCACATTACTATAAATTTGGTGCAGTATCACCAGATGGTTTTGTTTTGATCCCAAAAGAAACTTTTGAAAGATTAAAAGACTTTGATGTTTGGAAAGAATGGAAGAATAACCCAGAATCCTTAGAACAATTAGCAATTGAGGATTTAAGAAAACAAGAATAGATGAAAAAATTATTACTACTATTATTAATTGGACTAATGTCATTTACAACAACTAATAAAAGAATACTATTTGTCGGAGACAGTTTAAGTTGTTTTAATGGTGGTTGGCAAACACAAGTTGCACAAGGACTAGGTAAGGATTATAAAAATGTTGCAAAGTTTGGTAAAACAACAGATTGGATGTTAAATAATCTAAAAGCTCACCTAGTAAATAATAATAGTAAATATGATACCATCTTTATTTATGGTGGTATCAATGATGCTTACTCAGGAAATAGTATAAATACTATTGAAAATCTACAGAAGATGGTTGACTTATGTAATAAATACAATATAAAACCAATTATAATTGTGGGTTATAACCCATTAAAAGTTGCAAAAGGTAGAACAAAACAACGAGATAAATATATAAGTTTACAAAGAAAAATGTTAGATCTTAAAGGTTGTAAGATTATACCAATTGATAATTCTATAGATAGACGAGATACAGAAGATGGTATACATTTAAAAAGATCAGGACATAAAAAATTTAGTAAATTTGTATTACAAAATTTGGAGATATAAAAATTAGTTGTATCTTTGTACAACAATAAAAGAAAAGGTCCTTCAACGTAATTGCCTTGGTGGCAAGCTGGCTTCTAAACCCAGCGTTAAACGGGTTCGAATCCTGGTGGGATCACAAAAAAGTATTATGCAGTTAAATAAAAAAGATAAAGTAATTCTGAATTGTGACGAATCTGATTTTGAGAATCAAGAAAATAGAAGAAATTGTATAAATAGAATTGTTACAGTACGTGATATATTTTATAGAGGAAATAAAATTGATACATTTTTTGTAGAAGAAAATGATTATGAATGGGTTCCAGAAAATATAGTAGTTAAAGTAAAATGTTAAATTGGATTAAAAAATTATTTACAAAACCTTCTAAAAAAAGACTTATTGACGATTATGAATTTAACTCAATTAGAAAAGAAAAAGAAGATGAATTAAATAGAATTTTAGATAAAATATCTGAAAAGGGTATTAAGAGTTTAACAAAAAAAGAAAAAGATTTTTTAAACAGTAACAAAAAATAATATATAAATAAAAACAAGTAATTATGAAAGCAACTTAGATTAACAAAGAAGAATCAAAATTAGTAGTTATCACAAGAAGTGATTTAACTCCTGGCTACCAAGCCCAACAATCTACACACTCTGTAGCAGACTTTTCACACGAGTTTCCTCAACAATTTAAAGAATGGAAAACTACATCTAATTCTATCATCTGTTTACAAGTAAACAATGAAAAAGAATTAAACGACTTATACATAAAGTTATCCAAACTTACCTCAGTCACAAAATTTTACGAACCAGATTTAAACGATGAACTTACATCTATTTGTTTATATGCAAATAAAGATGTCAGAAAGAAAGTTTCATATCTTCCACTTTTAGGTAAAAAACCAAAACTTACTTATCAACAAGTTATCATTGATATGATAGCAACACCACAAACTGATACACAAAATGTATTAGAACACGGTATATCTGTTGCAAAACACTTTGATAAACTAATTAAAGGAGAAACCGATAACTGGAAATTACCAACTTGGCTTACAGAAAATAAAGATTTTATCTTTAGTAACCTTCACAAACTAGAAGATATTAAAGAATATCAAGTAATGCACGATTGTGGTAAACCATACTGCATGACCATTGATGAACAAGGTAAAAGACACTTTCCAAATCACGCACAAGTTTCATTTGACACATTCTCTAAGATTTCTGACAACAAAGTAGTTGCAGATTTAATCTTAAAAGATATGGTATTCCATACAATCAAAGCAAATGAAGTAGAAGATTTTGTTAAAAGTAATTCAATCGAAACCGTTTTAACATTATTAGTAACAGCACTTTGCGAATTACACTCTAATACTTCTATGTTTGGTGGTATTGAAAGTACTTCTTTTAAAATCAAATTTAAACAATTAGATAAAAGAGGTAACCAAGTATTAAAACTATTAAAAAATAAACAGTAATTATGACAACAAAAGAATTTATAAAAATGTTACAAGATGCAGATCCTACTGGAGAATCACACGTAAGAATGTATGGTGGTGTACCAATAGGTGCCGCAAGAATACCTGGGTATTATGATGGAAATTATGCTTATATTGATGAAAATGATAATTATGTATCTACTATGAAAGGAGATAAAGTAGATATTTATTGTAGAGATTCATTTGATATTATATCAGATAATTATGATGATGATAAAACAAAAGAAGAAAATTGGGAAATTATAAAAAGTAAATTTATATTTGATTTAGGAGAAGGTGTAACCCATAAAGAAAAAATATTTATGGATAGAGTTTATAAAGAATTTGAAGAATATATAAAATAAAATTTGTATATTTGCAATATAATATATAAAAAGAAAAGAGTTATGGCGAACGCACCTATTACACCGAAAGAAAAATTAGCTTGGGAATTTGCCCAAAGAGCACATAAAGATCAAGTAAGAAAATTTACTGGTCTACCATATTTTGATAATCACGTACAAAAAGTAAATGGTACATTAAAACTTTACACTACTGATGAAGCAACTTTAATTGCTGCTTTATTACACGATGTTATCGAAGATTGTTATGAAAATAAATGGGAAGCTTACAATGATATTAAAGAACTTTTTGGTCAAGAGGTTGCAGACTTAGTTATGGAGCTAACTTCTGATAATGAAGAAATGAAACATAAATGGGGTGGTAATAAAACAAACTACTTAATCAACAAAATGTTGAAAATGTCTGACAAAGCGTTTACTATTAAACTATCTGATAGATTCAATAACATTGCAGATGCATTCACTGCATCCGAAAGATTTAGAAATAACTATTACAGAGAAACTTGTGCAATAGTCGATGCAATGGAAGAAGGTAGAACTTTTACAAGAGTTCAAAGACAATTACTTGATGATATTCAAGCAAAACTTGATAACATCAAAAGAATATTTAAAGTGAAAAAATTAAACGAAATGTAATATGAAATAGATTGTAATTAGAGGTCCTACTTAATATTTTTTAACCTTAGTAAAAGAACACAAAAATAAATTAAAAACTAAAAAATAAAAATATTAAAAATGGAAACACAAGTAACAAGAACAACAGTAAAAGAATTAAACCAAGACTTAAAGAGTTTATTTCAAAAAATAACATCAGTATCAGCTGATAAAAAATATGTAATCAAAGTTGATAATGAAGAACAATCACATTTAGAGTTTGTTGAATTTCAATTAGATAATTTAACTCAAAGTGGTAGAAAGAAATTAGCAAGAAGAATTAGACATGCTAACAAAAAACAAGGATATAGAGCTTTCAGTTCTTTCTTGTCAATGTTAAAGTCAAGAAACATTGTTAAATACAATATCAAAATTGAACAAAGTCTTAAAGAAAAAACTATTCAACAATATAGAAAAGAATATGTTAAAGCAAGAACAGATGCAGAAACATTAAGACTTAAATACATGAATGAAAAAGGAGACTTTTACAAATCATAAAAAAGAAAACCACTCATTTGAGTGGTTTTTTTATTACTTTTTAAATTTAAAAAATTCATTTAATGGTTTAAGGTATCTAAATCCTTTTTTCTCAGTAACCGGTACTGCCTTACCATTTATTAAAATACTATTACTAGACTTATCATAATCCATTTTAACAGTTCCTTCTAACTCACCACCTAAGATTTCATCTGAAAGAGGATCTTCTAAGTAATGTTGAATTGCTCTTTTTAATGGACGAGCACCCATTTTTTCATCATATCCTTTATCAATCAATAAATCTTTGAAAGCAGTAGTTATCTCTAATGATAATTTTAAATCTTTTAACTTATTCTCAACTTTCTTAATCTCTATGTCAATTATCTTATAAACATTTTCTTTAGATAAAGAAGCAAATATAACAATCTCATCAATTCTATTGATAAACTCAGGTTTTAACCTTTTACTTAATTCTGCTTTAATTATTGATTTAGCATTTTCTTCTTTAACTGCTGGTTTATCTGAACCAAATCCAACTGGTGTTGCCATTTGATTTACTGCACTCGCACCAATATTAGAAGTCATAACAATAATAGTATTTCTAAAATCTACCTTTCTTCCTTCACCATCAGTTAAATGACCATCATCAAATATTTGTAACATGATATCCATTACACTAGGGTGTGCTTTCTCTAACTCATCAAATAATATGATACAATAAGGTTTTCTTCTTACCTTTTCAGTTAGTTGTCCACCTTCTCCGTATCCAACATAACCTGGAGGTGACCCAATCATTCTAGCAACATTATGTTTCTCAGCATATTCAGACATATCAACTCTAATCATTGCATCTTCTGAACCAAATATGTTTTTAGCTAATGTTTTTACTGTGTGAGTTTTACCAGTACCAGTACTTCCTAAGAAAAGGAATACACCAGCAGGTCTATTAGGATCTTTTAATCCTGCTCTATTTCTTCTAATAGATTTTGCAATTTTTGTAACTGCTTCATCTTGTCCGATAATTTGCATCTTTAATTCATTCTCTAAACCTAAAAGACGTTTACCTTCATCACCAGTTACTTGTGTAGGAATACCAGTTTTTAAAGAAAGAATTCTTTCAACATCTTCTTTAGTAATAACGATTCTCGGCATTTCGGGAGTATCTTTCTTTAATTGAATTATTCTATCAACCATTTCCTTCTCACGTGGTCTTAAATCACCTGCACCTTGATAATCTTGAGCCTTTAAAAGTTCATCTTTTCTATTTCTTAATGCCAATAATTGTGTTTCTAATTCAGCAATTTCAGGTGGTGTATTTTTCTTAGCAGAGATTCTCATTTTAGCACCAACCTCATCCATTAAGTCAATTGCCTTATCAGGGAAGTATCTATCTGAAATGAATTTACCAGATAAATTAACACAAGCTTCAATGGCATCATCATTAAAAGTAACTTTGTGGAAATCTTCATAGTTCTTTTTAATTCTCATTAAAATTTCAATAGTTTCCGTCACTGATGGCTCTTCAACATTTACTTTTTGGAAACGTCTTTCTAATGCACCATCTTTCTCTAAAGAGTTTCTAAACTCATTATTAGTTGTAGCACCAATTAAACGCATTTTACCTCTTGCTAATGCTGGTTTAATTTGATTTGCCATATCAATTGGCACAGTTTTATTTACCATTAAGTGAATCTCATCAATAAATAATATAATATCTGGATTTGCCTCAAGTTCATCCATTATAGCCTTAACTTTAGCTTCTAATCCACCTTGACCAGCCATAATAGTACCCATATCAAGTGCGATAATTCTTTTACCTTCTAATGATTCTGGACAATCTTCACTAACCATCATTCTAGCAATACCTTCGATAATTGCTGTTTTACCTACACCAGGTTCACCAATAATAACAGGGTTATTTTTATTTTTTCTGGCTAAAATCCAGATTACTTGTTCAATCTCTTTTTGTCTACCGATTACAGGATCAAGTTTATCTTCTTCGGCTAACTTAGTCATATCAACACCATACTTATCTAAAAATGGAGTTGGCGCACTTTGTTTCTCACCTTCTGTAAACTCTTCGTAAACTTTCAATTTTTTCATAAAAATGAATTATTTTTCTAGTATATATTATTTTTTAAAAATTAAAATCTTAACTTTATAAATTATTTTAAATATAAATTATATGACAGATGAAGATAAACAATTTTTCGAATCACTATTTGGTGGTTTAGAAAACATGGAAAAAGGTTTTGGTTATGATTATAATATGTTTTGTTGTGAACAAGGTATTTTAATTGCAGAACTAGGAACAAAAGAAGCTATTATTGATTTTAGTAAACAAGATTGGAGTAAACAAAAAGAAATGGTACACGGATTATCTGACGATCATAGTGGAAATACATTTCAAATGTCTTGCAGACTAGCAATATCATATCTACCACAGGCTAAGTCAATTAAAAGAGACGAAAAAATTAACAAAATTTTAGATAAATAAGTTTGGTGATTTAGTCAAAATAGTATATTTTTGTAAAAGAAATTAAATATATAAACAAAAGATAAATTATACTATGGTAACAAGAGTAGCACCCTCTCCAACTGGTTTTTTCCACTTAGGAACTTTAAGAACTGCACTACTTGCTTGGCTTCAAGCAAGAGCTAATAACGGTACATTCATTTTAAGAATTGATGATACCGATCAAGAAAGAAATAAACCAGAGTGGATTGATTATATCTACGAGCAAATGTCTGAGTTTGGTTTAGATCACGACATTACTTTCAGACAATCTGAGAGATTAGACCGTTACAGAGAAGTAGCTGAGAAAATCGGTACTAAAACTGAGAATGGTTACGAGTTAGATATGGGAGAGTACTCAATGGTTATTCTTAGAAATAACGGGTTCCCTACATATAACTTCTGTTCAATTTTAGATGATTATGACTATGATGTAACTAATATCATTAGAGGTGTTGACCACATTGCAAATGAGGCAAAACAACGTATTATCTGGGATAAGATTTGTGAAGTAGAAGGAGATAAAACATTTCCAGTAATTACACATGCTGGATTACTTTTCGACGGTAATGCTAAATTATCTAAGAGAAAAGGTAATGGTACAACAGAAGATTACAAAGATTACAGTAGAGCTGCTATCTTAAACTGGTTGGTTAAATTTGGTTGGTCACACCCAGATCCATTGTTTGATAAGAAACACCCTACTTTAAGTATAGACGAAATGATTGCTCTTTTCAACGAAGGAAACATTTCAGATAGAAACTGTAAAATCGATAAAGCTAAATTAGAGTTCCTAAATAAAAAATGGAAAGCAATTGAGAAAAGAGGTGGTGCAGGTTCAACAAAAGAAATCGTAGTTGAGTCAAAACTTTTAAAGTTTGACGAGTTTCAAAAATAATAAAAAAAGTCTTACATTTTTGTAAGACTTTTTTATTTTTTATATCTTTCTAAATCAAATTTTCCATAAACACGTTTTTCATCTAAATAAATCTTTATATCATAAATTAGTATTTTATTCATACTATATTCATATGGAAGATTTCTACCCAACCAGTCTTTAAACTTGTCATCATTCATATCATAATACTTAGATTCAACGTCACCATCATTATCAAGTGATCTTAAATCCAATAAACTATTCTTTAAATAATATGTCTGTTCTAAATAATGATAGAAAGGAATAATATAATCTTTTATATTATTCCAATGTAATGGTTTTTTAAATGAGACTTTAACGTAAGTACCATAAACATGACTATTGTTGGTACAAACTAATGAAACATTATCATCATCAAGTAAATAAGCTAAATGTTGTTCACAAAAATCTTGAAACTCTTCCTTAAATTGTTGTTTCATTTCTTGTTGACTCTTAGCTTCAAACAATTTAATATACTTCATAGTGTATATATTATTTATTTTATATATATTTGTAAAAATTTAGAAATCATGAGTAAGTATAACAGAACATATCATTTACCTTGGTCACCTGGAACTACCAGTGATGATAGAATATCTAATAGTGTCGAATCACTATTGGGTACAGAGATTGTTATTACTGAAAAGTTGGATGGTGAAAATTGCGGAATGACAGATGAAGGAGTTTATGCCAGAAGTCATGCTACCTTTACAACGTCTCCTTGGTCAAGAGAAGTAAGACAACTTCATAAAGTTAAAGTAGAGAATATGTTAGGAGAAGGAGTTCTCTTATTTGGAGAAAATATGGAAGGTATTCACTCAATTGAATATAGTAATCTTGAGTCATACTTTTATATTTTCGGTGTTAGAGATAATGAAATTTGGATCCCGTGGGAACAAGTTGAAGAGTATTCTTACTTATTAGATATACCTACTGTACCAGTTTTATTTAAAGGTGTTGTAAACACAGTTAAAGAATTACAAGAAATTGTCGAAGATTTAGTAAGTAAACCTTCTGAATTAGGTGGACAAAGAGAAGGTATCGTAGTAAGAAATGCAGGAATGTTTCACAATGACGACTTTGCAGATAACGTAATGAAATGGGTAAGAAAGGGACACGTTCAAACAGATGAACATTGGACTAGAAATTGGAAGAAAGCCGAAATAAAAAGATAAACTTTGTTTATCTTTTTTTGTATAAATAAAAAAAAATAAAATTATGGCACTTAGAAATCAAGGTATGATCCGTCAAGGAGAATATGAAGGTAAAACTATTGACGAAGCTACTCAATATGCACAAGATGGTGGATATACAGTAAGAATAACAGAGGAAGATGGTCAAGCAAAAATGCTAACCATGGACGTTAATCAAAATAGAATTAATTTCAGAGTTAAAAATGGTTATGTAATTGACGCATACGGTGGGTAAAATTTTCCAAAAAAAATTAGGTTGATAAACAATTTTGTTATACATTTGATAAAAATAATAATATTATGTTTAAATCAGTCTTAGAAACACTTAGTGATACAGAAATTAATGCTATCACACACCAATTGGCAAATCCTAATGTGCCTAATAGTTCAATTATTAAGCAATTAAAAGGTAAAGCAAACTATAATATGTCTGAAATCAGAATGGCGTCTGAACAAGATATTCTAGTTCAATTACTTATCGAGGTAAGTTTAGAACTATCTGAACGAGTTTTAAAACAATAAAAAAAATCCACTCAATTGAGTGGATTTTTATTTAAAATTTAACACTAGGAAATTTCTTCTTTTTATTTAAAACTAACCTTCTATATAACTCTAATATTGTAATTACTATTAAAGATATCCAGGCAATAGTGGCAGCAGGTGGGAAAATAACTGCTAATAAAGCACCAACAAACCCAGCAGTTGTAGAAGTTAACATGTCTAAATTACTAGCTTTTACTTCTGACTCAGTTTTATTGGCACCAAAGAATGCACCTTGTACCCATTCAACTAAAAACGCAACTGCTGCTGATGAAAATGTACAAATAAATACATGAAAGAATGTACCAGTATCTCTTAAATTTAAAAAATCATAAGTAACCATTAGCCATACCCATAATATACAAGTAGGTAATGTTAAAGAGTGTAAATGCCATTTGTTTTTAACAAATAAATCTAAATATTTTTTCATAATATCAATTTTATTTTTATATATTAAATAAAAAATTAGTACATTTGTAAAAATTATAAATCATGAAGACAAATCTAAAAATTAAAATACTTATCGGAGTACCTGCTTCCGGCAAATCTACGTGGGCCAAAGATTTTGTAAAAGCAAATGATAATTGGACCAGAGTTAGTAGAGACGACTTTAGAGAAATGTTAAAAAACTCTGGAGTTGTGGAAAATAAAGTTGAAAATATAATCAATGAATTGGTTGATGCAACAATAGAACAATCATTACTTAAAAAAATGAATGTTATTGTCGATAACACAAATTTAAAAGATAAATATATTCAAAACATTATTGAGAAGTTTAAGTATAGTGCCGATATAGACTATCAAGTCTTTGATATATCAAAGGACAAAGCGATAGAAAGAGACAGACAAAGAGATAAGTCTGTAGGTCCAGTTGTTATCAATAAAATGTATAAAGAATATAAAATTCTTATGGATTCATTTGACTTTCAACCTGTCAAAAAAATGACAAGACCTCACTTGACCCCAAATTTCAACTCACCTAAACAAGGTGCTGTTATATTTGACATCGATGGTACACTTGCACTTATGGGTCGTAGAGGTCCATTTGATTGGATGCAAGTTTATAAAGACGATTTGAACGAAATTGTATCGGAACAGTTACAATTTCATAAAGATAAAGGTAGAAAAGTAATTATTGTAACTGGTCGTGACGAAGTTTGTCGAGAAGTTACCGAAGAATGGTTAGACTTTCACGGTATTCAGTTTGACGAAATGTATATGAGACCAAAAGATGATTATAGAAAAGATACCTTAATTAAAAAAGAAATATACGAAAATCATATTAAGCCAAATTATAACTTACTTTGTGTTTATGATGATAGATTAAGTGTAGTTAGAACTTGGAATGAATTAGGAGTATTTGTATTTAATGTAAATCAAGGAACACATCAATTTTAAAGTAAGCAGAGAACCTATCGCTGGAAACAGAGGAAGTTCGCGACTACAAAACCTCATTACATATATATTAAAACTTTTAAACATAAAATAAATATATATTTTAAATAATAAAACTATGTTATTAACTAAAAGCGTTGAATATGCTATTAAATCACTCATACTAATCAATTATGATAGTAAAATAAATATCGAATATATTAGTTCTAAACTAGATATACCTAGAAGTTTCACATCAAAAATATTACAAGTACTTGTAAAAAAGGACTACATCTCTTCTAAAAGAGGCCCAGGTGGTGGTTTTGTAGTAAATGATTATTCAAAAACATTAAAAGATTTAATATGTGATATTGATCATAAATTTGATTATGATAAATGTGTTATGGGATTAAGTGGCTGCTCTGATGAGAATGCTTGTCCTTTACATGAAAATTTCAAAGAAATTAAAAATAAAATTTTAAACGAATTAATGATATTAAAAATATCAGATATTTGTAAAAATCCAAATAAAGTTTTAAAACTATAAGAATATTTTTTATATATATAATAATTGTAGATATGAATGTCTTTTTATCTACAATTAAAAAAATTATATAAAACTATGTTTACAAAATTAGATGAATTACAAAAAAAGGTTAAAAAGGATTTTATAAAGAATTATATAAACTCCAAGAATGCAGCAAGTGGATCATTATTTGATCCAAATTCAAATGTTACTTCTAAAAATATTGCAACTTTAGAAGCAGAATTAAACAAAGATATTAACATACAAGTTAATAGGTCTCTTATCTATTCTAAAATAGAAGAAAATTTTGGAACAGAAATGGCAGACTCATATATTAAAGACATTGAAGACCACTTAATATATGTTCATGATGAGACATCATTGAAGCCATATTGTGTGAGTATCTCAATGTATCCGTTGTTATTAAATGGTTTAAGTGGCTTAGGTGGTGAGTCGAAAGCACCTAAACACTTAGCAAGCTTTTGTGGTTCATTTATTAACCTTTTATTCTCAGTGTCATCACAGTTCGCTGGTGCAGTAGCTACTGTGGAATTCTTACTTTACTTTGACCACTTTGCAAGATTAGATTATGGAGATGACTACTTAACAACACATAAAAAAATAATAGAGAATGAGTTACAACATGTAGTTTATGCTATTAACCAACCTGCCGCGGCAAGAGGTTATCAATCAGTATTTTGGAATATATCTTTATATGATATTGAATATTTTAATTCAATGTTTGGTGACTTTGTTTTTCCTGATATGGATAAACCAAACTATAGTAGCTTAGATAAACTACAGAAGTTTTTCATGAAATGGTTTAATAAAGAAAGGGAAAATGCGGTATTAACATTCCCTGTAATCACAGCAGCTATGTTGACTAAAGATAAAAAAGTATATGATGTTAACTTTGGTAACTTTTGTGCAGAAGAGTTAAGTGAAGGTAATTCATTCTTTATATATCAATCAGAAAGTGCAGATTCATTAGCATCTTGTTGCAGACTAAGAAATGAAATATCTGATAATACTTTTAGCTACTCTCTTGGTGCTGGTGGTGTATCCACTGGTTCTATAAATGTGATAACTATTAATATGAATAGACTTATTCAAAAAGATATTAGTCTAGATGATTTATTAGATAGAATATATAAATATCAAATGTCATACCGATATTTAATACAGGATTACTTAGATGCTAAGATGTTACCTGTTTATGATTCTGGTTTTATATCAATTGATAAACAATTTCTAACAATAGGTATAAATGGTATGGTTGAATCCGCAGAATATCTTGGAATTGAAATATCAGATAATGATAAATATAAAGACTATATCAATAGTAGATTGAAAACAATATATGATAAAAATAAATTAGCAAAGATTGAATATGGTTGCATGTTTAATACTGAATTCGTCCCTGCTGAAAATTTAGGAGTAAAAAATGCTAAGTGGGACAAAGAAGATGGTCTATTCGTAACAAGAGACTGTTATAACTCATACTTTTATATAGTTGAGGACGAGTCACAGAATGTAGTAGATAAATTCTTTTTACATGGAAATGATTATATAAAATATCTAGATGGTGGTAGTGCATATCATTGTAATTTAGAAGATTATCCTACAAAAGAAGGATTCTTTAAGCTATTAAATGTATCAGCTTATACTGGTTGTAATTATTTTTGCTTTAATATAAAAGTAACAATATGTAATGATTGTGAACATATAAATAAAAAGACTGAATACCATTGTGTGAAATGTGACAGTAGAAATGTAGATCACGCTACAAGAATAATAGGATATCTTAAAAGAATAACTAGCTTCAGTAAAGATAGACAAAAAGAAGCAGCAAAAAGATATTACAATCAAAAATGAGATTTAAAGAATATAATATAGTATTCCAAGAGATACCTAATGAGGTATCTCTTTGTTTCTCTATAACAGGTTGTAACCTAAGGTGTGATGGTTGTCACTCACCATTTTTATGGAAAATTAATAGCGGTGATTTATTAACAATAGATGTATTAAATACACTTTTAAAAAAATATGATAAGATTATATCTTGTGTTCTTTTTATGGGTGGAGAATGGCACACTAAAGAGTTTATTAAAACATTATCTTATATTAGAAGCATGGGTATAAAAACCGCTTTATATACAGGGTTAGAACTTGATGATGTTAGTGTGGATATTAGAAATAATTTAGACTATTTAAAGTTTGGACCTTGGATAAAAGAATTAGGTGGACTTCAATCAAAGACAACAAATCAAAAATTATTAAATATAAATAATGATGAGTGTTTAAATCACTATTTTATTAAATAAACTTTTTCAATATTAGATTATTTAAAGATTAAAATATAAATTAAATTATGACTTTTATAAATATCAGAAATTATTAACCACACTTATAATATGATTCAAAGGATTTTGAACGATTAATGATGTTAGGAATAATCCAAATGGATTAGGTGGACAAGCTATGACAAGAACATAAACAATATTTTAAACATGAATATTCTTTTATTCTAAAAGAAAAAATAACAATAGAGAGAACAACAAATGAATAAGATTTTATGAAAGTAGTTTGTATAAAAAAATACCTATCTACCAATTTAAGATATGAACTTACTTATGGTAAAATATATGAAACTCTACCTAAGTTTCCTAATGATTTAGAAGATGATTATAGAATAGAGTGTGATAGAGGTTTTATAGAATTTTATAGTAAAGATACATTTATAACTTTAGAAGATTGGAGAGAACAACAAATAAATAAAATTGTAAATGAATATTAGATGTATATTTGGACATAAATGGGAACTTTCTAAAATAGAAAGAGAGATTGAATATAACTTACCTAAGCTTGGTAAAAAAGGTGCTTGGAATGGTTCAGGTAGAAAGGTTATTATGACTACTTCTGATGATATTAGAATATGTAAAAGATGTTATAAGAAACAAAAGGCAATGTATAGTCCATTTAGTCATGTTAGAATTGCAGATTGGAGGAATGATGAACTCAGTAAAGATGAACTTAGAGATAAAAAATTAAAAGAATTAGGTATATGAGTCTTAAATTAATAGCCAAAAAAACACATATTGTACGTAAAAACATTCAAGGTAATGGTAAAACTAGCCATATTATTGAAAAAGGTCAAATATTTACCATCTTTGTCAAACATATTACAAAGTATGACAAAGATGGTGAATTGGTGACTGTTTGTATATACCATATAAAAGATGGTTGGATTATAAATTTTAAAAACTTTACAACAAAGGAGAAATATACTGCAATCAAAAGACAACATATATTAGATCAAATATTAGGTTAATAAATAAATAAAAATTATATTTGTAACTTAGGAGACTAACGTCGTTTGTACTAAGGAAGTAGCAAGTCAAACAGTTCGAGGGTGTCGGTTTCCCTATGAGAATGGGTTGATGCAAAGATAAATGATAGGATAGAACAAAATCGCGGCTAAGCTCACTTACTTTTTAAATTAAAATAAACTTTCATATTTTAAAAACTATACTTAAAAAAAACAACTTATGTTAACAACTTTGCTAATTTTAGCTTTACTTGCAGTTTGTATCTTTGAATTTGTAAATGGATTTCACGATACTGCTAATGCCGTTGCGACGGTAATTTACACAAAATCTTTAAAACCTAAACAAGCAGTTGTTTGGTCAGGAATTATGAACTTTCTTGGACTTATGACTGGTGGTGTAGGTGTCGCACTTAGTATTGTAACACTAATACCCAAAGAACTAATCACTGATACTAACATATACCACTCTATGGGAATGGTTATGTCAATTCTTATTACTGCAATTTTTTGGAATTTAGCAACTTGGTACAAAGGAATTCCTGCTTCTTCTTCACATACTTTAATCGGCTCAATAATTGGAGTTTCTGTAGGTTACTCTATTTTAACTGGTGTAGATTACACTAATTGGGGTAAAATTATTGATATAGGAAAAGCGTTAGCTTTCTCACCTTTATTAGGTTTCACTATGGTTATACTTTTAATGTGGTTTCTAAACAAAGTTATCAAAAGAAAAGATGTATTTGAAGAGCCAAATGGTGATACTCCACCACCAACTTGGATTAGAGCGACTTTAATTTCAACTTGTACATTAGTTTCATTTTTTCACGGAAGAAATGACGGTCAAAAAGGAATTGGTTTAGCAATGATTATACTTATGGCTTTCTTACCTACTTACTTTACATTAGAAACTGTTGAAAATCCACCAATGTGGGTTATGTGGATGATTGCTACGTCATTAGGATTAGGAACAATGATTGGTTGGAAAAGAATTGTAGTTACAATTGGAGAGAAAATTGGTAAACAACACTTAACTTATGCACAAGGTGCTTCTTCTGAATTAGTTGCTGCAATCACAATTGGATTATCAACTGCATTTAAACTACCAGTATCAACAACACACATTCTAAGTTCTGGTATTGCAGGGTCAATGGTGGCATCAAAAGGAATAAATAATTTAAAAACTAAAACAATTAAAACAATATTATCCGCTTGGATTCTTACGTTACCAGTAACAATTGTGGTATCATGTGGATTATTTCTATTATTTAGATATATTTCAGGATAATATATAAAGAAAAACTAAAATTATGAAAAAAATATTTACAATATTATTATTACTTTTATCTCTTACAAGTGGAGCACAAGAGGTTAAAAGTAGAACTGAAATTATAACTGCTCCTGTACTTATCTGTTCTACACCTGAAAGAGATAAATGGTTTGCGATTGTTCCAAGTTTTGAGAAATTAGAAGGGTTTATTGTAAAAACCTATTTAACTACATTAAAGTTGAATATAGGTACTTGTAGTAAAGATGATGCTCTTGTATTTATATTCACAGATGGTAGAAAAATTAAAATAAATGCCAATAATGAAAAAAGATGTGATGGTATAGTTGAAGTAAAATTTACATTAAACGCAATTGACGTAGCTTTTCTAGAAACAAAAACACTACAATCCATAAGATACATAAATGGTAATGATTCTGTATCATTTTTATATTCCTCAACTAAAGAAGATTGTAACTATTTCGTAAATACATTTGGTACATATAAAAGATAGTATTATCTTTGCCTTATGAAATTAGAAAAAGGTACAAAAGTAAAATGTATTAGAAATACATTCAATGGTTCTTATCGTCATGGTGAGATTGCTTTCCCTTATTTAACAGTTGGTAAAACTTATACTGTTGTGATGGATTTTGGACCTACACTTGCTATGATAGCTGATAATGGACACGGTTTATCTCTTGGAAAAGATTTATTTATAACATTAGAAGATTATAGAGAAAAACAAATTGAAAAAATTTTTAAAAAAGATTTGGTAGATTAAAAAAGTCACCGTATCTTTGTCAAAGAAATAAAATAAGGGCTTACAAGAGTAGTAGCTATTGGAAAAGTAAATCCTCTTATCATTGATAATGAAACTTTATGTTGGCGGTGGTATTGTAAGCAATTAAATTTTCATAGAAATTTTGAAAAATAATTGAAAAAAGATTTGGTAGATTAAAAAAGTCACCGTATCTTTGTCAAACAAAATAAGGGAAGATATACAAGTCTGGTCAAAGTAGGCTACCGGTGAGGTAGTCGGTTTTATATCTTCGAGCGGTTCGAATCCCTCTCTTCCCACAAAAAAAATTTTAAAAAAGATTTGGTAGATTAAAGAATACTCCTTATCTTTGTCAAACAAAATACGAGTTATGAGTTGTGGCTCGAAGATTAAACCAAAACTCAAAAAAAATTAAAAAAAGTTAAAAAAGATTTGGTAGATTAAAAAAGTCTTCTTATCTTTGTCAAACAAAATAAAAATGTGTGTTACCGGAGTTATGAGTTAGAATACAACTTGTAAGTATAGACGGGCTGCTGATGAAGTTGGTCCGCTCCCTAACCACAAAAAATCTGGTCTGTTCGTCTAGCGGATGTCACTTCGGTGATAGGACGACACTTCTACGCTTAAATGTGCCCTGGTATATGGAGAGGTGTAAACAAAGGTTCGAATCCTTTACAGACTACAAAAAAAAATGAAAAAAGATTTGGTAGATTAAAAAAGTCTTCGTATCTTTGTCAAACAAAATAAGAGTAGGTGTCTTGTGAAATTCTTGACTTCTTGGTGTACGATAGCACAACTCTTCGGTCTGTTCGTCTAGCGGTGTCACTTCGGTGACTAGGACAACTTCCCTTTCAGGAAGGAAACGCGGGTTCGAATCCCGTACAGACTACTGCTTTAATGGAATTTTAAGCTTGAGTTTTGTGATGGAACTCTTTAAAGAACTATCACATCGGTCTGTTCGTCTAGCGGTTCACTTCGGTGATAGGACAACTTTTCAGTGAGTGATGAAGTAAACGCGGGTTCGAATCCCGTACAGACTACAAATAAAATATAGGTGGTTACACGCCAGTAATGGTGTGTGTATCAAAGAGGTAAGCCACTTATCGGTCTGTTCGTCTAGCGGATGTCACTTCGGTGACTAGGACATCTTCTCTTCGGAGTTGGGAACGCAGGTTCGAATCCTGTACAGACTACAACAAATAAAACATATCGCGGGATAGAGCAGTAGGCAGCTCGCAAGGCTCATAACCTTGAGGTCACAGGTTCGAGTCCTGTTCCCGCTACTAAGTGTAAATGTCATTCTGTAATGTTGACAAGTTGGTACTTTTAGTATCCATCTTTAGTGTAATTAAAACACGACACTTCGGTCTGTTCGTCTAGTGGACGTTTACTGAACACAAAGCTTCGGCATTAAAGTAAAGTAAACAGGACTTCTCCCTTAGAAGGAGACAACGCGGGTTCGAATCCCGTACAGACTACAATGCTTGGTCGCCAGGTAGTTACATAGTTTAACTAAAACACGAAGTATCGCCTTGTTTGCGGTGAAGGATGTGAGTGTAAAATCTCGCTGTAACACAAAAAAGTAAAAATAATTTTGGTAGTTTAAACAACTTTTATTATCTTTGCTCTATAATAAAGACAAAAAGATTACGTTCTTTGAAAATATTGTATTATCCAACTAGTCACTTCGGTGGTTAGTAAAATGATAATCGGCGGTGTATCGTCGTTAAATAAACTACGAAAGTAGGATAAAGTGGAATCAACGTTAAATGGTTCTGCGGCTCGTAAGAGCTCGAGTACACAAGTGGGATATCCAACGTCCTGATTAACCGAGGGCTTACGCTGTAGGTGAAATGGAATTTGGACTTGGCAATGTGGATTGTCGAGTTGATGTGGGAACACCAATAAGAATAACCCATAGGAACTCTGTAAGAAAGGTAGCTCCAACTATCTGATTGCGGGTTCCAATATAAAAGGCAACTTAAAACCGAAAGGTAAGGTAGAGAACAGGTGGTGCTGCTACTATCCCTACTAAATGTCTACCAAGACGTTAGTTTGAAGTTTTCTTGAAGTATGGAGGCTGGGAGGCTTCACGAAGGAGTTTAGTATTTCGTTGTTCAAAAGATAACGAAGCTTACGACAGACCACTTCTTCGACACATCCACGAACACAAAAGCAATTTACATTTGAAGTAAAATTTAAACATAAAAAGCGAAAGTGTCTGTCAGGTTTCAACGAAAGTTGACTACATACTTAGGAGCTGTTCCTAGGACGTCAAGACCGCAAGTTAAGACGTATTCTTGCCAAAAACCTCTAAGGGGTCGAACCCTTAATCAGACCGCAAGTTTGAAGAGAGTTGAGTAATAAGAGAGTAGTTGAAACCTCAAGAAGTGATTAGTCTAACTAATCGTCAATGAGAATTACAATCCAAAAGATTGTGGATACGAAGAGAAACAATAATTCTTCAAAAGATTCTTACAAGATGGCATAATCTCAGCCTATTATTTCTAAACAACAAAACACGTGAAACAAAAACCCTTTACTATTGACAGTAAGGGGCTTTTTTATTTATAAAAATTATTTTAAACTTTTTCTACTCTGAGACTATAAGTCATGAACTAAAAATAATTTAAAATATGAAAAAACTTCTAACTTTGGTTGCCTTACTAATGACAACAATCTTGTTTAGTCAAAACATCACACAATGGAACTTTGACAATATAAACCCAGCAAATGCAATGTTACCTACTACAGGTACAGGAACTTTTACCACAATTGGCGGTGTTGTAGACAACCTTACTACAAATTTAATGCCAGCCGGAAATCCTTCAAGTGGTAAAGCGTATAGTATTAAAACTTTCCCAACAACAGGAACATTATCAGGAACTGCAGGATTCCAATTTAATGTTAGTACATTAGGATATAATGACCTAATAAATGTCACTTTTGATCCAAGAGGATCAGACACATCATCAAGATTTCAACAATATGAATATAGTATTGATGGAGGTACAACCTGGACTATACTAAGTAATAATGGTGGTACATTAACGAACTCATTTACTACAACTCCAATGGTAACTTTAACTATGCCCACTAATGCAAGTAATCAGTCAGGATTTGCATTTAGAATTGTATCAATTTTTAATCCAATTGGGACTGATTATCTAGCAGGTAGGACCAACATCTACATATAGTACAGGTGGTGCTTGGAGAATCGACAACTTCACCGTTTCAAATGGCTCTTTAGTACTATCTACTAATCAAAATACTAAAATGGGTTTAATCGTTTACCCTAACCCAGTAAACAATGGCTTACTAAACATTCAAACAACTGATAACTCAGTTAAGAATGTTGTAGTTTATGATCTATTAGGAAAACAAGTACTTAGTACTTCAACTTCTAATACTGTTAACGTTTCTTCTTTAAAACCTGGTGTTTACACTATGAAAATAACAGAAGAAGATAATACAGGTGTAATGAAAATAGTTATTAACTAACAAAAAACAAAAAAAACAAAAAACAATGAGGAAATTATTATTAATTCTAATCGGACTTTTTAGTATGACGGTATCAGCTCAAACTAAAGAGAAAGTAGAGGACCAAACTACTAAAAAAGACTCGGTCGAAAATGTTAAAGAACTACAAGAAGTTGTAGTTGTAGGTAGAGGAGTTATTGACCTAGCAAAAGAAAGAAAAACTCCTATTGCGGTTTCAACAGTAAAAGCGGTTGAAATACAAGCAAAAGTTGGTACAGCAGACGTTACACAAGCTTTGGTAAACACACCATCTGTTTATGTTGCAGGACAAGCTGGAGGTTTTGGTGACTCAAGAATCTCAGTTCGTGGGTTCCAACAAGACAATACTGCTTTCCTATTAAATGGTCAACCAATCAATGGTATGGAAGATGGTAAGATGTACTGGTCTAACTGGTCGGGTATGTCAGATATTGCAAATGCAATACAAATTCAAAGAGGTTTAGGTTCTTCTAAACTAGCAATCTCATCAGTCGGTGGTACAGTAAACTTTATTACAAGAGCAACTGATATGAGACAAGGTGGATTTTCATCAGCAGGTGTTGCTAATGATGATTATTTAAAAACAACAGTTGGATATAATACAGGTATTATGGAAAACGGTTTCGGTGCAAGTGTTATGTTATCACATTGGCAAGGTGATGGTTATTTTGATGGAACAAAAGGTCAAGGTCAAAACTACTTTATCTCATTCGGTTATAAACCAAATGCAAAACATAACTTTAACTTCTTAATTACTGGTGCACCACAGCAACACGATCAAAACTTCACAAAAAAGATTTCTGATTACTTAGGTTTCGGCAGAAGATATAATAACAATTACGGTTATTTGAATGGTCAATATATATCAGAAAGAGTGAATTTTTATCATAAACCAGTTGCAAACTTTAACTGGGATTATAAAATAAACGATAAGCTAGACTTATCAACAGTTCTTTATGCATCTTGGGGTAGAGGTGGAGGAACTGGTAACTACGGTAGTGGGAAGAAAAGTGTTTCTCAATTAAATCCTTATACAGGTCAAATGCAAAACACTTATATTGATTTTAATCAGATTTATGCTAATAACTCAGCAGATGCTGATGGTATTGGATCTAGTTCAAATTATGCAATTAGATCATCTATGAATAATCATGAGTGGTATGGTATTGTGTCAAACTTAAAAAATAAGTTGAATGATAATTTAACATTAAACTTAGGAGTTGATTTAAGAACATATAATGGTGATCACTATAGACAAATTACTAATTTTATGGGGTTAAATGGATGGACTGAAAGTAGATTTTTAAGAGATAATAATCATGTTATTCCTAACCCAAATACATTACCAAGTGCAACCATTACAGTTAATCAATCATTTAGTACTAACCCGTGGTCTGCATTCTTTAATAAAGCAGATGATAGTCAAAAAATTGACTATGACTACAGTGAAACAATTTCTTACGGTGGAGTCTTTGGACAATTAGAGTATTCTAAAGATAACTTCTCAACTTTCTTTCAAGGAGCAGTTTCTAATCAAACACACCAAAGATTTGACTACTATGACTATCAAAAAGAATTTCAAAATTCTGAAAAAGTTTCTAATGTAGGATATAATGTAAAAGGTGGTGCCGCATATAACTTCAATGAAAAACACGTTGTTTATGGAAATGCTGGATATTACTCAAGACAACCATATCATGATAACATTTACTTAAACTTTACTAACCAAGTAAACCCATTAACACAAAACGAGAAAGTTTTAGGACTAGAAGCTGGTTATACATTCAAATCAAAAGTTTTTACTACTAGCATAAACGCTTATAGAACAACTTGGGAAGATAGAGTCGTAACTACATCAAATGTTCAATCTACAAATGGAGTTATTGGAACTACACCAGTTTCTGTAGGTGATGTCATCTTCACATCCAATCAAGGTGTTAGACAAATTCATTCTGGTGTTGAGTTAGACTTTATATTAAAACCTGTTGCTAAATTAGATATTAAAGGATTTGCATCAGTTGGAAACTGGGAATATAGTGGAAGTGCTACTAGTAGAAAATTTGATGAAAACTTAAATTTACTAACTGAAGCTGAAACAAATTTAGATGGTGGAAAAGTAGGTGATGCTGCTCAAACAACTTGGGGATTAGGTGCTAAATATGAATTGTTAACAAGATTCTCTATTGATGCTGATTGGAGAAACTATGATAATTTATATGCAAATGTAGTTGCTAAAGATAACTTACAGTTACCTTCTTATGACTTAGTAGATATGGGTATATCATATAAAATGTTAGTAGGTAAAGACAAACAAAATTCTGTAAACTTTAGATTAAATGTAAATAACTTATTTGATGAAGTTTATTTATCTGAGTTAACTTCTAATATTAAAACTGATGCATTTATCAGTGGAAACTCAGGACCTACATATCAATCTGCAGGTAGAGTTTACAAAGGAATCGCTGATGGAAACCAAGGTTTCTTTGGATTTGGAAGAACTTGGAACTTAACATTAAGATATAATTTCTAATTATTATCCAAAAAATTTTAAAAAAGTCGAAACTTAGTTTCGACTTTTTTATATTATACATATGAGAGAAGAACTTTTACTACAATACGTAAATGAAATTAAGGAAATTTACGATGATAGATTAGTTTACATAGACTTTTATACAGAAATCGGACCTATCTTAAACATAAAATTTATTAGTTGTGATTATGAACTAGAATTAAATAGTTTACACTATACAGATTGTGATGGTGATCCTATAATAGAAAAATGTAAACAAATATTTATCAAATATAAAAGACATGAAACCTTAAAAAAATTACTTTAAAAATTAAAAAAACTTATTATGAAAAAACTTTTATTTACATTACTATTATTATTCTCATTTGCATTAGTATCAGCACAAACTGAGTTTACCAGAATCTATACAAAGATCTGTACAATTGAAAAAGGTAAGGAACCAAAATGGAATGACGCAGAAAACAAATTTATCTTTAATTATCAAAATGATGCAACTATCAAAATGATATTAAATAACGGCACTGTCAAATTCTTTGATCAAGTTACTGATTTAGTTGAAAATAAAACTGAAGGTGGTATTTCTTATCAAGGTGCAGAATTTAAAGAACAAGGAACCTCTTTTAAGGTCTACCTACAAATATTTGATGACGCAGACTATGGTACAAGAATCATTTTCACTAACGGTACAATGGTTCAATTTACAAACTAATCTACAAAAATCTTGAATATATTAAAAATAAAGTACAAAAATGGAACAAAAAGAACTTAACTACGGAATTATGCCAGGAGAAACTTGGCGACACTACAAAGGTGGTAACTACAAAATTATCACTCTAGCAAATCATACTGAAACTAAAGAACCTTTAGTTATTTATCAATCTATATCATTTGGATCAATCTATGCAAGACCTTTATCAATCTGGTGTGATACCGTTGAAAATAGAAGAGGTGGTTTGGAACCAAGATTTGTAAAAGTTGAAAGTGAAAATGAGTAAGATAGATTTATTACTAGGTCTTCAATGGGGAGACGAAGGAAAAGGAAAAATTGTAGATGTTATTACATCAAAATATGACATAGTTGCAAGATTTCAAGGTGGTCCAAATGCTGGACATACAATCTACTTTGATGGTAGAAAACATGTTTTAAGAACTATACCATCAGGTGTATTCAATAAAAATACAATAAATATAATTGGTAATGGTGTTGTACTTGATCCAGTTGTATTTAAACAAGAAGTTGAAGAACTACTTAAATTTGATAAAACTATTAAAGATAGATTACTTATCTCAAGAAAAGCTCATCTTATTTTTCCAACACACAAACTTTTAGATGCTACATCAGAAGCAGCCAAAGGTAAAGATAAAATTGGCTCTACTCTTAAAGGTATTGGACCTACTTATATGGACAAAACTGGTAGAAATGGTATCAGAGTTGGCGATTTAGAATTACCAGACTTCCATAAAAGATTTGCTAAGTTAGAAAAGAAACATGATGAACTAATTGATTGGGGTGTTATTGAACAATTTAACACTAACTATGATGATATGCAAGATGAATTTTTAGATGCAATTACTTATCTAAAACAATTTACATTTATCGATAGTGAAGAATATCTATTTCAAGCTCAACAACAAGGAAAATCAATTCTTTGTGAAGGAGCTCAAGGTTCTTTATTAGATGTTGACTTTGGTACTTATCCATTTGTTACTTCTTCTAATACAACTGCCGCAGGAGCTTGTACTGGTTTAGGAATTGCCCCTAATAAAATACAAGATGTGTTTGGTATATTTAAAGCATACACAACAAGAGTTGGTAGTGGTCCATTTCCAACTGAATTGTTTGATGAAACAGGTGAGAAAATGGCTAAAATTGGTAATGAATTTGGATCTGTTACTGGTAGAGCAAGAAGATGTGGTTGGTTAGATTTAGTTGCGTTAAAATACACTTGTCAAATTAATGGTGTAACTGAACTAATGATGATGAAAGCAGACGTACTATCAGGATTTGACAATATAAAGGTTTGTATAGGTTATAAATATAAAGGTGAAGTAATTACTCACTTTCCTTATAACATTGAACCAGAGAACTTAGAACCTATCTATTTAGGGTTTAGTGGTTGGTCAGAAGACTTAACTGGAATTACAGATTATAAGGATTTACCAGATGAACTAAAAGAATATATAGAGTTTATTGAAAAAGAAACAGGAATAAATATAACACTTGTTTCTGTGGGTCCAGATAGAAAACAAACAATAAGAAAAAATTAGGAATATAAAAAAATAAGTTATACATTTGCATTATGAAAAATAGATTTAATTTTAATGTCCATTGTAGCCATAGATAATATCTGGGCTATAAAACTATGTACAAAAAATTAAAACTAAAAACAATGGAAATTAAATTAAAAAATACCTATAAAGGAACAAGAATAATATTTGCTGAAACTGCAAAAAGAAAAAGAACTATTTTGAACCAAATGATTGAAATACTTGAATCATATGGTTACCAAGAAATGATGATTCCTGTCATTCAATTATCTGATACATTTGCTAAAAAAGTTGGTGAAGAAAACAATAACATGATGTACACTTTTACTGATAGAGGTAATAGAGACATCTGTTTAGCACCAGAATATACTGCTGTTGTGCAACAACTTGCAAATGAAACATTCAAAATGACTAAAGATGTAAAACTCTTTTACATTGGAGAATGTTTTAGAGGCGAAAGACCTCAGGCATCAAGATGGAGACAATTTACACAATTTGGTGTTGAAGTAATCAATCCAAGAAAAGATTACACAGATGAATTGTTAGAAATAGCAAAGAAACTTATTGAAATAGTCACAGATAACTATGAAGTTAATTTAGATGCAACTAGAGGACTTGACTACTATACTGGTGGTAAAGGATTTGAGATTTCTTGTCCACAATTAGGTGCAGCCAAACAAATTTGCGGAGGTGGCTCTTATCAAGGAGGAGTGGGACTGGCTATAGGTGTGGATAGATTACTGAATTGTAACCAATAAGTATTTTTAACCCTTTTTTGTAAACCTCTACAACATAAAGATATTTTATATGGATCTAGATTGGTGAGTTTAGCTGCTTCATAGTAACTATTAAACTCACCAATTTTAGTACCATCCAAATAGAAACCTACTACCTTTGACTTCATTGAGTCATGTGATTTTATATTTCTTGTATTAATCTCTTCTTTACTTAGATAGTCTCCATGATTCTTAAATATATGAGATTTCACTATATTAAACTCTCCACTTATACAAAGTCTAATTGATTTTGCTTTAGTATTAGTTTCTCTTTCCGCTTCTCTTATAGACTTGAAGGTTTTTAAGAATTTACCATTCTTGTCATAAAAATCTACCTTTATACATCTTTTACTATTTTTAAGTTTAAGTATTGTCTCTTCTGACAGTTTATTTCCTAAATTTATAGTTCTTAGTTTTTTCCTTGTCTCTTCACTTACTTTTTTACCAGTATTACTAAGTCTAATCTTTTCTATTGTTTCTCTTGAACATCTAATTTTACCATAAGGACTTGTTGGTTCTATATTAAATCCAAAATTTTTATCATGTGTATTTAAAATATTACACCACCAGTTTTCCATACTAGGTAAAGATTCAATTAAGTAATCATCTATTATATCAAATGAAAAATTACCATTATATTTGTTCCAAGAATTTTGCATATGTATATTAGGATGCCTACACTCTCTTAGCTGTGATTTATGTTTAGAAAGCCTTTCTTTACAATTTACACTCCTGCCTATATAGTGCTTATTACTTGATAAACAAGTTATTATATAGATACCAGAAATTTTATTTTTATATGCCAATTTATAAACATTTTATTTGTTATATATATAAATAATTACTATATTTGTAAGTAAATAAAAATAAAATTATGTTAGAAAATGCAATTATAAAAGACTATGAGTTAACATTAAAAGTAGATTTTGAATGTCCCATTGTGGTCACTTACAAACATTAGAAATGAATGTATCAGCATATAGTTCAGTTGCAGAAGATCCAACTGATGATATGTGTGAAAAATACGAAGAGTTTTACTATTAAACAAATAATAATATATGGATAATCAACCAACTTATAAAATAAATGGATTAGAAAGACGTAAGGTAAAGAAACATTTAGTAGAATTAAAATCTTTCGTTAAAAACTTTTGGTACTATCATAATTTAGATAAAGATATGTATGCTTTCTACTCACCAAATGATAAATCTCAAATGTCTGATACAAATGCACAACTATTATATGATAAAAAGATTTTAGAAATTGAAGAAATTAGTTTAAAATTAGATGAACCTTATAAATCAATTTCTGATATAAGAAATGAAAAAATAGAAAGTATAGTTAATGAGTAATAAAAATACAAAATTGGAGTACTTACAACAAAATAATTTTTTATTATATAAAAAATAATAATGGCGGAATGGCTGAGTGTTAGGCGAGGGACCGCAAGTTCCTACACAGAGGTTCGATTCCTTTTTCCGCCTCAGTTTGGTAAACTACCTTAAAAATCCTAAAGAGATTCGTTTCTTTGGGATTTTTTTATTATCTTTGTAAATGAATTAGTTTTCCCAGAAAACTCAAAAATACATATGGAAGAAAGAACATTAGAACAAAAATTAAAAGACTTACTTATTTCAACTTATGAAAAGGTAGGAGATAAAATACAAAGTCCAGGTAGACAACTTTTAACTCCTCAACAAATAGTTGAAGAACTTAAAAATGACACAGAAATAGGTATACAATACTACAAAGGTATTATTGGACTAACTGTTGAACTTTTAATGAGAGATAAAATTCACTTGGATGAACGAAGAAATGAAAAGATAAATGAACTACTTAATAAACGATAACGGTGAAGTTGTTTGTATGTCTGCAAATAGAACCCCTAAAGTAAAGTGGGACACACTAACTTTAGCCCAAGTAAATGCAGAATACTTAAATAAAACATATCCAAAAAAAGATACTAAACTAGTTGCATATCAATGTGACCAGTGTGGTTATTATCATTTAACAACAAAATATGAAATATGAGATATATAATTTTACTAATATTAGTAACCGTAACCGCTTGTTCATCATCAAAACCAATAAAGGAAAAAGAATTAAAGAAAAAATATAACCCTACCCAAAAATACTTCAAACGAAAAATTGAAAATAAAAAAACACAACTTGCATAAAAATGGAAAATAAAACAGACTTTGGAACTAATCCAATAAAACACAAGAAACATAAACTACATAAAAAAATATACAAAGAGTATAAGAATGCAACCCCTAAAGAGATATGGGATGGTTTAAGAGATAATTTTATCTTTGGGTTCTTAGGAGCTACCTTAGTAGTTTTCATTGCAACCAGAACAGATATTGCAGTTTTAATTGGTTATTTAGTTTACTACTTCTTCATGGGAAGAATTGTAAATAGACCAAAATATGTAACTGACCTAGGAAAACTAATTGTATTTCCAATTCCATCGGCACTTGGTGCCTTTACTGGATATAAATTATCCTTAATCTTAATAGAATTAGTTAAACAATATTTATAAAAAAACCACTCAATCGAGTGGTTTTTTAGTTTATTAAGATTAGAGTGTAATACTTTTTACCAGAGGGAGAAATTGTAATCGCAACTCCAATCCTACTTCTATTTGGTTCATCTAAAATCTTTTTACAAGAAGCATCTGCAATAAATGATGCCATAACACTTTGATTTGTACTATAGTTATAACCAATCAATTCCGAAACATTTATAGTGTTCATTGTTAGTCTTAGATTATGTATTCTTTCTTCAAAGTTTTGGTGTCCAATAACTCCGGTTTGAATCATATTTTGATTATGTTCAGAACATAAATAACCAATATGTTCAATAGATTGTAAAGGTAAAAGTCCATTTGCTACTCTATAATTATTTACTTGCTCTATTAAATTTACTTCACTAGTCGAATAGTTATAAGGCATAATAGGTGGAATAACTTCTGAGTCAGAAGAACATCCTAATAATAAAATGAACGATAATAAAGTAATTATAAATTTCATAGTAATGATTATATAAAAAAAACCCAGAAAGTTATTTCTGGGTTTTATTTTTATTTAAAATCGAACTTTACAGTTGGTGCTTTTTCTGCACCTGGGTCTGATTTAAAATAAAGTAATTCTTTAAAGTTAAATCCAAATGCACTATTAATCCAACTATTTGGAAAAGATAAAATATGTAAGTTGTAAGGATTTACACTATCATTATATCTATCTCTTGCAATCTTAATTCTATTTTCAGTTCCTTCTAATTCTGTTTGTAATCTTAAAAAGTTTTCATTTGCTTTTAAGTCTGGATATTTCTCAACTGATACCATCAATCTTGAAAGAGCAGAACTAACTCCTGTTTGAGATTTTTGGAAAGCTTCTAATTGAGCAGGTGTAACTTTTGATGGATCAATTGTTACCGCAGTTGCTTTAGCTCTTGCTTCAATCACTGCAGTCAATGTAGACTTCTCAAAATTTGCAGCACCTTGAACGGTATTTACTAAATTACCGATTAAATCATTTCTACGTTGATAAGACGACTCTACGTTACCCCAAGCTGTTTTAGAGTCTTGTTGTAACCTAATAGCGGTGTTATTGAACCCAACCACTTTACTATAAAGTGAGAATAAAATTACTACTAAGATACCACCACCAATTAACCATTTTACTGTACTATTCATATTTATTTGTATTTATTTAGTTATTTATTATTTTTATTACCAACCTGAGCTTGCTCCACCACCAGAACTTCCACCACCACCAAATCCACCAAAGGACGAACCACTATCTGAACTTGAACTCCAACTTGATGAAGAACTTGAACTACTTGAGTAGTAACTATCTCTTCTTCTTCTATCTTCATCAGCTTTTCTTTGTCTTTCACGTCTTTCTTCTTCCTCTTCATCAGATTTTCTTCTACGTAAAGTAGAAACTAAAGAAGCAATACTCGCTAACAACGTTGCAAAGATAAGGGCTAATGCTAAATAATCGGAAGAACTAGATACTTTTTTTCTAAAACTTTCATATTCTCTTTCAACTTTCTCAAGTTCACCAGTTCTCAAGTAACCTTTGTATCTTGGAATGTCTGACATCGCAGATTGAATTGTCGTATCTGCTGCACTTAATTTAGACTTTGCATTCTCAATCTCAATCAAATAGTTTGAAACTTCTCTACTATCTCTAATAGAGTATGATAAGTTATCTTTGAAATCTTTTGATTGTTCAATCGCTTTATCAACATCGACATCTAAAAGTGCTTTTATTGCAACAACATCATCTGATAAACTATCAAGATAATTAGAAATGTCTGTATAAGATTTAGAATAACCATAAGATTTAATTTTCTCTAAATCTGATAACGCTCTTTTATTTGTAAATTTAGCATCACTTACTAAACCATCTAATCTTGAAATTGAAGAAACATTATCTTTATACTCAGAGTTTAATCTATTAAAAGAACGAACTTCATCAGTAATAGAACTTCTCAATGATTTAAGTGAACTTAAATAAACATCATTATCATCGTTTTTTAATGTATCAATTGATTTAACTGACTTATCTAACTCATTTTTAACTGACTCATATCTAATTTTCAAAACTTTACTATTTGAAAAAGCAACACTGTCAATAGTAATAGATTTTATTGCATCAATATTATCTAAAATATCTTTTTTAACTCTAGTCTTTCTTACTTCTTCTAGTCTAGCTCTTTCTTTTTCTTCTGCGATTTTTCTTCTTCTTTGTCTATCAATAAAGTAAATCAAAACAAAGATACCAACAATTGCTGCACCAATCAAAAAGTTTGTTAAACCATCCATAAATGCGGCTCTAGCTGCAGCGTCTTCTTTATCCTGCTTAGCTTTTCTTTGTCTTTCCCACTCTTTCTTTTGCTCTAACAACTTAACCTTAGTTGCAAAAGTAGAACTTCCTAATATTTTTGTTATAAAATTGATACAGTTAGTAGTACCTTCAGCATAATTACCTGCTCTAAATGAAGGTTTTACAACTTCTAATGCGTCGTAAGCTTCGGCATCTGTGAAGAATGGTTCCATACCATTACCAGTTTCGATTCTACTTGCTCTGTCTTCCATAGAGAAAACAATAAGTAAACCGTTATCTGCACCTTTTTTACCAATACCAATTCTATTAAATTGTTGATCGGCATATTCCTCGATTGAAGTATCACCGAGTGAAGTAGTAGTAATTACACCAATTTCGATTGATGTTTTCTTTTCGTAATCCGAAATAAGTTTGTTTAATTCTGCCTCCTGAGCTGGAGTGTAGAAGTTACCGTTATCAGTTACCCAATTTTGTGGTGTAAAAGATTTAGTATCTTGTGCACTAACAGTGAAAGATACGATTGCCAATAGTGATAGTAGTATTTTTTTCATACGACAAAGATACATGAAAAATTATTACCTACAATATTTTTTGTATATTTTTTTAGATTAGTTTTCTATTGAATTGATTATACCATCTAAAAACTTTTTGGCTTCTTCCGGTGTTAAATCATTAAGATCTTTACCACTATCAACCGAGAAAGCATAATCACCAAGTTTGATTAGTTTTTCACCTGCTTTATCATTATCATAAATAACAACTTTAGTTTGTGGTAAAGTTTTAAGCCAGTAATTTAATTGTGGATTTGGATCATTACAAAGTACCGCAATTCCTGGATAACCCACTTCATGAGCTCTAGCTATATCAAAAATTCCTTCTGTAATAAATAAGTATTTGTCGGTCATTTTTAGTGATTCTAATCCCCAAACTGCAATTTTCTTTACTTTATATTCATCACCAACCCAGTTGTAGTATTTAGTTTTTCTTGGGTCACTAAGTGATTTGCTGTTTTGACCTTTCTTTGCATATTTTGGATTGTACTTTTGATAACCTACCATTTGTCCTGATAAGTTGTATAAAAAGAAAAATGTATCTCCAGATTCTTCATCTAAGATATATCTGGTTTTGGAAGGGTCGATACCTCTTTGTTTTAAATGTGATGTCATATCATCACCAGGATTAAAATCTTCAAATAAAAATAAATACTTCATTAAGTATATATTATTTTATTTTTATAGTTCTACTTCAATTTTAAAAGAAGGATAAGAATTTGAGTAATAATCAGAAATAACTTTAAATTTTAAATTCTTAAATCCAATTAAGTGAAAATAACGATAGTAAGTATCTTCTTCTAAGAATTTTGTAATCTCACTTTGTATAGTATATCTTTCTTTTCTAATACGTGTCATATCATCATCATTGAATGTACCATCGTACAACCTCTCCCAAGCTCTTCGATCATCTAAATCTCCCCAATCCATTTTAAGAGTTAGTTTAAATACCGGTTTGATTGTTAAATTTTTATAAGGATTTTGTTTTTTGAATTTTGTCATATTACCCCAATCTCTACCTTTTCTATACCTCCAATCTTTACTCTCAGCTCTATCCGCAATAGTTTTTTTAACTATTTCTTCTCTAGTAACATTAGTCATTTTGATAATTTCAAATAAAGTTTCAATTGGTGTTTCTTTAATATCCATTTCAAAAGTTTTCCCACTCCAAGATAAGGAATTTCTACCAGTGTCAACTTTTAATTTAGGTGGTGCACTAGGTAATCCTCTTTGTTCATTGAAATCTTCTCTTTCTACACTAAAGCCTTTTCTTTCTAATAAATCATTTAAGTCCAATAATAACATATCTAATAAATAAGTGTTATCAGCTTTGATCATTTTAGTACACTCAATAACTCTTTTCTCTAAAGATTTGAATTGATCAACTTCAATTCCCAAATCTTTCAATTTTTTAATTGTTGATACAGATAAATACTCAGACTTGCCATACTTGTCGGTAAGTGGCTTCAGTTTTTCCTCACGGAACTTACTAAAAGATTCTAAATGTATCATTGTTTATATATTATCCGACAAATATATAAAAAAAAGAGGATATAACACCCTCTTTTATAATTTTTCTTTAATACTTTCAACAATACTAATTATATCATTCTCATTATCAGGATGATATGTTCTAGCACCAATAGTTAAGGAATCTGACATATTATAATCTTGATACCATTTACTATATTTATCATTTAAACATTCCCAATAAGTACTAGGTGTAGATAATTCCATTTCTCTATTCCTACCATTTATTCTTTCAATTGCAGTATCTAAATCACAATCAATATAAACTACTAATTTTGGCGGTTCAACTTGTTTTAACATAGTATCTAATATACTTAAATAAGTATGGTATTCTAAATCATTCATATAACCATCCTCATAAAGCATTTCCGCAAAAATTTTATCACCAAATAAGGATCTATCTAAAATACCTTGACCTAGATCTTGAACTTGTTTAACCATTTTAAAACGTTCATTTAAAAAATGAACCTGTAATGTAAATGCCCACCTTTTTTTATCTTTATAAAATTCTTCTAAAAGATCAATTGTTTCCTGACTTTGTAGTTCATAGAAAATAGGAATATTTAAACTAGAACTTATCTTTTCACAAAGTGTTGTTTTACCTGAACCTACAACACCTTCGATATATATTATCATAATATAAAATTATTTTTTATTTTTATGAATAACTTACAATAAGTTTAAATAAAAAAGAGGACATATTGTCCTCTTTTTTTATAATAAATTTCGATTTCCATTGACTTCTTCTAAAAGAGCAATTTCTCCTAATTTATTTCTAACTCGTTCTAACCACTCTTTAGATTTAATTTTAACCATCCAAACTTGTTCTGAACCTTTTGTTTTAAAAGTTCCTTTACAAACTACTCCTTCTCTTAATTTCCAAATGTTATTTCTAACATCTTCTATCAATTGTGAATTATACTCTCCTTGATAAATTATTTCTGGAATATGTAAATGACCAAACTGTCTGATAAAATCTCGTGGGCCTATAAATCCTTTTTTATAAGCGTTTACATCAAATAGTATAACGTCTTTTGGTTCTTCTATATGATAACCCGCAAATGAGTTTTCTCCTAAATACTCACAAAACACTACAAAACTTTCTACATTTGGGTAATGTCTTTTGAATACTTTTGGTAATTCATCACCATATTTATTTAAAAATAAAGTAACTGCATCACCGAAATACTCACTTCTTTCGTCAATCATAATGTTTCGAGTACCAAATTTATACCAACCTCTTTTTCGACTCCATTCACAACGAATGTTACTACCATCTAACTTATCAAAAGCATAGATATAACTTCCGTGAATTCCTTTGTCAAAATAATCCATTCTTGGGTACTGTTTCATCTTATTTCAATTTTATTAACTAATAAATCTATTTTGCTTTGAAAAGTTTTCCTCTTTTTTAACTGGTTTTAAATTACAAAGTGAGTTGATAATAGAAATATCTGTTCCTTGTTTAAATAAAGATATTGGTTTTCTATGATCAATATTCCAGTAGGTTCCATAATTACCCCAGTTCATATTTTCAGTAAATTGATATTCTAATCTTTGTTTTAGTTTTTCAGTACTATATCCTAAAATTTCTAATGTTCTTTTACCATTTTTAGAATAGAAACATCTATTTAAAAAAGACCTACATGTAATTTTTAATCTATAGTTAATATCAGTTTTATATTTATATGAGGAATAATTTTTTCTATACTCTCTTAACTTATCCTTATTACTATCCCTCCATTTTCTCATAACTTCTTTAGAAGTAGGATATTTTTTTGACACTCCACTTTCTATTCTATTTTTCCTATCAATATTTATACAATCATAACAGATATTTTTATTAAACCTATCTAGATCCTTTTCAATATTACATTTATTACACTTTCTTTTATTTCTTAATAGTTCATCTTCAGCTTTAAAAAAACAAAAGTCACATATTTTATTATCTTTTGTAAAGAAGTCTGTCATTACCTTATCCTTACATTTATTGCATGTTTTAATAAGTTTTAGTTCTTTTCTATAACAAGTATTGCACATAATATCACTTTTTATGTAATGCTTACCTTCTTTTTCTAAATTACATTTTATACACTTTTTCATAATTTATATATTAAAATGTACAGCTTACCTCCATTACTCAATCTCGTTTTTAATCCATTCTCGTAAGAAATTTTTCTCGGATCTTTTTACACCACGATACTCGCGTTTTAAATCACGTTTTGATTTCTTTACAAGTTCTGGGTCTTGTAATAATTTTAATCTTCTTTTTCTTCGTTTTATATCTTGGATCTTTTCATCGACCCAATTGACATCTTTAGTTTTCATAATTGTTTTGATTTTTGTATAGCCAAGTCTTTACTTGACTTAATTATTCTATAAAGGTCTTCCGGGTGTAACCCTTCAACCCATTGTTTACCATCAGAGATATGATATTGTTCCGCTTTAATATGACAACCATTTTCTTTATCACATAAAGTTATACCATTTTCTTTGACGTAACCACCATTTGGCATCTCTGATCTATCAGTAATGTGGTGTGCATCTAGTTTAGATGTAGAGTCTCCACAAATTTTACATTTGTGATTATCTCTTTTAAAAACATCATTTCTAAATTTATCTCGTATTATTTGTTTTAATTTCATTGTTTATCGTTAATTTTTTGACATAAAAAAACCCTGTCAATTAGATTGACAGGGTTAGTAGTTTTCGTATAGGTACAAAAATATCACTACTGACTCATAAAGTCAATCAAATCGTAATTTGTTGTGTATTTTGTAACTTTCATATTCTTATATATTATTTAATTATTATTTGTTTTTTTATTTTTTTAGTAAATCTTCTAATTTTTCGTCTCGTTTTAAACTTTTATCTACTAGTTTAATCAGTTCATTATTTATTTTTCGATAATCTTCTTCTTCTTTTGCAAATCTTTTTTCCTCAATTCTTTTAAATAAGAAATCAAACATCTTTTTTAATGACACAGTTTCTTTAAAATAATCCGAACTAATATAATTACTACTGTATTGAGTTGCTTGTCGAGTAGAAACAGTTAAATAGTATTCACTTTTATCAGAACCAAACCAACCTAACTTTTTAACTTTATATAGAGCTATATCAAAGAAATAATTAGTTTCACTTCCAGATAATTTATATTTAAACTTAAATATATCTCCGGTTATAGTCTTTTCCTCAAATACAAAACTAGTAATCTTTTCATCATAAACAGAATGTTGTAATGAAATACTCATAGTTGAGTCTACCAGATTTTTTAAAAATGTTTGTTTTTGTGTCATTCCCAATAATTTTGACAA